ATTTCAGAAAATGGCTTTCAAACTTGACAAAATTGAAAATCTCAAAACTCTCACATGTCTAGTATACGGAGCATTAAACGGAAAACTTAAAGCAAAAAATGTAATTGAGCATCTTTACACTTATCTACAAAAGAAAAGAGATACACTGAGTATTTCAACGATGCAAGCAAATGCATCGTGCATCTACATGCTTGCATTTCTCACCTACTGCAACATTGTAAATGACATTAAAAGCCTACCACTGTACAAATTTAGACGTAACGTAAACCTTATCTTTATTTCGCTGTATCCAGATAAAGAACGGATTCCAGTTTCGCTTTATCTACCTGAAAAGAAACTATTTCCAGTCATTCTATTTTTAGATAAACTGGTTTACGAAACGAGGAAATCTCTGTTTTCGTTACTTTTACATACAAAGCATGTGCGTAATTATGCTTTGAAAACGTATAAACATGTTGTAAATGATGAAAATGATTTGCATTTATTTGAAAAAGGTTTAAAAGGAGATTACAAGATTTTGGAAAGTTTAATATTGAGACTCTTTTCAGAAAAATTGAAAAATGTAAATGCATGTAATCTAAAGTACTTTGAAAAAATTGTAGATGGAGAGGGGTTGTAAATGAGTACGAAAAATATAGTCATTGACTTGGATAACACAATTTTACCATTTTCTTATTATGCGTATAAATTGTATCCAGATAAATTCCACTGGGATCCTGTAAGCTATAAATGGAATATTTCAAAAGATGAAATACTACAGGTACACAAAGTACAGTTGCAAAATCCAATCCCAAAATCAGTTTTAGAATTTCTCAAAACACTAGAAAAATATAAAGTGTACTTTGTATCGGCGCGTGACAAATCGATTTACAAGGATACGCTACAATATTTAAAAGACTACATTACATTTTTGGATTTTCAATTTGATTTGATTGATCCAATTAAACGCGTCGATTTTGCAAAAAAGCTAGATGCTTATTTAATTGATGACAATCCAATTACATTGCAATATGCTTTGAAAACTTATCCAAAGGTAATTGCTACAACATGGCGTTACAATAGATACTTACTTCCACACATTCCATTTAAAATCTTTGTAACGCCAGATTTTATGACATATGTACCAAACTTTCAAAATCTACCAAAATAAAAAAAGAAGGAGGTATAATGCTATGGACAACTTTCTAGAACTCATCGAAAAAATTCCTCAAATTAAATTGATTCCTATTGAAGATCCCGAACTTGCAAAAAAAGTTGTACTTGAAATTTCAAAGCAAGTGAATTTAGATGTTTTTCAAAAAATTGAAGATATACAATTTGTATCAGACTTAATTGTTGCTGCGCTTACGTTAAGTCCTTACATTCACATTCCAATTATAAAAATGGTTGGTAAGGATCCCGAGAAAATTACGCTTGAGGATATCCTACAAAAGTACAAAGAGTTAAGTACTCTGGATAAAGAGCTTTTTGTAGAAATGTGTCTCGAAGCAATTCTTATAAAGACTACACTGCTTAAAAAGATTGTAAATAGATTTCAACAATATATAAATCCGAATGTTGCTTTTGATGAATTTTTCGATGACGATGACTCTCAAGGTAAACATTTTCACTAAAATAAAAAGGAGGTAAAGTGTTATGCAGGAAAATATCGAAAAATTAATGGATCAGGCATATGAAGGGTTTATGATATTTACAGATTTAACTCAAAGTGGAAATATTGACTTACTTTTTGAAGTTGCCAAAGATGAAGAAAAATTCAGAAAAATAATGCTTTTTGCATGTACAATGTATCAAGAAGTTTTAAGACTACTCTACTTTATAGGAAAATGTATGGATATGCATGAATCCATGCAGGATCAAGTTGTTCTTACTCTTGCATCACATGTAATAGATAAAGCAATGCAAAATCTAGGTGAAGCAGAAAGATTTCATGTTTTGATGTATTTACTTACACTTGCGCAAATTGATCCAATTCCCGAACGCATGAAACGACTTCATGAAATTTCAAATTTCAGCTAAAAGGAGGAAATGCTTATGCAAAAGAAAGATGTATTTATAATACGCTATCCATGTCGCGTATTTAAAGATGCAAAAGAAGCCCAACCAATTTTAGACGATTTAAAAAGAATAATTGGAAACAGAGGAACCGTTCGTCTAGTAGAATCACCAATTGGTAAAATTATCGAAATTAATGCTACACTTGAAAAAGAGGAAGTTGAGAAAATCAGAAAAATAATTTGCAGCAAATAAAAAAAAATAACTAGGAGGTATATTGTATTATGACAGGTGGAAATAATGCACAACTTGAAGCACTTAGAGCACAAGCAGAGAAATTCTTTGAAAAGTATGTACAACAATTTCTCTCAACATTTGATCCTCAGGAACGCGAAAAACTACTTAAGCAATGTATTCAAGATATTAAGTCAAGTCAAGAAATCCTAGATCAATTTGCAGCATTTGTAACTACGATTGCATTGGGTAAAGGTTTAGCATCGCAATATGCTTTATGCATGCTATCAATTATTGAGAAAATTGAAGATGATGGATATTTACCTAACTTATCGAAAAAACTTTTTGAGTATTTTAAAGATGATGAAAAACGTGCTATGGTTCTATTATCAAGTCTATTTCAAAGTGTAGAACTTGATCTAAAAGCTTTTATGTTGCAACAACAGCAACAACAAACTCAAATGCAAGCAAATTAGCGAGTCAAATTAGGGGCTTCCTAGTTTGGGAAGCCCCATTTTTTCCTCGTTCTTTTTTTTTTGCTTTTACACCAAGGATTTTACCTTTTCAGTAAATTCTTTATATGCATTTTCATACAGCTGTTTTATATTATCATCAACATCATATGCAATCCACTTAACATATTGTTTATTTATTTGAAGCGTTTTACAAATAAAAGATCCATATAGTGCAGCTGCAATTACTTTGAAGGATCCAGATGCACTCATTGTTGGGAATAATTGTAAAGCGTGAGTTAACTCTAGTGTAGTTTCAGTTTCCTGATGCAATCTACCAATGTAAATTTCAGGTTGAGAGTTGTCAAGTGCAATTACTACAAGTCTTTCCATCATACATACCTCCTAAATATTTTTTATGCTGCCTCAAAATCTTTTAATATTTCATCTGATAATTTTTCTGCTTCTTCAACCATATTTACTAAGGCGTTTGCAGTTTTAACAAGCGATGCATATTCCTCAATTTTCTCAGCTTTAGATTTAATATCCTCTAGTTTTTGAACTGTATTTCTAACTGTGGTTAAAACGGTACTGATATACAACGCATGGGAATTTTTTAGAAAACCTGGTAGAAATAGAAATTTTGCTTTAATAAAATTGAATGCAAAATATGCTGCGGTTTTAGCATATTGTCCAAAAATTGGTTCGAGAAGTGGTGTTAATACATCAAGCGCTGCTTTTTCAACCATACGCGATATTTGTTGATATTTCTTAAGGATGCGATTTATAACTTTTTTAAGCGGACGTATAATTTCTAACCAACCTTCAAGTAAAAAGTTTGCAACACGTAGAAAATGTTTTACGAATTTTCCTAGTATAGATAAAATGGCATCGGTAATTCCTTCGTCCAGTAGATCCAGAGAATCCTTTAGTCGTATTTTAGGTTCAAGCTTTTGTAATTCTTCTTGGATAATTAAAAAGGATTTCTTTAGGTGCTCTATTTCTTTTATAAGAATTCGTTTGTATTCTTTATCCAGTTGTGCAGACATATATTGAATGAAAGCGTATAAGAATGCGAGTTTCTTTAACCCATGTTTTTTGATTGCGTTTGTTAGCTTTTGGTTTACCTTTTTTATATAGGTTTTTAATTTTTTATCCTCAACAAAATTGGATTCATCTAAAAAGCGAATAGTAAATACTGTTAATAAAAATGATGCTATGAGATCTTCGAAAAACTGCTTTTCATCTGCATTCTTAAACTGTAAATATCCAATATCAAGTTTAAAATCCGTTTTTTCAAGCGTATCAAGAAATTGTAATGTGTTTTTTAGTAATTTATCGACTTTGATATTCATATACTAACTCCTCGGATTTAAATGTACAAATCCTGAGTTTCCATCGCATATTACTTCAGCACTATATGCATGCATTCTTGTTTTTTTAGTTTTTCCTAAAATTGAAAAGCCTTGTCCAGTTTTTGCCATAGATTCAACTTTCTGTAAAAGTTGCTGATATTTTTGATCGTTCATTTCATAACGGAATTGATACCAGACATCATACTCATTATTAGGATATGGTAACTTTAGGTTATTGTATTTATCTCGAGGTACTGATCCCATTTGATAAACAAACGCATGGGTTTTTGCTTTGCCGTCCATAAAAATTGTACTTGAAGATTTGTGCGCATATACACTTAAATCTCGTTCCTCTTTAAAAGTTAAATGAATGTTTTTAGGAGTTGCAAGTGTAATAAATGTTTCTGGATTAAATTTTCCAATTGCCCATTTACCTTTATCAACCATTACAAGACAGTTTTGTCCTTTTGTACGAAGTTCAGCATATATTTTTGTATCATGCATTGTAAAGTAAATTTTATCGCCAGTTCTAGCTTCAATAAATTTATTTTCCTTATGATCTTCAGCAGTGATAAAATGTGCTCTTCGCGGAGTTCTAAGCATTACATAATCACATGCAGCAAGTTCAATTTTCTTTTTGTTTTTCTCGGGAGGTAAGGTTTTTGATTTATCTGGAAATGCATTAATATATGATTCACTATACTTACGCTTAGACTCCTTTCTTAATTCAAGTAATGGCCAGTCATTTAAATGGATTGCTCCTAAATAAAAACCTCTATTTGGATCATTGTCTTCAAAGTAAACTAATACCCAAAAGTTTTTATAGGTTGGAAGATGTTGACCTTCCATATGAGTTACAGGATTTACCCAGATGCCATCTTTATTTGGCTTGATTTTAGGATTAATTGCCATTAGCTCTGGAATGTATACTTTAACACGTCCGTTGTTATAATGATCGAGTACATCGAGTACATATCCTCGATAAAACTTGTTAAAATGCGGTACATGTTGATTTGCAAGATTTGCACCCTTTGCATAAAAATCCTTATCCATATGAATCATGATTTATTACTCCGAGTAAATAATTTCTTCAAATGGATATCCAATTTGCATGCAGAATTCTTTTAAGTATTCAATATAGTTGATATTGTCAAGATAAATTTCTGCAAGATACCTACCATATTTTCCTTTTCGATCTTTGTAAGTTTTAACGTAAACCTCTTGATTTTCTAAAAGAGATTGTGCAAATTTTTTAAACTCCTTGCCGATTTCAGAGGCATGTTTTCCGTAAACTTCAGGTGTGTTTATTCCGATAATACGAACTCGCTCTTTAATCTTTACGTTAAATCCCAAATCAAATTCAATATCCATAGTATCGCCATCAACTACCTTTACAACCTTTCCTTTGTAAACATACAAGTATTCTTCGAAATTCATTTAGCTTCAGCTCCTTTAAAAAGGTTTGTTAGTTTATTTAGCATAGCGAGCTGTTTCAATTCTTGACCGATTTTCTTACCAAGTTCAATGATTTTATCTAGACGCGTATATGTAACGAAACGTTGCGCTTGAGTACGAATTTGTCCCCAGAATCTTGCAAATCCTGGTATACGATATAAAATATTTCTTACTGCTGGAATTTTTAGCATTAATGCAATAAGAGTACCCAGTAGTAGTCCAAGTTTTAACTTATGTAGAGCCCAGCCTATCAATTTTTTGAGAATTGAAAGTAGAATTGAAATTGGGTTAATATCGATAAATTCGCGAAGTGGATATAATGCTTCAGTGAGAGAGCGTTTTGGAAAAAGAGAAACTACTTTACGTTTTAATGTCAAGTAAACACGTTGAACTGCAGCAATAAACCTACCAATAATTGGAATTCTCTCCTTTATTACATTTCCAAATGCAATAATAAGTTGATCGTATGCCTCAACGATTTCATCAATTATATTTTCATTGAAACTTCGAGTAATACGTAAAAGTGTAGATTGTTGCATTGCAATTTGTTCTTGACGTTTTGCAAGATTTACAAACTGTCTTGCAATCAAAAGCATTATACCATTTATAGGAGCATAGAGCATCATAAAAATGAAAAGCACAAATGGATTGTCTACAATTCGCTGAGTACAATAGTTGTAGAATGTAATAAGCCCTTTTACAATTAGACGTACAATGAGAGCAATTAACTTATTACTAATTGCCTTCTTTAAAATTCTATCAATAATAGATCTAACTGTTCCTGATCTTAGAATTGGTGTTTGTAATACTTTATAATTGCCAGTTGTTAATGCATCTTCCAAATGATGAATTCTGTTTGCAATTAAAATAGGAATAATGGTGAAGGATAATGATAATACTAGGATAATTAACCCAATTCCCGCAATGTAATCTTTATTTGTAAATGCTGTATCAATTACAATTCCTAGTCTCGTAATATAGAGAATTACACGTACTGCTGAAACTCGTCCCAGCGTAGTCTTCAAAGGGTTAATCAATAGATCTTTTACAAGTGAGTTAAAGTCTGGTATTTTAAACTCTGATAATCTATTTAACGATACAATTGCTTTAGAGTTTTTTCGAATCTTCCTATCCATAGATATACCCGTTTAATATACTCAATGTATGCTTTATTTAAAAGACGTTTTATAGTTCTAAAATCGGAATACAAATGGAAATAATCTCCCAAAACTAGCTTAATACAACGATATGCCAATCTTGAAGCATTAAGTTTATAGTTTCCATGTTTAAAGACCAGTAGAACTCTTAAAATTGTAACTCCCAAAATATTTGCAAGTGCTCTCCAAAAGTTTTTATTAGTCTGTAGATCAACTAGATATCCTGCATTCGCAAGCAGTTCATATAAAGATGTAATATTTTTAGAAGTGTAGCGTCTTAAGAAAATTGAAACGTCAACGCGTCCTTTAAATTTATCAAGTTTGAATTCAGTAATATCTACATCTAGCTTCAACTCGCTATTTCTAATGATCGTATCTGCAGTATATACGAGAGCTTGATTATAACCAAGCTTAAAGATTCTGTAGAAGTAGTAAAATATAGTTAATGCTAAAATTTGCTCGTAATGCTCTCTATCGCGATATTCATCACCTTGTAAACGTACTACCAATTTATATATTGCATTTGCAATTAAACCTGCTGCAAAATATAATGAGTCATACACTGTATCTGTCCAGTAGTTTTCCTTTCCGATACACCAGTAAAAAGGAGCAGTACTCCAAATGGATATTGCAAGATTACTAAATATTGATGAGGTAAATGTGGATTTTCCTTCAATAATTAACTTGAGTTTGTTTAAGTCTGAGGCATCTGTTGGAAAAACTTCATCAAATACTATAGCTAAATTATGTGCAAGATATGCATTAGGTATTAGAGTTAGTAGTTTTCCAACCTCAGGATCATCAACAAGCAAATAAATTAGGTTTACATTTTTAATATACTTTCTTTCGAGTAATTTTAATACAGTTTCGTATTCATCTTGATATTTGGAAACTGTTTCTAAATAATTTACAAATCCGTTGTAAAATTTCTCGCCTTCAAATGTTAATACTAACATTTTCCATCACCCACATATTCTAAAAAAGGTATTTTTAGAAAGAGTCTTGGCGATACTTCAGCCGGTTTAGTATCTCGCAATAATGGTTTATTATGCGCTTGTTTAAAATATGGATTTATACACATAAATGCATATTCCGAGCAAAATAATTTATCGGGATCTTCAAGATTTTTATTACGTGTAATAAATCCTAAAATTCCTAACCAGTCGTATTTTTTACCTAAATGTCTATCAAGTTCCTTAAAAATTGCTTTTTTATAATGGTAGTTTTTTACATTTAGTTTGAAGACAGAATACTTTGTATTTTTTGAATGCATTGCGCTAAATTTATCGCGATATACGTTGTTAAAGCCAGGTTTTGGATTTTTCTTTGGAAATGCTTCATAAACCACAATTTTTGAACCATCAAATAAATCATCGAAACTTTCAAGTTCTCTATCATCAATCACAAAGATATGAGTATATGGATAACCCCATTGATATAAACGAATCAGTTTTGAAACAAAAGAAATTCCAATCGATGCCCCTACATAAACATAATTTTCTTCAAGCATATTAAGTTACCTCGCACTATGCGTTAGAATCTGTAGTAGTACTATTTGAATCTATAGTACTAGAATTTGAATCCGTAGTTACGATATTGGAATTGGTTGTACTAGAGTTCGAGTCAGTGGTTGTAGAATTTGAGTCCGTAGTACTTGAATTGGAATCAGTAGTTGTAGAGTTTGAATCTGTAGTTGCATTAGAATCGTAAACTGTTTCCTCAGGTGTTCCTACATATACTTCCTTATACAGAATATTTGTTGGAACACCTAAATCACTATATGTAACGCCGCTACATAAATCTAAAAGGAAATATGTATTGACAATAACATCGCCATTTGAATCTAGTTTAGGTTCGTTTGCGTTACTATCAATTTCTACAAAGGTATACGGTTCATAGTTTTCCAAATATACTTTTGCAAAGGTATCTATGTTACATAGTTTAACTGGAATTTCAACTGGTAAGTTTACATACTTAAAGTATACTTGAGAGTCTTCATTTAGATTTACCAGATATTCATATCCACATTGAATATTTAAGTTTTCAAGATAAATTTTTGCATACGCTGCATTAATAAATGCAAATACATCAAGCGATGCTAAATTTTTGATATCCAGATTCATATTTTTAAGCGTGAGGCTACCTTCAGTACATGAAATTGTAGTGTTTAAAAATGAAATGTTAGGAATAGTTCCATCGCTCTTTAATTGCCCGATAAGTGATATATTTTTCTTTGAAACTACAATTGTTTGGTTTTCAAAAGCTATATCTGTTGCAAAATAGATTGTAATTGTGCTATAAGGTTTTGAGAGAACTTCGTTTATATCAAATGTCTCAGCATTATTACTATCAACTGTAATCTCATAGCTTCCAAAAATATTCTTAATATCGATAATTTGATATTGCAAATCCTCAATTTTTGAAAAGATTACATTTTCCGTATTTGTATGATTTAAATCAACAGTATCCAGTTTTGTATTTAGGTTGTCGATTGATGTTTGTAATTCGCTTTTTACATTTGCTAAATTAGTTAATAAATCTTGCTCAACTTTGTCGCTATAAGTTTTAGCATATTTATCTGCTAGGAAATAAGAAAGTTTTGCAATAGGACCGAAGGTATAAATAATCCCGTCGCGTAAGTAATATGCAATTGGATATTTTCCAACTTCATTTGGAGTATACGATCCATTTGAATCGAGATATAAAAATGTATTGGCGGGAAGGTTTAATAAGTTTGTATCGAAAGTTTGAAATGGACCAGTTAATTGTACAATATCTTTATCGACGTAATACCAGTTTACATTCTCGTAATTTAGAGCCTTTTGGTAATATCCTGTTAAAGGATCGTACTCCAGGGGCGTACCTAATTCATACTCGTCAGCAATAGGCAAATAGAGAATACAATTTTGTATTTTCGGAATATATGAACCTTCATTCCATTGAATTCCGTATTTATTACAAATATTAACCAAACGATTAAAATCGTCGGCAACTACAAAGTTATTGCTAGGAGCAACTTTGATTTTAACATCTGAAGTATTACTTATGAGGATTTTAAGCTCAAAGCGTTCCTCAAAATACATACTAGAGGAAGGCGGAATGTATGTAGGCTCATCGTCATAAGCAACTGCAAACAAAACTTCTTCGCCATTTTCATCTCTTACAAAAATACCAAATTCACGTAAATAAAACCCCTCAGTTACATTTGTATTATCAAATACTAATTCGCAGTGTATAACATTGTCTTCAATGTAAGGATAGGTTAAAAATTTAGCAATACCCTTTGGAGAAATTAAATCCTCAAGCAATTCAGGTACAATGTTATCAGGCCAAATACCATCACCAACTTTACCATACAAGTATTGCAAATCAAATCCTTCAACTATAGATTTTGCAATCAGCTCGCGCCCTTTATTGGTTAGGATTAGAGTTCCAAAATTTGCCATTTATTTAGTCCTTTTTAATTACTGGTTTTTGAAAGATTTTGCTTAGAATTAATAATAACAGTGGCATATTTTCTGGATTTTCAACATTGGTAAGGTAAATTGTAGTATCAGTTTCCTCAAGTGTAAAGTTACCATATTTAGCCCTTAGGTAATTTAGAATTTCATTTAGTACATCATCTTCATTCCATAACAGTGAAAATTGTAGTACATCGGAGTGAGCTCCAATGTAAAACTCTTTATTTAACGCTGGGATTACGTAAACTCGAATCCGCTTATATTTCTGACGAATTATCATGTATAATTCAAGTAGAAATGCAGGTAAACTTTCGCTTGTTTTTAGAAAGCGTAAATGCAAACAATCACCAACAAATTCATATTGCGCCAATTTTAAATCTGGATACTTTTGTAAAAGGTAGTTTATTAAGATATCGTATTTATTTTCTGGAATATCCTCAAGCAGATAATTGGTTTCGCTTTTATAGGAGTAATCCGTGATGATAGTATATAGCTGACTCATAAGTTGAGTTTGAGTACGGATTACTATATTCTCTAGCGGATACTTTGTCACATTGTATTTTTTAATTGCATTCAATAGCAGTTGCAGTAAAATTGATGATGTTAAAGGAACCGTTGAAATAATTTCAATTTTTGAACGATCAGCATTCCATTGAGCATATGCTGGAATATTATTTTGCTTAAAGTATACGTTGAAAATTTGCACAGGATCGTTCGAAATTAATCCTGCAACTTCTTCGTAATTCAAATCATATAGTATAAGCTCTTTATTTAGGAGTTTAGTAAAAAGTGAACTCCTTGAGCTAGTTTGTTTAGTAAACCAGGTATCCTGTGGATCAAATGTTAATTGAGTATAATATACGTCGTCGAAAAATTGATCGTATAAAATGGTAATTTCTGAAATTAGAGTTTCATCAGGTAAATAGATTTCTTTTTCATTGAGTGCATCAAGATAAAAACGTGAGAAACCTGAGATTGTTGCGATAATATAGTCTACATCAGTACTTGAATAAAAAAGTGATGCTATTATATCCAGAGAGTAGTTTTTCTCGAGTAAACTGGCGGTACTAGTTTCTTTAAGTGCATAATATACATGACTTGTCAAAAATAGATTTCGTAGATCGTAGAATTTATAGTTTGGAGTTTCATAGAGTCTACTTTTGACGTAAAATCTATTATAAACCATCTTCGCTATCCTTTAGATTCCAGGATTTTTGATAGATATCTGCATCTAAAGTAACAGACATATACTTTTCATATTTTTCAATAAGCGATTCTGTTACGTAATAATTGTCAATTAGATATTTTGGATTTCCGTAAATGTACTCGCGAGGAATTTCCAAATAACCATTATGGAATTTTTTATGCAAAGTGCCCGCAATCGGTACAAAACCTACATTTAACTGAAAATGCAATTGAATAACTTCCATAGCGATTGTAAATGTACAAAATGGTTTACCTTGTTTTAAATAAGTATCTACAACAATTTTGCAAATGTCATATAATGTAAAGGGATGATGATGGATTTCGATATCATCAGTTTCTTCAAGAGTTTCTCCAGTAAATACACACTTTGTCATACCCAAATTTTCACGTAAAAATTTAAGCCACATTTTGTATTCAAGTGATGCACGAACAACGCGTTCTACATTCTTTATAAATTTGGTATAATGTTTTTCATCGGCAAATTCCGTAATAAATAAAGGTAGATAAATGTCAGTATGAACATTTTTGATTTCGAGTTTTTCTGTATCCGAGGCAATTGGTAATTTGATTTTTTCGAGAGTTGCAGTACTCATAACTTTTTGCCTCTACTTTTTTATGCTTCAGGATTTTTCTTTTCAGCTACGATTGTCAAATGATTTGGCGCATCTTGTTTAACTGCTTTTTCTTTTTTCTCAGAAGCAAACGGATTTAATTTTTGAAGTTCTTCTTTCAATTTATTTTTAGCTTCTTCTTCCTCAACTTCAACAATTTTTACAAGTTTTAATTTTTGAAGGAATTTTACCACATGTTCGGGAAGTTCGTCAAGGTATACTCCTTGACTTGGAATAATGTAGGTTTCATGTGTTTCAGGATCAGTCCAGGATACTCTAGCATTAGTAACTGGTACTATCTTGTGTATCTTCTTCATCGCCTAAAACCTCCGCTTTTATTTTTTCTATATAGTCTTGAGTATATAGTGTTTCCATTACATGAGTTGCTTCATCTTGTATTGCATAAGAATCAATATCTCTTTTTAAATATTGAACCCCATTGTACATTCCATCAAATTTGTATCCATAGATTTGACCGTAAAAATCTTTCATACAATCAACGGATAATACAGGTTCACCTTTAACAGTTACGTTAAATGATTGAGGAGATCCACATGGATCAAGTTTTATATTCACGCCATAATCAAGCGGTGCAAGTTGAACAGCTGCCAAAATCGTTTCCTCTAGATGTCTCTTTTGTTTGGCATAGTTAATAATTGTTATCATTCAGAATACTCCGAAGGGTATGGAGTTATTATGTTTGCAAAGTAATTTTCATTTTCTGGAATAAAGTAGTAGTTATCATACATTTGAGGAGAAAATGGTACATTTGGCCATTTAAATGCAAGTTCTCGATTTATTGATGGTGGGACATGATAGGAAATACCGGGACATTTATAGGGATACTTTGGAGGATATTCTTTGGATTTCCACTTAGAGTTATATTCTTCAAGTAATTTTACAACGTCTTCAAGTATAAGATTTGCATTAGAGTGATACTCAATGTTTTCGAAAGTAAAGTGAATTAACGTGGAGTACATTTTGAATTCGCTTACTGAGAAATCATCGATAATATACAATGGTAAGTATTGTATGTAACGTCTATAAACCTTTGTATGATTAATCGGATTTTCAAAGTCCTTTGTATACAAAATTCTATCTCTGAAATGATAATATGTATCTGTATACTTGTTGTAAAAGCCTACTGTGTTATGTCCAAATAAAAACTCGTAGATAAAATCAATACGTCTTACAGATTGCCATGCTTTATCAAATCTATTTGCAAATACAATGTCAAAGGTTTCTCGAAATTTAGTATGGTATTTAGGTTGCAGATATACTTTTTTAGTTACCTCAAGAATTGGAGGGCTAGCTTGTTTAAGTAACCTAATGTATCTAGGGCGTATTTTAACATTGATGTTAAAACTTTGCGCAAGCACTTTTAAAAAGCGCATGACGTTTTTGTTAAGATGAGGGCTATAACCAATGGGACGAATGAATGTAAATAGTTTACGAGTATATACTGAGTAGCAACTATAAAATATATCTCCACCGCAATTACAAGGTATATCATGCCAACGTCCATCACGTGTCTTATAACCAGGACATGGCAATCTAAAATTAATTTCCTTCCAAGGAACGCAACGATCTCCTACATTTACTTCAAAATAGTCAGTTATATTATAACGATCAGCTCCTATATCGTAACCAATTAATACCCAGTTTTTAATATTTGTGGTTACTGGAATATGATAACCATATTTATCCTTTGAACCTGTAACTGGTAAATTATATGCCCAAACGTAGATATCTGTAAAGATACGCCATTCAAATTTCATTTTGTTAATGAAATTGCTATCGAAAACCACTCCTTTAATGTTAGGAAGCATATTTAAGACAAACTTTTCAACAAATTCGTCATTTTCTTCCTCAAATTCTAAATCGAGAAAGTTATCCAAACCATCTAAGAAAATTCTATAGGTTATAAACCCTTGGTTCCAGAATTTCACAAAAAGAATTCTAAGATGACTTGGGTTGTATTTTCCATCGTTAAGAAACTCAAATTCAAATTTCATAAATTCAGCCATTCGCATAGGACGAACGTAGCGTTCAATCCTAGGATGCACATGAACTTCAGGCTCTAAACTGCAATCAATTATTTCAAATAATAAGGCGTCATCTTTTAAAAAATGTGGATAATTGAGTTTATCATCGGTTTCAAAAGAAATTGATAATGTAGTTACGCTTTTGGGATTTTCAATTAGAGAATATGCAAGAGCATTGTTATTTGAATCGCGTAAATAAAGATATAGCTGCTTAGTATAATTACTGTCATAATGGTATTCAAATTGAACTGTATATTTCTTTTCAGTTTCAAATGGAATTACTGCACTAAATGGACTAGTATCTGCCCAGATACGATAAGAAATACCTCTTCTGTCAATTTTAAATTCATTGTTTTTGCTTTGAATATCATGGAAAGTAAAGGTAATTGAAAATTCATCTAGCTTTTGTCGTTTACTAACATCAATTTTAAAAACTGGAACCTGAACCTGGGTATTGTAATTATAGTCGACAATCTTGGAATTTGATGTAACGATATAATTTCCATTTGAGTCAGTTTTAGTATTTGAGTCGTAGATAGGAGTCCAGTTACTTGGATCCGAAATATACTTAAAACAGCATTTTCCAATATTATTTGCAAAAGTTGCATCTACATTGAGCGTATCTGGCACTAGAAAGTTATAGGTAAAACTAGATAAGGTTTCGTATTCAATATTTACATATTTATCCCATTTTTTACTTTCTTCAGTATTGTAGTTGTAAGGTACGTCCCAAAATAACCTTTCACGGTATACTGATTCGTATTTTATGGGATGATAGTAGCATTGATTGAATATATAGTCGTCAGTTTTTGGAAAGACTGTGATAATTGCTTCTTCCCAGGACATTTTTGGATTATACCAATCTTCATGGCATGGATTCCAAGGATACTCAATACGATATGGGACTGTTGTATAATAACTAGGTTCTACTTTTGCATCATATTCTGGAGTTTCCCAATGTTTCCAAAGACTACCTGCACAATAAATTGCAACATCAATCAAATCTGGTAGATAATCTGTAAAGTATTCGCCGTAATTATATCCGGTGATAAATTTTTGATATGCGGGAATTTCGCTTTCTTTAAAATACATTTCTAAAACAACTACCCTTTCCACTTATTTCAATTCAATATCATCGCGAATTATTAAAAGCTCTCCTGCATCTTCATAGTGTAAATCTAGATATCCATTGCAGTCTAACTCAGGTTTAAATTCAGTTGTAGTTAAACTGTCATAATAATAATGTCCAAATTTTAAAAAGTAATTAAGTGTAAAGTAGGTTTCCGGAGGAATTAATTGAGGTTTACTGTAAAATGAACGTGCAACAACCTTATACTCTCTATTGTATCTATATAAAACTTCAACACCATATATCGTAATAGGAAAAGTAATGTAATATTCAAATAACTGTTTCGTTACGATTTCCCAAAGAATTCCTTTACCAAATAATGTAGTATTCCAAAACTCTACATTATCTGGCGTAAGTAGTAAACCAACATGTGTATTTTCCTCAAGAAGTAAATATTGTAGATCCATATTCTGATTTATGAATGCATTTTTAAAGTAGTCAGTTCCTGTAATTAATTTAAATGCGAAATTGGTAAGTTCATGTTTACTTAATCCTAGAATTTCATGACGTAAGAAATACTGTCCAAAATTTGTAATACGAGATAGCTTATAGCGTCCACATTTACTTTTTGTCAATTCATCCATGTAAAATTTATCTTTGAGAGGAGTTATTATTGCAAGCAATAATTTGGTTTCATCTGAGACGTTTTTAATAATAAATTCATCCATAGTAATATTTGAATCAGGGGTCGACTTTCCAAAATAAAATTCAACGCCTGGTAAATCATGATTTATTAGGTAAAACTTATCAATAAATGCATATTTTACGTCTTTAAAGTGAACTGTAATACTATAATCCTTAGGTATAAAGTAATAATCAATAAGCATATCCCCTAATGTAAATACTTCATTATCAATAAGAATTTGCTCGGCATGTCTTAATCTGACTGAGTCAGTAGATGAAAAAATCAATGAAGACGATTTTGTATTGTAGATTAATTGCAACGGAATATTTATAGTTACGTCCAAAGAAATAGACTCTGCATTTGAATCAAAATTTGTTGGACAGTAAATACGACTATTTTCAACCGTTATAGGACTTATTTTCACATATTTGTCAGTTGGTTCAAATGTTGCAAGAGAAAATGAAAGTTGCGTAACGGATTCATTTCCTAAAATACAACGTTTGAAACGATAGGAGGCTACTGAATCAAATTCCTTTTCATCTTCATCCCACTTGTAAATGCCAAGATTTATACTAGTGCTGTCAATTAGAAATTCAAAACGGCCAACATCAATAGAAATATTGGAGTCAATGATAAACTGTAAATACTCAGTTCTATCTTTTTCAAAATAGATTGAGAACCCATTAATTCCAATATTCCAGTATACTCTCCAAGAACCGGCTTCCATTATAGTATAAAACGATTCGTAACCCCAATTTTCCACTATAAAATGTATTTTTTGATAGTCGCGAAAAACGTAGTGCAACGACCATTGATCGATAACTGGAGTTTTATTGTTGTAAATATTCAGATAACCATTCGAGTCAATAAATGTAGTAGTTGTATGAAATTCAGATTCAAAATATCGCTGCATCATGTATCCAGTTATTGTATAAGATTCGAAATAGCCTAAATCAGTTAAATTGTAGTAGAGACATTTGGTGTTTGTATCAACCGTCCAATTTGAGTCAAAATGCACGTAGTTTGAATCGAGGACTGATATTTCATAGGTTATATTAGGACAGATATCAATAATGTTGTAGCAATAGGAAAATACTGGTTCAGAATAATCTGGTCTATCAAATGCAAGATTTCTATAATCTTGTGGTTTTAAGAAGAAAGCTCTATAAACCTTTTGTTTTTTATTTAAAGCTTGAGGATCACAAGGACCAAACTTCATTAGTAAACCTCATTTGGAATCTCATCGTAAATTGTATCGTCAGACATTATAAGTGAAAATCCATAGCAACGTACCCAATTGGTACTTGTTGCAATTTTGCAACCATAATATGCTACATTCGAGTCTACCGTCTGAATTGCATTCAATGAAATTGGATCAGTTATAGGTTCATAATTGGAATCTGTAAGATATGCTTTGAAATCAATTCCACTTTTATAAACCAAGTTTTCTTCAGTTGAAACCTTTGAAATAAACTTTACGTTTTTAATACCAGTAATTGGTTTTTCAAATCTGAAAATACAATATGCCTCTGTATTATCCGTAGGTGCAAAAATTAAAGTACGCGCTAGATTTAAATATTCGATTTTATCAAATGTAACGACGTTGTTTAGATTTTTAAGTAGCTCGAGGAAATAAGTTTTGTTTCCTGAAGTTAAAGTATAAGTCAGGCGAGTTTCTGTAAGAAGTTGATCTTTTATTAGGAATTCGTAAGGATACTCAGGAATACGTTGAGTATACAATAGATCTGGCGGATTTTCAGTTTCATCATTACTTGGAATTTCAGTACATGCAGTTCCATATCCTATAACAACAACTTTTCCTTTAGTAGGCTGCTCAAATTCAAGCTCTAAATAACCAGGATTTAATTTTGCACGCCATGGAATAATTTCTTCATCGTTTTCATTAAATACTTTATAGACAATGTCGGAACGTAGGAGCGCATGTCTCACAATCCATTTATATGCATAGTCTGAAAAGATATGCGTCTGCAATACAACGTAATTTTCTGGGGGATTGATAAAGATTTTATCAACAGGAATTTCCATATTGGAAAAGAGTGGGACAAATACAAATACGTTTAAATTTGAGAATGTATGGTAACGCCATACATAAGGAAATGCTCCTATAATTAGCAAATTATCTTCATCATCATAAATTCCAAATCCATTTACGTAAACCTCAGGTTGTCCTCTAGGTACTACTGCTTGAATGACAAGTCCATGATTATCCTTGTCATAGTAAATCTTATTTACATATCCTTCAACAGATGGAGCAGGAATATCAGTTGCTTTAAAATCAATTTCCATAATCGGATCAGTGATATGCGCAGTAGCATTTAACTTTATTTTTGCAAATTTGATTCGATAGTCATCATCAGTTAGTGAGCGATTAACTGCTTCTAACCCATACTGAGTAAAGTATGCTCTAATCATTGGAATCTAACTCCGGTTTATAATATTCTAAAAATAAGTCTTGAACTTGAGGTTCATCAAATTCTATATTCAATGTATCTTTTGCATTTGAATCGTAAGTATAGTCAGTGCTTAATTTAAGTTTATACATTTCAAGGTTAGTATCATCAATATCTTTCCAAGGATTTAATATGCGATTACTTTGTAATGAAACTCGCAATTCTTGGGTATCTGCAGATAATTTTCTAAATTGCAATACGGTAGACATTCCAAAATCACGAGTACCAGTAAAGAATCTAGTGTGACGTGTGTAACGATAAGGATGCTGTCTTACATGAATTTCATCTAAATTAGGCATATGAAATTTATCGATTAACCATGCCTTTTGCTCCCAGTAGACTACGATATTTCTAAGATGGATGCAATACATTTTAACACGTTTACCCATAGGATATAGATAGTGTCTAGGTGAGATGGGAGCAATTAAAAAGTTTCTATAAATGTAATGTCTTGGAGTATACGGACAATTGATATACCACAATGCTTTTAAATTTCCTTTTTTATATTCCGGAAGTCCTCCACCAAGCCCACCCCTTAATGGTTGCACTGGAATATATAATCCCATATCAGGCCATATGTGATAAATTTCTTCCCAATCTAAATGCTTCCAGTTATGTAATGTAAAAGGACGTCCGTCTTTGAAAAATGTTGCATCATAATATTCATCATGCATTCCAGGTAAGAATAAAGGAGCATTCTTATACATTTTTTTACCAGGAATTAAGAGATTTTTAACTTGAGAATATCTAGGTAAACAATCGTTAACCCATGGGATATGCTTTACAATTTCTTGATATGCTTTATCAGGATCGCTTGGAAGATTCTTAGTCCAACCCCAATGTGGATAGTTTTGTTTTACGTAATCAACAATTTGATTGATTCTGTAAGTTCCCCAGAATCCTAAAAATGGAGCATATATTTCTAGATAAAGTTGCCAAAATGATTCAGTACAGTATGTACCTTCCCATGCTCTTTTAATCGGATCTAGGTTTTTATAATCAGCTTTTCCAAATGTAAATGCTCTATTAATATTCCAAAAGTATGACTTTAAATCACATAAACGTTTGTGAATTTCAATATATGGAAATTCAAAAGTCAAAAGTTTTCCAGCAAAAAGCTCTATATAAATTCTCTTGAATTGGAAAATTCTATCATAGCGTGTATTGTAATATCTTGTAGATGTACTAGGAAATGGAATAATTGAACCTAATGCAGGATAAGACGGTCCTGGTAAGTCTATAAAATATGTAACATGACGATTTTTGATATCAGGAAAATCCCATAAAAATACATAACGTGTATTTTTATAATCGGTTCTACTGTACCAGAAATCCCAAGAAAATAGAAAGCGTTTATGTAGGTATTGAGTTTTTGGTGTTATAAATACTTGTTGAAATAGAGCATGTTTATCAGGTATTTCACTATATTCAAAAACCTTTCTATCAAGTTTTAAATCTTCATATTCTGAAGTGTAAACTGTAGTTCCAGCATCAAATACTCCATATTCACAAGTAAATTCATTACTTAGCGGAGCTACAAAATAAAATGAAATCTCAGATTCCATATCAAATTCAACTTCTTTACCTGTCTTAAAAACAATTGGAATTTGTAGAATTATTGGATGAATGTAGAGAATACTATGCTGGTAAAAAAGATCATGTGTAAATAGATAGCGTCTATGATAGTAGTCCAAATGTTTTAAATAGAGAAAATCGAAGGTAAATATTGCATTTGCAACATAGAGATCTTCTTTTCTTCGAGGTGCCAATGGAGAGGCATGTCTAAATTTTGCTTTGTGGAATTCATCGATAATCTCACCAATTTCTAGGAGAGTAGTTGTTTTCTTTTTAGTATTGTATGCAATATATGTACTGTCTCTAAAATAATACCAGGAATCAGTAATGCTAGTAATATACCAACGTGTAAAGTTATCATCAGAATTGTAAAATAGTCTTTCTTTAAGACGCGGAGCGTAAACTGCATGCTCGGGAATTTCATTGGAAAACCAAACTTTAGTATAATTTACAAGTGTTGTTGGTTGAATATCAATTTCATCAAGTGGAGTTAAAAAGTCCCATAAACGAGCAAGAAAATATCCATCAAGGATTATATTACTTTGACAGTTATCGCATTGAAAAGTTAATTGGCCAGATACTAATTCAGTTCCCTTTGGAACGTGATCTCTTACTCCATATGTTAAACCAGAACGACAACGAATATCAACAAATGCTTCCAACTCTGATTCTGCTTCAAAACGATCACGTTCAATTTTAGAGATTACTAATGCCTTATAGTTTCTAACAATCCAGTCAAATAAATCTGAGATATCTAAAATCATGTAGGAGTTTTGTCCAGGTTCGAGACATCTTTTAAAACAAGGGCGATCTAAATCAATGTAAATATAGGGAATACATACAAATTGATACTCAACGGAAAGTTCAAATAATTCTTGCAATACTTTTTTAAAGAGATTCATATCGACAAATGCACAAATTAGACGAGGTTGGATAACTCCATTATACACCCTTGAAAAGAGTCTGTGAAAGTTAGGAAGCGAAGGACTCATGTATAAATGCGGAAAAGTAAAACGCCGATCGTATCGTCTGTTACAAAGTGAAATAAGTTTTCCTATCTTGAGCGGAGGATATGTTTTGGAATTTATAGGAACTAAACGCTGCGCTTTAAGCTTAAAAAAATGAGTAATCTGCTTATTAGGAATACCATGAAATCTAGTTAACGGGTAAATTTTTCCCCGTATATATTTTTCAACTTTTGGTAAAGGATGATATTTTTTAATACGTGGTAAATCTGGAGTATACGGATAACCATGTTGGAAGTAAGTTGTATCACCATGCATTGCCTACACTATAACTCCTTTTAACATAGAGTTTTTCTATGTTAATGTTTGGGAAAATTGCGAGTCAAAAAGCCACCCTGGGGATATCCCCAGGGTGGCTTGAATTACGCGTTAGATTCTCTAACTGCACTCATTCCAAGTCCATAAACATAGAAGCATCTATAAAGATATGTATTATCACAAATCATTGTAGTTTCAGAGTTGATATCATTTGCTCCTACTGCATATAGATATGGTAATTTTCCGTAGAATCCTCTGTTATCTCCATCTAGTTTATAGAGGTAATATTCAAAGAGATATCTATCGTAGTTAAGCATATCTAAAGCGGATGCATCAGCAAGAGTTCTCACTGCTTTGAATACATCTACTCTAACGCCTGAACCCTGATTTGTACCATAGTCTTTAGCATTAAGTCCTAAAGCTCTACCTGAGATTCTAGGGAAAACCATTGCAGATGCCCAAATAATTGCTCCTTGTTTGTAGTAGGAGTCTTGGAAAATGAAATAAGGTTTAGCCATTTCTCCAATTATAATTGGATTTGCAATGTTTCCATTTTCATCGTAAAGGGTTTGGTGATGCTCTACAACAGATGCAAGAGTAATAGTAGAAGCTGTTTCATCTATAGCTACAACTAAACTCTTTTCCCAGGTATTGAAACCAGATATTGTTACATATCTGTTTACTTCAAAGATTGCTACGTTATTAACTTTAACAGTTACGTTAACTCCAGGTAAAATTTCATCTTGATTTACCCAAGTTACCGCTGGTGAATAAGATGGAATGAATTTACCAATGGTAATAAGTTTTGGAATTAAATACTCTGGAACCGCTGAAGATCCTGTACCTCTGTAGAAAATATGAAGATAGTCTGCATTCCCGTATATCCAGAAGTATCCTGGAAAAACGGATAAGTCAAACTTCTTGATTCCATAGAAAGGTAAGTTTGTTAACCCATATGTTGAAGGAGTATTGTTTGTGAAATCATAAAATTGCATTCCTTTCATATAAACAGAATCTTCACCACCGTTATACTCAATCATGTAGTACATATCATCGAGGCCACCTTCGCCTCGAGAATGTAAAACTGCATGTGAATCATCAATTATAGTAATATCCCACTCTTTTGAAAATACATTTGCAATTGCGGCTACAATTTTATCATACAAATCTCTAGCAGAAACAAATGTTCCACCATATGCAATTAAATTCATTTCCTGCGAATCCTCCTTTAAATTTTACCAAAGGCATTTTTATTTTATTATGGATTCAATTTTTTTCATAACATCGCAGATTTGACCTGAAATCTCTTTCTCTACTTTAAATAAATTTGGATCGCCATAAATTGGCTTACCTTCAATTGCCTGTTTTACATTAGGTTTATTTTCTTTGGATGCGTTTTTAGTTTCGGATTTATCAGAAGTTGCTTTTTCGTAAGCTGCATCTGTTTCGTTTATAAGCTGATGCTTTAATGCTTCGAGTATACCAATTAATGTATAGCGATCAACATTTGTTAGTATTTCAACATCGTTTCCATTAATTTTGATTTCTAATACTATATTTGGCGCTTCAACTTCCATGCATGCTACCTCCTTACGTTTCTAGTATAGTACAATTACACGAAGTTCAACTGCTTCTGTTTCATCTTCGGCAACTGCATAAATATCAGCTGCAGTATTTAAATAAAGTACTTCACCGGGTAGAAGAGGAAATCCAGTTTCAGGTGTTACATTTGGGCCACCAAGAAATGCAATCTTATTTTCATTCATATTTCTTATTACGTATGACTTTCGCGGATTTTCTGTAAGAATTTGAGGTTCAGTTTTGGCATAAATTACAAGGTTTTGCATACGCTTTGGAAATAAGTTCTCCATTAAATTTGCAATAGTAACCATTTTTATACAACCTCAAAAAGAATTATGGAATTTCGACTGGTAAGTATCGTGTATCGATTACCTTATATCTTTTACCGCTATAAATTCGTAATTCGGCTTTAGCAGTATAAGTCGTTCCTGCTTTTGGATATGCGTACCCTATATCTTTGAACTCGAAAGCATTTTCCTTTAAAGAAAATTCAGTGTAGTTATCAGGATCATTTTCATCTTTACTTGTATCAAATACTATTTTAACACGCATATCAAACCAATCAACTGGAATTGGAGTATAACCTGAGATATTAAACTTAACCAACGTATCGTAAATCCAACAGTAATCAAATCCTAGAATTTTTCCATAGCCTATTGGTGAATCCTTTGGATGTATAACTTCTAAGCCTATGCTATAGCGTGTACATGCGCTATTGTCACATGCTTCAAAAGTAAGTGGAATTGTTTTAGTATTTGAATCAAAATACTGCAGATTTGCTGTTGGAAGTACAACTCCAACGTTATATTCTTCAAGGTCGTCAGATGTGTATAAAAGTAGATTATCTTCTGCAAATAATGATACTCTTACAGGAAGTCCATTTGGATTTGATACTCTATATGAAATCTTAAATGGAAATTCGGGAAGTTGAAATTCAGCTAAATCGTCATCGAAAACAACTACATGTTTAGGTTCAATATCAAAGAATTCAATTACCGGACGTTTGTAGTGATTAATGTTATTAATTCTAAGATTGATTTGATCTGTATTAAAATACACATTTACACTTGTCAAAAGATATGGAAACTCAGTATCTACGTTCTCCTGTGGTACTCTTGGTTTGATTTCAAATTCAATAGGAATGTTTCGCGTTCTTAAAGGAACTTCGTATTTTAAGGGAATACTTTGTCCATTTAAATATACATCGAATTCTCCATTCACTGCGCCTACATCAACTATAACAGATTTTGCATTTGGTGGTGGATCAATTGTAAATTTCATCTTTCCATTGTATCTGAGCCAGATAAATGGTCCATATAGAAAACCATTTTCCAAAATGTAATCTTGCGTATTCTTTGGAAGAATAACTTTGCATACATCGTAATCAAAATTCAAAGTATTTGCGAGTGCATTATTTACTGATACAATATTATTGTAGTAAATTAGCTGACTAAATGGATCAATACCATACGTTTCAAGAAGTGTATATACATTGTCATCTTTCCACTCGGCGTAAGGGATCATTCGGGGCATTTCCCAATCATGGTAAGTTATCTTATAACGCCCTTGCTCCTGTAATATACAACCTAAGATTAAATCTTCATGCGTTAAGGATTCCTTGTCTTTCAAGTAAAACCGAATTTCTTTTGCTTCGTAATCATATTGAATTGTAACTGCATACTTTCTAGGAGTAATCGACATATACCAGGAAATTAAAAAGTCTTTAAGATTTGGAAGTAACTCCTCGTTAATAAATTGTAATGAATATGGTTTTTCGAAAACTGGATTATCTTCACAATATCCAATGTAATTTGGAGCACCTACATTGTTAATAACAATCCAATGTTTACCACCATCAAGTGAAAGCGAAAATCCTAGATTATCTGCAGGTAAAGTTCTCGTATCTGCCTCTATATAAATTTCTTTTATGTCCTTGATTTGATAGAAGTCATCGGCAATTGTAAAGACTGCTGTATGATAATTTCGATGTCGATTATCAATTAACCTTAGTCCATAAAGATTATCAGTTACTAGATTATCAGCCAATGATATATATGCCTTATATGTTTCAGGTTTACCAGATAAAGTAAATTTTGTATCCGAAACTGAAACTACACCTGCATACAATTGATTTGAATTAGTATCAAGTGAAATTACAAATCGATCCACCTGGTTTTCATCAGTAAAGTAAAATGTATTTGTGTTACTATCGTAAGTAAAAGTTGGATCCTCAATTACATTAAGATGCTGTGTAGTTATAAGTTTTACAACGTCTTTTTCTCGATCAAGTTTAACCCAGTTACGAGTATTATATAGCGATACAAGATTATCAATATCTCTGAAGTCTAATGTAATTTCTTTTTCTTCATTGCTTGGACTTAAAATTACTTTGGTTCTTAAGTATTTTATTGATGCAAATTCGTTTTCTGGTAAATTAAATCTAACTGATAATGCTGGTTTATAATCATTTAATGCAAACTCAAGAGGAGTATTTGAGTCATATAGACTTGTTAAATCAAAGTAAATAGGATCAAAGAATTCAACAACATAACCATTGTATGCAAACGTACCATTATCAACTCTAAGATAGCCTTTTGAAGTAATATCTAAACCTAGTCCCGCAAGACAAGATTTATGATAAGGATCCATTAATGCGGATAAGAAGAATCCGAAATCAACTGGGTAATCTTTTATTCTGTATAAAACTCTAAAACCAAGTTTTAAACTCTTGCTAGCATATATCATTTAATATCGACTCCATGGATTTTCGGATTATTTGTGGAACCAAAAGGTGCAGTGTAATTCATATGGACTGCTTCAATTGGAATAATTCTATCGCGATTATAAATTACTGAGAATCCATAAAAATGCCCACTTTCAAGAGGAATTAACGTAATGTTTACCTGAGTAGGTACTTCAACATTACGGAAGAAAATGATGTCATGATTATACTGATTACCAACAATCAAAATGTATTTAAATGAACATACTGGAACTATTGCTACTTCCCTACATTTATCAATAGTTAGAGTTTTTGTAATAATCATTCCAGGTTTTAAAATTTTTGGTTCATCTTCAAAGTAAGCCTTCAGATAATCCATATCGTAATTTAAAAGTGATAGCGTACCAACGTTTGTAACAATACGTTTCGTAATAGATTTCTTGAAGACTTTATATACTTCTTCATCAAGCATGTTACCAGGTGGATATAGAATGTGCATAAGAAATCTGGGCAGATGTGGTTGATAATAATAAATTCGCCATTTGATATTTGGATACCATATTAATGTAGCCAAAATCATTTTATCAAAAGTGTCTTCTTGTAAGTCTCTATAGATATCTAGGATTGTATATGGACGAGCATATATTTTGTAAATATTTGTCATGTAGTCAAACATTGGTTTACGATATGCAACGATAGATTGCATAGTATCCAGAGGACCATTGTAAAAGCATTCAAGCAGATTTAGATTAAGATAAGGCTTGTAGTATGAATATAATGAACCGTCATCAAAATTTGTCGAAAGCTTTATTTCAAATCCTGGATTCAAATATCGAATCCATTGAAAGTAGTTGTATGAATAGGAAAGTCCAATAAATGGCGCAGGAAAGATTGAAGAATATTTGAGTCCAAGTTCTGTAATTCCAAAAAACCATTGTGGAGCCTTTAGGATATCAAATTTAATTTCCAAAATTACATTTTCATTTCCAGAGTATACATATAGTCCATCATCTTTAAACTCTACAAATTCATCGCCTTTTAGAACTTTAATCATAGACTTTAATTGATCCCACTTGTAAACAAAAGGAACTAAATCATTTCGAATTACAATTGAATCAAGCTTGACATATTGTTTTTCTGGAATTTGGCGACTATTAATTAAAATACGTAACCAAAATCTAGCATTCGTATAGATATAGAAGAAATTAACAGTTTTTTGACGAAGTTCATCACGTGTATAATATTGAACAGTAAATGAATCATTTACTTTGATAAATGCCCCATCAAAGTATAAATAACCAGGGCTAAATTCGATTTTATTATTTGCAATAAGTTTCGGAGTACAATCGAAAATTGTTAAATACTTGTATGGCATAATCAGAGTAGCAATATTTCGTACATAATAATCATCAAGATAAACTTTTAAAAATTGCGCTCTACTATATTGTTGCCAACTTTGAATTTCAGTAATATAATCAGGAACTCCCATTATGCCGCAAACACTCCTTTTTCTTTTTATTTTTAACCAAAAAATTAAAGCAAGAAAAGAGGTACGCAACAGATGCAAAAACGTATCTATACGCTGTATCTTGGAAAATACAATGGATTGATTATAGAGTTCATTTTAAATAAAGTAAGTTTGGATTATGAAATACTTGTTAAAAGTAAATTTAGCAATATGGTAAGCAACTTTGTACCATGCTTTAATGAAGAGGAATATAAAGAACTCTGCAATGCTTGGAACATTGAGACTCAAACTATAAATTCTACACATTTAAGAATTTATGGACAGTATACTGGATACAATAAGGAAAATCTCGTTGCAAATGAAGAAATCATTATGTCAACGATTCAAATCAACAATATGAAATTCAGGAATATGCTAAGCGTTTATGTATTCTCTAAAAATAATCAGTTTCTTATAATTGCCGAAAGAGTAATGGTTCCATATAAAAGCAATGTAAAAGTGTCATATTCTGTAGCTCTAGATTGCTACATTCTTGATGATACTATCGAGTATTTAGAAACAATTGCAGATTATAAAATTAGATTTCCAAAAAATTTACTTGAGAAAGTATACGAAAAATAAAAAAAAGTGAGTGTGGTGTAGAAAGCAATGATAGCATTTAGCCCAAAGTTTGTACATAACTTTTTTATAAACATGTATCAGTTTATTCTCAGACAGTTTGCAGAAGTATGTCCTAGAAAACCTTACCGACTCGTTGTAACAACGTATCAAAAAGCAATCCAAATGTTACATCAAAAAAGTTTAAATCAAGATATGTATGCTCTACAATATCCTTTACTTATCTTACAGCCAAATTCTTATACATTGGATGAGCAGGTGAATAATTTATGGCGCTTTGGAAATCGTATGACTGCTTATGCCTTACGTCCTCAAAAGGGAATTTTAAAATTTGGTGACTTTGAAATTCTATACACTACATTAATGTATCGAATGACGTTTGATGTCTTCTACCTTGGAGAGTCTCATTTTGAAATTATTGACGCATTAAATGCCTTTTACCGAAAATTTACGCGATATTACAAATACTTCAACAATATTCCTGGATACATATATCTTACAGACGCAATAAAAGACATCATTGCAAAATATGATATTCCAATGGATGCATTACTTGAACATCCTCAGTTTCTATTTCGTTACGAAAATAAATACAATCAGCATTTGTATATGTATTTAATGCCATACTCGATTTTCTTTAGAATTACTGATATTACCGATGGTAGTAATTATATGGGTGAACAAGAATTACCAACGTATCGTATTCAATGCGCATGTGAGTGCATGTTTAATGTACCAAATGAAATTTACTTTAGCTACCGTCCAAAGCTTGATATTATCAGACTTGAACTTGGTGTAGAAAATCAAATTGCATACTCCGATATATACTGGTACAACTACCGTCCAAGTAAATTTGGAGTTACTTTACTTCAAGCAACTGACTTTGACGATCCATGCATACTATCTATATCTAAAAACATTCTCAAAAACTACTCACTTAATCAACTACAAATATATTACGTTGAATATCAAACTGGAAAGGAAATTATTTTAGATAACGTTGAAAAATATATCGACGATCGCCTAATTCATTTTAAAATTAAAAATGTGGATTCTAGAAAAGGTTTTCTAGAGCTTGTTTTAGTTCATCCAGATTTCGTTCCAAAAATAAAAGAAGGTAAAGCTCAGGAATTACTCGATGGATTTGAAAACTAAAATCCTAATCTACTTATATCTGCATTACGATTACGATGCTAAAGGTATTACACTATTTGGATTATACGATTATGAAGCAAGTTTATGCGCAAAATATATTTTTAAGCAATTTAATCTCAAATCATTTGCGCAAGATATAAATGCAGATCCAAAACGTTATTCCTCATATTTAGACTACGTCATTGAGGCAAGATTATTTCCAGATAATGCAAATTGTATTAAAGTGATTAATGAGGATATTCGCGTTAGAATCCTGGAGTCTCAAGAAGATCCTGATGTTTTCCTAAATTACTTTATAACACAGTACAATAATTTGCTCAAAGGAAATACACTGCAAGATTGTGACTTTGAGTTTGATAAGGCATATTTAAGTATACAAAGTTATTTACTAATTCTCAAAAAATTTGCAGAATTGCTACAAATAAAACTGCCTGAAAATTTAAATAGACTTTGTGAAGAATTATATGCATACATTGAAAACAACTGGGATAATCTTGATGATGAAACAAAAGCAAATATCTTACCAAATGTTTGCTTTTATAAGTTTGATATTCTTCAGGATTTCTCACAGCCTATTCAAATCAATTTTATGCAAAAACCACTTTTTATCGACTTTAAATCAGAGCTTCAAACCTACTTGAAATTATACCTTGAAAATCACGTATTTGATTTAGGAATCGTCGATGATAATAAACGCACTTGTCTCGATATTTTCCCAGTTGTTAAAAAAGCAACAAATGTTTTAAATGTCAATCTTTCAAAACAAGAGTTTTACTGGAAACGTTTAAACCCAACTACAAACTATGGATACTTCAAGTTTTATTATGACTTGCAATTTGATAATCTAAAGGCAATTGATTTGTATGGCAACTATCAGTATACCTTTAATAATGAGTATGAGGTTTATAGAGCAACTGAAATAGATTTAGATGAAGAAAGTGACTATTATTTATACTCGTTTTTAAAAGTACTCCAGGAAATTGGTAAAAAGCGATTAAAGAATGCATACAATGAGTTTAAAAATAGATTCCAATTGAATCTACAGGTTTCAGATTTGGATCCAGATAATTATGATAGTCGAAACCTATTGTTTGCATTAATTCTCTTTCGTATTTTCTATGAACTTGGATACTGGCAAACGCAATATGATTACAAGTATTATGAAGAGTTAGTTACCTTTTTAAAAGATCAAATTCAAAGGTTTAATTGGGTTCCAGGTTTAGTTGAACTTGGAAAAAATACTGTAAACCTCATTCATATGATTCTCTGGCTTATATTCAATGACGATGCATATTATAAGGCTTTATACAAGTGGTATTACGGAGCAAGTGAAAATCCAAGACTTTACTCTTTTCCACTCAAGTGGTTTTTATATGATACTGATACTATGATATATTACTGGCGTGAGGCTCATACAAAATATAGAATAGTTCCAAATGATGAAGGATACTGGTATATTCTACACGTTTGGGATACAATTACGAAACTGCACTTCATTACCTATAACTGCTATCCGTATCCTTGCTCATTTGCTTTACATTTATTTAAATCAACATTTCATATTTTGTATATAATGTGTACTCAGAATATCTCCAGATATATAACTGCAATTACTAGATATGGTTGGCAATTGTGGCAATGGTATTCAGCTCCATTTTCTCCATGTATTGATCCATGGTGTATACCCTGTAGAGGCTGGGATGATCCTCCACGTTATAATGGTTCTTGTCCTAAAGTATGTCCAACTCCAAATCCAGGTTTAGCTTACAAATTTTACTACGATGTAATTCGTTTGCAATCAAATGACATTAAGTATCTTTTCAATTACACATTTGATGCATTTTTAGATAGGATAACTGATAAGTTTCCTAAATGGCTACGTAAATACTATGGAATTTACGATAATTATGTGGACTATCGAATACTTGATACATTTTACGAGCATATTAAAACTATTGGGCGCGAGAGAAAGTATCAATATCTAAAGATTCAGGATCCCAGATATCCAAACAACTTTTTCAGATTTACACTTTACAATGGATTAATGGAAGTATGGGCCCAATGCCCCTGGGAGGGGCATCTATCGCTTGTATGGAATTACTATTTCAAATGCGCGTTAGAAGTTGCAAATAATCCAACTCCAAAGGTATTTGCATACTACTTTGGAGTACTAAAAGTCTTTTACAAAGCATTTTATAGCGCATATCTTGAGTTTCTATTTAACGAGGGACAACGATATTTAGATTCAATTGATAGACTAAGATATGCTGCAGAAAATTTAGCTGAAGCAATTAAACGCCGTCCTTGGTAGCAAAATGCAATTTAAATATCGGAATAAGATGACTTGGAAGAGGTTTTTTCTCAACAAGGTATTTATATATGATTTCAAGAATATTTTCGTTGAAGTTTAGTGTAAGTGTTTTACTTAAATCTAAAAGTAATTCCTCAATTAATTCATCATATATTTGCCCTTCGTTGAATGCTTGACGAATAATATTTGCAGCTTGATAATTTGAAGTGTATCCTAAGGTATCTAAAACTGCAAACAATGCAAATTTCTGTTTGTCAGTTAGTTTCTCAAGGTTTTGAAAGAGAATATCTAGATTTGGAAGTAGTAAGTTGTATGATAGCAACGAGATGTTATAGTATCCTTGTGTAGATACATTTTTCCAAATGATGTCAAGGATTTTACTTGCTTTTTCAAAATCCAATTTTGGTAGAGTTATAATTGTAGGTAAACGAGTTATATTGTTTTCTCTGATGATAGCTAGAATATCACTTGGTTTAAAATACTCTTCAAATTGAAATTCGTAATGAAATTTATCCAAACATTTTGTATTGTAAATATTCAATGCAGCAAGCATATCCTGTTTTAATTTTGGTACATTTTGACTTTCTAAAAATGAATAAACCTCTTGCCAATCCTCAGTGTCTTTAGTCTCTTGCTTTTCCTCAGCATTCAATGTATTCAAGTTATCAGATACATCTTGATCTTCAAATGTAGGAGGAGCCTGTTGCGGCTCCTCCTTATTTGACTCGCATTCATCAATTAATTTTTGAAAGCTTAATGGTAATGCATCAAAATCTGAATCTACATTAGATTCCTGGCTACTACTATTTACTGATATTAAATTTGTAGGAATTTCGGGTTCAATTTCGGGTTCTACATCATTGGAATTCTTCGGACTTACAATTTCGTTAATTTGCGGAATTTCTGGTTCCTCGGGTTTATTTACGATATTTTGAGGAATGATAGGTTCTATATTTACTGGATTTGAAATAGCCGGAATTATCGGGTTTGTATCAACAGTTGTTTGTTTTGCTTTAGCATATAATTGAAGATTTTCAAATTTCTTATCAAAATACACTTCAAGCATTTGTAGAAGAGGAGAAATTAATGTAAATTGATTTACAAGTACTGGGTAATTTGCAATATAACTAGATATCATGCTTACAAACAAGTGGAATTGTATTAAATCTATTTCAAATTCGTAGGTATTGGTTTTATTGTTACTTAAATTACGTTGCTTTAATTTGAAAAGAATATGAGAGTTTTTATGAATGCAAGATATACTTACCTCTTGATTTTTGCGATTATTCACAATAGTTAAAGTGGCATATGAGTCACTTTGATTTATGAGTTTCTGAAGCTGAATATAAAATGCATATACTTGCTCAAGGGAAGCAGTGAGCATGAATTTATCACCATGAACACTTGTATCCAAATTTGAGTACAAGCCAAAGGATAATTTTGCAGCATAATTTGGAAGCTTAATTTTTGGTTTTATAAACCAAAGTCTAACTGCAAAATACAACTTGTACTTTGAAATAAATTGTTGGAATAAAATGGGACCCTCAATGTAAATGTACTTTCCGTTTACTGTAACCATTTATCACACCTCCTTTTTTCCTCATCTTTAAAACTATTTTCTTTTTACTTTGGATAACATGGGAATTTTTTATGGGAATTTGCTCAATATTTATTTAGACGGATCTATAATTTGAGACCTTCAACGATTTTCTTGATCATTTCGTTGACAGTGAGCATCCAACGTGCAGATCCTGGAGAACCGGATGCTGTATAAGTAAATAGTGTATTGTAAATTGGTTGGATACTCAAGATGACATCAATATTTAGAAAACGTCCTTGATGTGTAAAGATTTGTAAATCACCAGGACGTAATACTTGTATTTCTGTTACAACTCCCATAGGAATATATCCATGTCCTTTGATATTAACATTCAACACCCAAGGCCAACGATACATATAAGTTCTATCTGCCCTTGGAGCACTCATAACAAGAAGCATTGTCAATGGCGTAATTACCATATCTATTAACTCTTGTCTATTTTCAATTGATGCACTTAATCTGATTTTCATATTGTATGTCATAGAACATGTAGAGTCATGCCATACTTTTGGTACGTCAACTCTTTTACCAGAAAGCAATTGTCCTGCAAAAGAATTTGCAAATTTTTGACGCAATTCGGAAGTCATAGGAATTGCACCTAATATCTTATCTAAAGTTGAACCCATAAAGGTTGCAACTTCTCCAAAAGGACCAAACATTTCCTTTAAACTTGAGGAAAGCATCTTTTTAAATGCATCCCAATTACCACCACTTAAATATGCAAAATCTCGAGCAAGTGAACCAATTGTATTATTCACTTCTTGGAATGTAGATTCTCCATAACTATTCGTAATTACGTCCTGAGCTGAGAAATGTTGTAGTGCAAATTTAAATGGAGCATGTCCTATTTTACTAGGAGATACTCCTGCATAACTAAGTATCTGCATTACAATTGATAGGAATTTTGATGAATAGTCAACAAAGTCCCAAGCGTTAAGCATTGATGAGGATCCATTGTATTTCATTTCTCCTACAAAGATTTCAGCTACAACAAAATTATTATCCCACTTAAATGGAATTTGCTCTCCCAACACCTGTAGCTCTACAATTTCTGGAAGTCCATATATTACCTCTTGTAATGGAATTTGAGAGTAATTGGTAGATGCCTTTGTAAGAACATCAGGTTGTGCTAAGATGTTTTCAGTTGGACTTTGCGTTGCTGCATGTGCTCTTGGAATTGATGGTAAAAGCGTATTACTACCGGGTAAATCAGGAGATCCGTAGGTAGTATTCGTATCAGGAGTGTTGTAAGCACTAGTATCTGTAGCAGAACTTGAAGCACTTGGTGAACCATGCGTTGGTTCAGTCTTAGTAGGAATAATTTTTAAATCGGGACTTGGAATAGCACTTAACATTGGACCTGTTGTAGCATATTCAGAAAGCGGTTTATCGTTTAGATACACCTGTTTATTTAAAAGCGATATGTTTTCAGGCGAAGGTAAAACATTTTGGAGCATTTGAATTAGAGAATCGGGAATATTAGGATTCTGTAGGATTTGCTCGTTGAAATCTGTATTATAACGTTGCAAATTTGATTTGTATTGTGCAAGTGTATTATCAAGCATTGAAGACAAACTGTTTATTTGGCTATCCAATTGAGATAGAATTGGAGCTATATAGGGACTTAGATTTGGATCATCGACATATTTTTCTAAAGTCTCTTTTGCATTTTTTAGCAAATCCAGTTTTGTTTGAGTAATTTTTGCATCAACAGCCAATTGTAATAGATTGTCGTATTCATTATGGAGATCAGTTCCTGGAGGATAAGGATTATATTTTGGAAAGGATATCGAGTCGAGTTCTTCAAGTGCTTTATCAACCGAGTCGATATATTGATTAAATTGGGCGAGCTTTTCATAAGTTTTAAATGTAGAATCGTATTTATTTAAAACATCATCTAATTTTGATTTAAGCTGAGATTTTTCTTGCTCGAGAGATTTAAGTTGTGACTGTAATTCATTGTAATAATCAGTGTTTGTAAGATTACGCGCTTTCAGCACTTGGAGCTGATCATTAATTGCATTAATCCTGGTATCGTAATCATCAATCATTGATTGTAAGCTTGCTGTCTCTTGTTTGAATGCACTGAGTTTTGCTTTAAGTGCATCTAGTGTAAGCTGAAGCATAACCACCTGCCTATGGATTTAAATTAACAAATGCATTTATTAGAAAGTCATAAAAAGTATTCGGAATTAGTTTTGTTTTATACATATCCTTTATTTTGTATTTTAAGGTGGAAATAAAGAATTTATCAACAATTTCGTCTATATTCAGGTAACGCGCAAAGATGTAGCTGTGATAGGGAATGTAGCTCAACAAATACCAAAATTCAAAATCAGAATCGCATAATGCATTAAGACTTTCAACATCTATAAAACTTGCAAGATAAGTTTTATCACATTTTTGATGAAGACTTGCGAAAAACTTATCGTTATACAAAATTGTTGGATCTTTTATAAAATACTTGAATGAATTTGGTAAAATTCGAATCTGCTCGGTAAGTGAAAGATTGTAGATAATTAATGCTTCTGGGATAAGGGTTGAAAGATATGTTTGATACTCTATAATTTGAATGATATCTAAAAGTGTAAGTATTTTTGGCTTCAAGTAGTATTTATTATCAATTACATCAAGATAAGTGTAATCTGGGAATAAATCTAAAATCGAAATGTTATGCATGAAAATTCCAAAAATTTTCTTCCACTTTGAAAAATCATAGACGGTTTCAAGATTTGCAAATTCTCTTGATGAGAAATACTCAAGAGAATATCCCGCTTGTCGCCATCTATAAATTACTTGATTGTCAATTTGACTTAAATACGCATCTTTATTTACAAAGATTTTTCGTAGCATAGGGTATATCTTATACTTCTCATTGTTTGTATAGTAGAAGACATTATCATTTTTCAAAAGCTCATCAATATAAAGTTGTACTAGGAAAGCTTTATTGAAAACATACTGAATTTGCGATACATCTAAGGATTGACAAACAACTGGAATCTTCCTTGCAATAGATGCATAAATTACATCGCGAATATTTACAGGTTTTGTGTAATCATCGTATATAAGAAATTGGAGAAAACTTTTGTTTTTGTACGTTGGTAAATCAAAGAAAAATGAACTTAAAGCAAGCCATGTAAAGTATAGTTTAAATTGATATCCGTAAATTGGGAAAGTTTTGTCGAGAACTGCTTCAAATAGCATGTGTATAAAATCATGATATTCATTTGGAAATTGCTTGATGAATACATCGAGAAAATAATTAATGTGATTAATTAATTGACGAGTGATATTTTCGGCAAAATTCTTGAAGTTATGAGTGAAAAAGTAATACATTGTAAATATAAAATCCAAGTATGTGATAAATTGGTATAGATGTTTTCTAAGGAAGGCAACAAGTTGGGAACGATAGTGTTTCCAGAAATTATTTTTGTTATAGATGAATGTATTGTTATATTGTGATAAGTCAAAGTAGTATGCATAGGATTTAGCTTCGTTTTCAAATTTTACCTTTTGGAAACCTGAAAGTAAATCTGATAGCTCCTTAATTACATCGAATTCATAAAACGAAATATCAATTTCGTTAATAAGCTTATCAATGCGTTCTATTGCCTTTTTATACTGTTGTAAAAACTGACGATTACCTGTTTCTAAAAATGAAATAAATGTATCAAGAGAAATAGAATTTGCAAGTAATGCTAAAAATTTATTACGATATATCGAGTAGAGATATTCTTTTATTTTCCGCGTAAAAATTTTTACATTGATTTTGTATTTTTCAAGTAGTTGTGAAACATGTGGATTCTGAAACATTTCCATCAAAGTATTATAATATGCGCTAGCGATTGCTTTTGCACCATAATCCGCTAGATTCTCAATGAATTTTGTAGTTAGTAATTCTTTGTATCGAGATATTATTCTTTGGAATAACTCGCGATTAAATGTAAAATGGCTTTGGAGATATTTGAAATGAAAATCGTTGTTTATTTTACTTGCATAAATGTTGGAGTCAATCGATAAATTCAACTTATCGGTAAGATAAATTGTAAAGCTTTCATCATACTGCAATTGAAGATAGTATTTATAATACTCCAGTGCATTGTAAAAGATATTGCTAATTGCAGGAAGTGAAGATGCATCTATATCAAAATTAAATTTCCTTTCAAACGGTAGCTGTAGATATACATTAGCAAAATCTATGAATTTTTCAACGTCAGTATCATACTGTCCATCTAGTAGCTTTTTAACTATTGATGCATAGTATGAAGTTTGTTTTGTACCTACAAAGTAGGAGACAAACTCATTATAATCAACGGAACTCAAAAATTTTGCCTGATGCTTTAAAAAATGAATCATAAAAATTTGAATGTAGTCCAAAAATGAAATTGATGTAAAGTCTGCAAATTTTGATACACATTCCCAGTAATGAGATGCAATTAAGTCAGTATCCAATTTATTACCTAATACTTCGGTTAAAAGCTCATTAAATAGCACTACGAAAAATTCTTGTAATGTAATTCTCTTAAAAAACTGATTATGTTTTGAATACACGTTATACAAGTTTCCATTGGCAAGTAAAAATTTGAAGGACGTTATGAATTTACGAAAATACTGGGCATATTGTTTGATTAAGTAGGTTGGTATACGATTTTCTAAATCATTTTTATGAATTACGTATCTGAATAAAAAGTAGCAGAAATCATCCAGATTCTCAATGTATTTTAAATTGAGTAGAAAGATCCATAGGTATATGAGAAATGGGAGAGTGAGTGAGAATTTTCTATCGTAATTATCGAGATATTGTTGGATAAATTGTTTTTGCATATCTAAGATTCGAGCATTTAAATAATCCTCAAATAAGCTTTCATTAGGATCGCCTTCAAAGAAAGATTTCTCATCAAATGGAAATAATAGGCGTTTTAAAGCTTTCTCAAATACCATATTAGCAAGAATCCTCCGTTACTCGATATACATGTTGGAGTTTAATTTCAATGTCATTTACATCTTGAATAGATATATACTCTGGCACATATTCTTTTTGATTTGCAACATCATCAAGCTTATATCTATAGACTATATCAAATGGTAAACTAATATTTACTACCTCTACAACTCCAGGATATTTCAATAGAATGCTTCTAATTTCATCGCGATATATTGATGCATCAAAACCTGATTTAGTTTTCATAAATTCAAACAAGTCGTTTTTAATAGTATCCAAGAGTGAAACTTTGAAATTACGATCAATTAAAAGCGTAACGGTAAGTTTTAAGGGTAATTCAATATTTGTACTATCGATTACCTGAGGATCATATATAATTGGTGAGCGATAAGAGTTAAAGCGTATATTTGAAATGTAACCCCAGGTTTTTGCAAATCTAAGGATACATTGTGTTGAAAATGGTAGTTTGCTATATGCGTTAGAGTAGAGTTTATCAAACGTTGCGTAAATTGTTTCAAAGCTATTTGTTGCAGTTAGAGTATAGTAGTCTCCAATTTCTAGAATTGGTACTCCATAAATTGTATATGCCTTCTGACTAGGAATATTTTTTAAGTCAGCTGGGATTTTAAATGCTTCAATATAAATGCTAGGATCAATATTTAAAACTTTAACTAAAGCTACTTCTTTGTATTCTTTTAGCTCAATTTTTGGATATTGCACTCTTAATCTACCGGCATAAAAACTTTCAACGTTTCCTTTATATACATTACCAATAATTGTAACGGTAGTTCCTTGCCCTTCAACAACAGGGATCATTTTGTTGGTTTTTCTATCAAACAAATAAGTATTCTCAGCCTGATATAGATAATACTCTTTAGATTCCTCAAGGGAATAATTTGAGTCAAGTACAATATATTGCTTTTGTGCATACTCATAATTGGTTGTAATTAGATAATGCGTATAGTTATCTGGATCAAATTTCATGTCAGAGTATACTGAAATTTCCTCAGGTTCATTGTTTGTGAAAAATAAAAAGCATTTATCTGGTTTAATTGTTGGATCGGTACTGTAAATATTATATTGCAACTGTAGATAGGATACTGTATATTCATCGGCATAGCTCCAAATATATGGGAATTCGTAGATATATTGGATATTATCAATGTATGCGGATACAAGTTGTTCTCCCTTATAGAAAATCAAGCATTGCCATTTATATCTTACTTTTTCCTTTAAAAGATTTGATGGAATTGTAAAGTTTATGTAGATAAAACCATTTGGATCAAAAGATATATTGTAGTCAGAATTATCCAATTGCGTAATTAACTCACCCGTGTCTTGATTATAGAGTGCTAAATGAATTTCAAGATCATCTTGATAATTTTCCTCGCTTAAATCTAATGAGAAAAATTGTAAAGTTAATTGATGTTGATAATATCCCTGATTATATTGGATTGCCAGAGTTGAAGGTTGGATTAATGAAACTCCATCCGTTTCAGAAGGTTTGGAAATTAGAAAATGCCATGGTAATGAAATACCATGTAAATATCGATAATACTTGAAGATTTTAAGCTTACTATCGTAACGTAATGCAAACGGTATTACTCCAGATTCGTTAAATTGAATGTAGTTAGGAGTATCTGTAAAGAGCGAGGAGTCTATAAATGAAGCTCTATTATATTTTTTGTCAAATGTATATACAATTGATCCCTGAGGAATTTCTGTTTGTAGTACATTTTTTAGTGTAATTGTATTAGTTTTAAGCGGTTTGAAATTGTAGTATAAAACTGGATATAAAGTGGTTTGCAAAGTTAACGCGTAATTCCAAGTTGCAGTTACATCATCGTAATTAAGAATTTTTGCAATATTTTCAAAGTCATTTACTGAGATAATTCTGTCTTTGGAGTAAAAATATAATAATGCATTTCGTTTAACTGAAAAGACATCTTCCTCGTCTTTTCCATTTGTAAATGCATAGTTTTTACAAAAAGTATCGTGAATTTCGCCGGTAAGTAAGTTTGTACATGTAGTTGCAAGTTGTAGAGAATTTTCGGGACAGTTACCTTTAGATCCTCGAGTATAATAAACATGGATTTCAACAGTGTCCCCAGGTTTAACTCTTTTGCCAAATACTCCGTTTGAGAATACAAAGAGACATGTTGTATCAAGTTCTTCTACTACATAACAGTACTCATTTGGATTTGCATATGTAATATCCTCAACCTCATTTATAAGTTGGCCGTTTACATATACTTTATACTGAGTTACATAATAATCAGGTTTCCTTAATACGAGACGGTAAAAGTCTCCTTCCGCATAATCGGTTACAGTAAATTCATGTTTATCAAATTCTTCTTGAACTACTTCAATATTTGCTACAATATATGTATTTCCATCAATATGCTGAAATTGTCCAGTACCTAAAAACCAGTTTTCATTTTCATCAATATAGTAAACAACGAGACTTTTATCACCTGCATAATACTTTATAACGTAGGTGTATTTTGGATAGTAAACAGTATTTCCATATGTAAAATAATGCTCACTTGGAGAAATAACGGTTTCGAAATCTTGACTAGGATCAATGTTTATGTAAAACGATACAGTTCCCGATGCAGGAACAGCTCTTTTACGTTTATATCCAAGTAGTCGTGCATTTCTAAGAATATTATCAGGAATTGTTGCAGTTAGAAGATTTGTTTCATTAAAAAGGTATGCCAAGTAAAATAAAACGTTTTGATCAGCAAGTGCAATGATATGCGCGAGAATTGAGATAAATGAAGAAGGACTTCTATCAATCTTTTGGCCAATAGCTTTCTCAAAGTTATCCAGAATGTTTTCTTTTATCTGCTCGATATATGGTGTAAAATTCATCTAGTATACCCCATTGAAAAAGTTTTTATACTAAAAAAGTAGTTCAGCGAGTAAAAATAGGTAGGCCTGGAAGCTTCCAGGCCTACACAATGTATCAAAATTAAGATGCAGTTGTTCCTCCACCAACCTTGTCCCCTTGATCAGATTCAATTGCAAGCATTTGGTCGTATCTTGCTTTAAGATAGTTGTTTGTACAATGGGTTACTGTTTTTGGGTAGAAGAAGAATCTATCATAAGATAAGGTTAAAGAAAGCATTACTTTGTCATTTGTTGCAATATCGTTAGAAATATTGATTGGTAAGTTTGTTGGCCAGATTCCTAAAAATTCAATTGCAAAGATGATTCTGTCAATATTTGGATCTGTTAAAAACCACCAACATTGTCCTTTATATAAGTCTTGAGCATAAGGAGAGGAAGTAGAAGCTGGTTGATTTAAACCTTTAACTCTTGCAGCTCCAGATCTCATGGATCTTAATTGGAAGAACCACTGTCTAATAACAGACATTACTCTACCGTTGAAAGTTTCCCAGAACTCAACGGTAAATGTTTTATCTACTTCAAGTCTTCCAGGAACAGAGTTCCAAGTTCCACCTAATCCATCAATAGTAACTTGAGTAATTGTTGGTTGTGGAATATCGATTTTTGTGTTAAATACGTTGAAGATGTTATCTGCAATATCTTTTGTAATTTTACCGTGAGAATCGTCTTGGTTGTCAGTAAAGATAGTTTTTGGTAGGTTCCAGGTTATGAAGAAATAACCGGAAACAAGAGGTTCATCTTCATATTGCAATCCGTCTCTTACTAAAATCCTGTTAAAAATGTTGTTTAAGGAATTAAAATTACTAACTCCTAAAGCAGTTGTATCACCGTAAAGTTTCATGACTCAAAATTCCTCCCTTTTCAGGATCCAGAGTTACTGTTCTTTTTTATAGATATCCATGACATATAAAGTAGAAAGTAGATTTTGACATCTGTTTTCTAATTCTTCATCTGAAAAGATAAAATCAACTGATAATTGTTGTGTAAATGTATATAGCTCAACGTTTCCAGTATCTATTGTAAAAATATCTAAAGGTACGTTTACAGGCCATACTCCTATTAAAGCAATTGCAAAAGTAACTGTATGTACCTGTGGATCAGTTGTGAATAAAACCATATTCGCTTTATATTTTGCTTTGTATCCGGAACCATAACTTTCAACTAATCCTGGAGTTGCATTTGAGTATATATCATAGCTAATAGGCCTTATTGCTTGATGCCATGCTCTAAAAAATTTTGTAAGTGACATGTATTGTGAATCAATGAAGCGAATTGTAATGTTAGTAGTTTGCTGAATTTTACCAGGCGTTTTGATTTGCAGAAATCCATCCCATGTTGTAATATCTAAAGTCCAATCACCTAACGTTACCGAGCGTATTAACGTTGCAACAGCATTTTGTTGATCTTGTACATTTACCAAATCATAGTTAGATAGAAAAGTTTGAGAAATAGGAGGTAGATGTTCAATCCATGCAAAAAAGTATCCGGCTACTGCAGGTTCAAATTGATATTGTGGTTCATAGTTTCCATTGACATTATACCAATCAACACCACCTTGTCTAGTTAGGACATTTTTAAATACATTTGGCATCGAGGCACCTATTACATGTAGTAATAAAAGCTCCCAGGGGTTAACCCCTGGGAGCTAAATTCACAATATTCAATTTTTTGGATTACTTAATAATGAAGTCGAGAAGAATTTTTTCCAATGGTCTTACAGGTACAAGTAAAATTGTAGCATGAGCCATTTTTTGTTTCTTTTCGTATTCTGTAGCTCCAACAGTTACGTTGAATAGCTCTAAACCACGTCTTGCTTGAATTTCTGCAAGGAATGATCTAATTCCGGCTTCAATTTGTTGCCATGTAGTTGGATCGTTTTGTTCAAAAATGAAGTATTCACAGAATTTTCTTAAGGATTTTGCAATATATAATACAAGTCTTGCAATGTTTACGTTTTGTAATGCAGATGGTTTTCTTTGAGAGGTTAAGTTACCCCAAACTACATAAGTTCCCATTCTTTTTGTAAGTGGGTTGATTTGATTGAGGTACCATCTATCTAAGTCTGCATTTTTAACTACGTATTGTAATTCGAGACATTGGAATGTACCTCTGTTAAATCCTGCAGGAGCAAACCATAATTCACCCATCTTATCACTTCTTGGAATTACGTAAGCCATATGATAAGATGGAGCTACCCATAATTCTTTTCCTTCATGTTCACTATAGATTTTGGAATATGGTGCATAAATTGCTGCTTGCCAGTGGTTGAAGGATGCCATTTCATTATTTCTGATAGTTACTGCTTCATCAGGATCTTTAGATCTAGGTAAGTCAATTACTGCAAAACAGTCTCCTCTTGTTAAAACGTAGTCGAGTATTTTAAGTTTGATGTTAAGAGGATACCCTGCGTCAAAGATTAAGGAAATGTCGTTATCGTAAATATCTACAACTCTATCATCAAAATATCCAGAAAGTGCGTAGTTCATTGCATTTGCAAATACAACTTGATCAAGTCTACCTTTTTCGTCGTATAATGCTCCAAATGAACCGTTTCTAAGTTCAATAAGTACTCTCTCGTTAGGGAATGGAGATCCTGGATTGTATTCATAAAATGGCTCTAATACTCTATCAATAATTCTCTTGTTTGGATCCTTAGGATCTGGAGTTTCAACAGCCCATTTTAAATTATCAGCGTTTACTTGAATTCTTACGTATTTAGAGTATTTATTAAGTACATAACCGATGTAGATGGATTCTCCAGAGTAGTCTGTATCTTTTGGATCGAAGGATACTACAAATGGACCTTCAATTGGAGAAAGTGTATTTGTTGTATCATCATATCTAAATACAGTAACTTTGTAATAACCTGGATTTGTTACATCTGGTATAATTCCAATTCTAAGTGAGTTATACCAAGGTCCTCTTCCAACCCCGTAAATTACAAATAGTGGTTTGAAAGAGTCTGCAGCTGGATTAAAGTTATACCAGTAAGAAGATGGATCTGTATAACCAGGGAAATATTTATCAGTAAATCCGTTGCTTGGATCTAAGATTGCGTCGATTTTGAGTTCTTCCCAGTTGGTTTCAGTTAAAAGTGCAGGAATTGTTGTATCAGTTTTTACAATAAGTGGGTTGTATTCTAAGTCGATATCGTCAGTTCTAATTGTAGTTGCAGAAATGGATTTTGTAACATATCCAAATTGTTCATCTAAGTCGAGTGTTGCATCTGGATCTTCTGGTACTCCATAAAGTGGATCAAAGTATCTTACAAATGGAGCAACTCTGTCAAGATTTCCATTTGAGTCAGTTTGATATACTACACCTAAAGTCATATGAGCAAAAGTAGGTGCTGGAAGAACTTCACCGCTCACTACAGGGTGAGCATAGTCTTCAGGAATATTTTCTTGAACTGGTAATACTCTCATTACGTAAAGCCAGGTAGATGCCTTCTTATAGTTGATAGCGTTATATAGTCCTTGTCCGTATTTATGGAGGTTTGGTTCTCCAAAGTATACAGGTAAATCAATGCTTGATGCAAATAACATTACGTTATCTTCACCACGTTCACTTAAAAATGGAATAAACCCTATTGTACCTGGAATCTCTTGTAAATATGTTGATAAATCTGTAATTCGTACGTAAACACCTGGGGATATCATATCCATATTATATGCGCCTCCACTTCTACGTATTCAAACTAAAATTCTAATTGTATGTCAAATTAGAATCTTACACGCCATGTTAATTCAATTGCAATTGAATCATTCTTTGGAATTGGCTCAGGCTCAATAAGTCTAGAGAATAATACAATTGGATATCCAGTAATGTCATCGGGATAAGCCATAAATAATCCCCATTCACCAATTGACGTTGCAATTGTTGGATCGTAAGAAATATCGTCAGTTTCTACTTTTATTTGGAATTCAGTTATAACTGGTCCTAAAGTATCATCTGTTACAATTTGATAAGTTCCAATGCGTTTGTAGATATATCCTAAATCGGGCATTTCGGGATCTTTGTAGTAAATTGAAGTATCAATTGAAGTATCGTCAGATGCTTTAAATGGTAATGGAGAAATTAATTTTGTTAAAGTATATGCAGATGCGGTAGTAACTGTACTTTCGCTACTTGATGTTTCTGTACTTGTAGTATTTGTTGTAGTGGAACTCGCATTTGAATCAGTTGTAGTATCGCTTGAAGTAGATGAACTTGATGAATCTGATGAAGATAATAATACTTGCGAAGAATTATCAGTACCTGCTCCAAATAAAATGATTCTGTAGTTGTCTGCTTTTTCCCAAACAGTTGGAGGTACTAGAGAATTTGCAGGTTGAGTTAATGGCCCAAGGGTAAACTTCACTAATGCTAATTCATTTGCTACTTGTACAATTAAGTTCTTTTCATGTCTTACATCTAAGAGTTTTCCGTTTTCATATATTTTTCTAATAACTTCGCCTTTAAAATACATAGCATTCCTCCTAATAACTGTTAGATTCTGGTTCGTGTATAAGTTACTTCCTTTAAAAGAGTTCCATTTGAATCAAAAGTTTTAATACTATAGTCAACGCTCATATCTTTAAACAATCCAAACTCTTCAAATAAAATCCAGTCGCTATACTCTCCCAAAATAATATCTTCGTAAATTGTATTAAACGATTGACACTTTGTATTATCAATTGCACTAGAATCTGGCTTTACACCATCTAGAGTCCAGTTGTATACAAATTTAGATTGATCGTAATAAATTACCCCGGTGTAAGGAAGATAACAAATGATGCGATCTAAATATGCGTAAAAAGTATTGTTGTATTTCTCAATTAGTTTTTCGCAATGTTCTTGAAGGGGAAGTCTTTCAAATGGGTAAATTAAAATAGTTAAAGCTCTTTGTAAATCCGTAATGTTCAAAGTTTCAAATACCGACTCAAATTGCAAATATATAGACTCGTCGGAATAAAAAGTTACATAATATGGAAAAATCTTACGATAAATTTGCAAGAAACTAGCAATTGACTCTTTAAAATTATAGTAGTTCGTAAGAAGACATTTTTCGTATTTAAGTTGAATTAAATAGTAGTTTATCGCGTCAATTAATGTGGCAATGAATTTAAAACACTCACTTTCTGGAAACTGTTTTACTACATATGTGTAATATGCTATGTTTACGGTAATGAGATACAAGTCGTAATTGATTTCTTTTAACAACTCAAAGTTGGTAAAAACTTCAAATTCTTCTTTATGAGTTTTGGTTAAATCAACAGTATAATAACTAACAAACTCATTAAACTTTTCCGTTAGATTTTCTTCAAATCCTAATTGTGTAGTATACCTATCGTAAAATGTAGTTGCGGCGAAATACGCCGCATGCTCTAAAATCTTAAAACCTTTACATTCTTCATAAAACTTGCTTGCAAATTTTTCAAGTAATGGATCAAGCTCTACATGTTCTTGCAAATAAGTACGAAAATCTAAATATTCGAAAATACGTTGTTTTACATATTCAACGCATAATTGAACTACTTTATCTCTAATCTCTGGAGTTGTAAAGTAGCCAGCATATGTATATTTAATGTACTCCGAAATTAAATACTCATTGTCTTCAGTTAGTAGTAAAAATTGCTGAAAATCGACATTTACGCCTATCAAATGTAAAATAAACTGACGAGCCAAATAAATTTCTAAAAACGAGTAGAGTTCGTTTGTTTCTGTAAAAGGCTGTAAAGTTTTCTCTAGTATACCGTGGCGTTTATAGTTGTAGTATGCAACATATGCCAATGTATTGAGAAAAAATAACTCCGTACGGATTTCTTTTACATACTCAATTTTCCCGATAAAGTATAAGGATGTAAATGTAGGTACTGTTAGTTGCTCGATAACCTTAGGATCCAAGCGAAGTCTTTTTAAAACGGTGTTTGTATCAAGTAGCAAACCAGTATCTTTTGTTACAAACGTTATTGGATCTTTGTTAACTAAAACAACTTGATCACATATCAATTGATAGACTTTTAAAATTGACAGGATATTTTCTATAAGCTCATTAATTGCAAGCCTTGAAAATAGATGTCTAATTTGATAAACCATTCGTTGTTGTAAGATATCAACTGCTTCAACATCAAAAAGGTAATCAATGTATAAAAATGACATAGTTTTGAGAAAGTTTTTACCTGTTAAATAGGAAGGCTCAAAATAGGATGTCGCATAATTTATAATACCAACACTTCGTTTTGCAAGAAATTCTGCTAAAACATTTGCAAACTTAAAGGATTTGTAGTATTCAGGATATTGTGATAGGATAAAATCAAGAGTTAACGAGGAATCAGCATTATTAACGTAATCGATATACTGTTTGATAAAAGTATCAGTAGTTAATGCCATCTACTACCTTGGATTTTTTAATAGCGTATCTAAATATTGAAATGCATAATATGTACATGCAAGTAAGTAGAATTTATCATTGCTTGTCAATGATGGTATTTGTCCATCTTTAGTTGCCTGTATTTTACGATCTTCCAAGTACTGCTTAAAGGTTAAAGCATTTGGATCATCACTTGGTAATCCCCTAAGAATCAAGATACATGGATTTAATGAGTCATAGCTTAAAAGTTGGAAATTATTGTACATGTATTTTGCAAGTAATATATTCCAGATTACTTTGTATTGCTCATATAAATATGCAAGTACATTGTTAACGCATTCATCAACCTGCATATCTAAAGCCTTTAGACATGTGTCGAGAAAATTTAAAAATGCCGTATATCGTTTGAACTTGGACTCTTCAAAAAAGTACCAAACGTCATAGTTTAAAATGTACTTTTTATCTACACGTTCAAAAATTTTAGATATTTCGTATTTATCAACCTGTAGAGTTAGACGGTAGAAACGTAATGGAGCTTTTTCAAAGAAATTTGAAATTTGAATATTTACTACTTTAAACAAGCGATTATGATTAACGCTTGTGAAAGCAATCTTATCAGCATTTGTAGGCTCAATACCAAAATGAGATGGAAAAACTATGTTAATTTCATCTTGACGGAAAATTACTCCAGTTTCATTTGCTTCTTGAGTTTTTGTGTATCCAGAATCAATCATATATACTGGTAAGTCTACAAATTGTAAATAGCGCAAGCTTGAGTAGGAGTCGAGTTCATGAGAATATAGTGAAGTTTGAGTTGTTAGGTTAGGTTGCATTTGCGCTTGGAAATACTGACATTTAATAGGAGCTGGAAATGCACTATAAATCAAATGCAATGCTTTTAAATAGTCTAGTTGATAATCAAGTGGATTGAAAATCATATTTTAGAGTACCCCGAGTACTTTTTCGATATTTAGTATAGATACGTATTTGTCAGCAATTTTCAAAAGGATTCGATAAGTTAAATCCTTTGTTTTTAACTTCAGCGTAATTTCAGCATATAATTCTTTATTTTCAATGCGCTTTACAATTACATTTACTAAGTCAAAAATTTGACTTTGTGATAATGCATAAGTCAAATCGGATTCAAGTTGTTTTCGTAGTAAGTCATCTAGATTGTCAAATACTCTATTTAAAACTTCGGAACCGAAAAGACGATCGTAAATTTTAGCACCCTTTGGATATGTAAGTAGAGTTAAAATATCCCTTACGATAAATTGAGTATAATCAGTAAGACATTGCAAATCTACTGCATTTGGTTGAATGAAAGGCTGAAGATCTATCATTCTTTCTTAGGAATTCTCCTTTCAAATTTCTTGAAGTGATTTGATACGGTTTCAACTTGCGATAGCTTTCTTTGTATATCGCTTACATCTTCACCAGCTTCAAGTGTACCATCTTGTAAAAGAATGTACCGATCTGCCATTTTAGAAGCAATGAATTTAAACTGTTTTTCAAATTTGTAAATTTTCTCCATAATTTTAACAATTTTCTTTCGCGGAAGCTTATATAGAAACGTAGGATCCACTCCCAAAAAGTATAAAACTTCTGCAAATAAAGTAGTTTCAAAATTCTTAAGATCCTGGACGAAAAAGATTTATAACAGTGGATTTTAGATCCCCCTGTAACGCATGATTACAATTTTTACAATTTGCCTTAAACTCCATCTTTAAGTAGTATTTGTTTAAAGGTGCCCAAGAGTTTACCTTTTCCAAGATTTCAGCATCAAATTCAGCGATAACTTTAACTAATTCCATTATGGTATCTAAGAAATTTGGATCTTCTTGATTCCAGCTAATTGTAACAGATTCGCCAGTAGATATCTGTTTTACCCCATCAATAATTAAGCATTGAAGTAATGCAGTTGTAATTAGAGGTAAATTGATTTCGGTTATATTGTATTTAGGCCAAAGGCTTTTATCTGACGAAAGCGTACCTATAATGTCATTTATTATAATAGCTTTCTTATAATTTGGGAAGGATACACTGATTTCGATATCTCTTTCGGGGAGTGAAATTACGGATTTTGCATCGAAAATTGGCTCATTGTTTTGATTTACTTTTATATCGGTTATCAAATTTTCAAAGGGTATTGAATATGTATTTTCTTTTTTACAATTGGGACAAGTTACTGAAAAACTCAATTTCTTTTCGGGTACGGTTAATATTGCAATTCCAAGTACGATTGCGGCAAGATCATCATCAATTGTATGGGTTAAAAAGTACTCAAAGTCATTTTTATAAACTTCTTTGTTTTCGATGCAATTGTAAATTGCATGAAGATATAAATAGGATGCTTGTTTGTTGTACATAGTAACGGATTCACGCAATGCTATTTCTTCTTTGAATGTGAGACCACGTACGAGTACCTTTTTTCCAAAAACCGGAGTTATAACTTCGTAAGTAGGATGTTTTACTTTAATAGGCATTACTAGTACCCTCCTTTTTCTACTAATTTTACATTAAACAAACTTTAACGGTTTCAGTTTCATATTCTTGCAATTTTGTAAGAATATCATATTCGCTAGTTTTAATCACAATGTTTTTAAAGCGCGCAGTAAATATGTCTATAAAGAATTGCACGTAATCAATCTCAAATGTTTTCTTAAAGTATAAAAATGATGGTCCAATATAGATGACGGATAGATTACTAATGTAAAAGTCAAAATTCACAGTGCAATAGAAGTAGAATTCTGCAAGGTAGAAAATGTATGTAACAAGTGTATCTAAAAAATCAATATCTGTAAGTTTATGGCGTTCCTGCTCTAGATGTTTGAATACTAGTTGAAATGGTTTTAGATATAATTCCTCAACATGCTCCTTAAAAATATCTGACTCAAAACCACATTTTTCAAGAATAGTGCGAATCTGTTTACATACAAATTCACACAGTCGTATAAAAATGGAAGACTGAGCATACTCACATTCATTCCAAATATGACCATTGTAATATACAATAAGTCGGCTTAAAATATCGTATATGTTAATAAGTTGCTGTAGTAAAGTATAAACTATTGCATACGTATTCTCTTTAAACTTATGATCAAATGCAATTAAAGACTCGAAAATTTTTGAGCGAAATTTATACAAGTCCGCTTTATGCGTATCAATTTTCACAAATAATCTGAATAACCTAAATGAGTCAAACTTTAATAGTAATTCGGATTGATTAACTGATTTGATTTCTAATTCCTTAAGGACGTAGTAAAAATCCCCAGGATCCCTACATAAATTACAATCTACCTTACAACGTAACTTCATTGTTACCCGTTTATTAATATGTACTTAATAATACCATCCTTTGATTAACGTAAAAACTTATCGGTTCTAAGCAATGAATCAAGCTTTGTAACTATTACCTCCACCTGTAGATATATTTTATCTAAACGCTCATGAATGTGTTTAAACTCGTCGAAAATGCGATTAAAATCCTTATCCCTTAATTTGGTATCAGTTTGCATTTCTTGTCTCATTTGATTTAATATTGCTTCGAGTTTGCTTGATGTCTCGCGCAATTCCTTGATGAGTTCATCAATATCTACATCCTTAGTTTTGCTTTGTTCATTATCATTAGAGCTAGACTTTTTCCCAAATTTCAGTCCTAATTTTGAAATAAGAATTATCAATCCAAAAATAATTATCGCTATTAAAAACAATAGAGAATGTAATGGATAGCTATCAACAAATACTTTGAACGCAGTTATTGTTTCCCTATCAAGCATTTTACAATTGCTTGCCGTCCTTTGAACTTATACACCTACTAGAAAGTCAGTGTAAACCTCCCGAGTTCTTCTGCACGCTCAAATGCTATGTTTCGTAAAATACATGAACCACACTTATTACATGGCTCTCCATTTTCATTTGGATAGTAGCATGAATTTGACATTGAATAATCTACATTTAGTAGTTCGCCCAATTTTACGAGATATGTTTTCGTTAGGTTTATTAAAGGGGTTAAGATAGTCACAGTATTTGGAAATTGCGTTGCGTAATTTGCAACATATCCGAATCCAAATATATATGGGTAGGAGTTATCAGGATAAGTCATAGATTCTGATAAATTTGCTCCCAATACTACTGCGTCCAATTGATTTTCTTCAGCAATTTTTAGAGCGTAAGTAATAAAAAGCGTATTACGAACAGGAATGTAATGTGAACTAGATTCTGCTTCTTCTTCATCAAAATTAGAGATAGGTGCCAATTCAGGCATTTCAATGATGTAAAGCGGTAGATTTAATTTTTTTGCAAGCTCTCTTGTTTTTATGAGTTCAATTTCTGCGGCCAAATGATTGTATGTAAAGTGAAGCAAGTATGGTTTTATATTCAAGCGTAATAAAAGATAGACGTTGGTGATTGATTCCAATCCTGAGGAGTATAAAACAAGTGCAGTTTTACAGTTTACATTTCCCTCAAGATAAAATTTTCTTTCAATAGGATCTACTTGTACTGTAAGATTTCGATATAGCATTTTTATATACCTCCTTTTTCCTTCTTCTTTTTTATACAAAGAGTGCAAAATTTGATACGAGCATTCCATCCTTAAACTGATAAGTAAATGCTTTTAACCCTGCTTCCACGACGATAATTTTCTTTAGCATTTTGTGGTAGAGAATGTATAGAGACATTCCTTTGGTTTTCTCTTTTAGATGTCTTGCTATTTCAGATACTTCAAGTTTTTCAGACATCGAGTCGATATAAAATGCAACAAGTTGAGTATCGATTATTTCGTCAGTTACCTTTACGTTATCAAACTCGTATACTATACCATGATGTAAAAAAATATAGTCGCGCAAATCCAGTGGTTGAATTTCTAGAATTAAAGGTAAATGGGTATCGATTGGTTCAGTTTCCGGAATTGCACGCGCATATAAAGCAATTAGTACTTCAGGATCGCCTTTATGCTTTCGCTCGTAAATATTGTAAACTGCTTTCTCAAAAACCTCCTTTATATTTTCTGAACTATGCTCTTTATCCCAAAAATGACCAACGTATTTTTTTGCAAAATTTGTGCTATAGTTGATAAATAGATGTCCCAAAGCATCATATCCGCGATAAAACCAAATACGTTTTAATTTTTCTGGCGTAGGAATGATTTGCTTAAATAGTGAAAGCTTTCCGTGATACATGATAGTAGTACACATAAAAAATACCTCCTTTATGTTTTTTGTCATGAATTATTTATGCAGATAATAAAGTTGGTAAGTAAACTGTAAAATCCAATTCATTTGCGATATTAATTGCCGTAGTTACAACTAGATCATACTGTCTAGAGATTCGCTTTAGAGTTTCTATGTATTGAGAGTTATATGGTTCTTTGTAATACATTTCAGTTGTTAATGTAGTATTGAGTTCAAAAATTGAAATAGTTGGTATGAATGCACGTAATTTACTTTGTTGAAATTTGTAGTACTCAATACCAAAAGTATATAAATTATGCATACCTACAACCAATAGAGTTCTTTTTGCGTTTAATGCTCGTACTATATTTGGCATATAATATTGAGTACATATGGATAGCAAATCCTTTAGTAAACCGAATTTTTCGCTATAATGAAGTGCAAATACAAATCCCAAACTCAATGTACATGAACTACATAAGCTAACAATGGGAATGTGATCAATAATGATTTTGTTTAGATTTGCTAGACGGGCTATAGTTAAATTTGGATTAAGATACCAAGTATTCATTCCGCAACATGGTAAATCTGCAATAATAATTTTGAAAAACCGAGAAAGCATCTTAAGACATGCATCAAGATAGTCTTTGTTGTAAGATCCGCAGCATCCAGTATACACATATAGCTTTTTTTGTACAGTTGGTTTATTTACACGACTGTATTTTCTACAGGGACAGCTCATTTTTACATACCACCTTCTCTTTAAAGTAAATATACAAAGTTGTAAATTTCATGACGGTAAAATTTTGGCCCGATTTCAACAAGTCGTTCAAATGTACAAGCTTCACTTTCATATAAATTAACCCACGCAATATGATAGACGTACTTCTTTATCCATTCCCAGTCGAGTTTAGATTTTGGTTGAATTAAATTTGGAAAAGGGAAATAGTTGATTGAATGTTTAGCTAAAACTTTATCAACATCTTGTAATGTAGCAAATCCTTGATAATATCTGTAGAGCACATCGTATACTTCTTGAATTCCGAATGCTAACGTTGGAACTCTCACATTATTTTTTGCTTGAGCATAAAGGAAACCTTTTACATATTCCTCTGGTATTAAATCCTCTGCAGTTTTTCGTGGGATAGTTATTTTGTTATACTTGTAATGGAAAATAATATAATCTGGGGTAAAATTACACCATGATTGAACTGGAATATAATGAATATTTCCTTCGGAATCTTCTGTTTGAATAAACACTTGCTTTCTAAAAAACTCGAAGAAATAAATTTTTAGCCGTTTCTCACTCCAGTTTTCAAAGTAATACTGCATAATTTCATTTACGTAATCGGTAAATTGATAGGTTCTGAATTCAGAGTAGCGCAGTAAACTAATAAACCTGTCGCGATACGAAGGAAACCAATATTCTGCTACATCTTGAGCCCATTTTTCAATCACATCATCTAAACTAATGTTGTCATAAGTACGAATTGCACTCATTGTTTTACCATTGAAAATTTAAGGATTGATTAATCTAGAGTATTATTTGCATTTGGATTTTTCAAAGCTGCACGTTCTCCAAACCAAAAGCCAATTAATGTGGATACGGTTCCTGAAATTGAAAGTAGAAATTCTTTATACGAAAGCTGATGAGTATATAATCCTATGATCAATGCAATCATAAAGAGTCCAATTATTAAAATCGTAAGAATTGGACGTACAGATGCTCTGATAATTTCCAGTTGGGTTTGCTTGAATAAGTATTCCTTTAAACCATCTTTACCTAAATACTTTTCTAAAAGTTGAAGATCGCGTTCTTTAAGCTCCATCTGCAGTTTCTACATTTCGTACTTTTATATTAACCTCCTCAAGCAGTCTATCTAGATGCTCAAAAAATTTCTCATCATAGGTATTATGAATAATACTATGACATTTCGGAATTAATTTATCAACTTCAGTTTCAGATGGATGCTCGTCGTTATCTGTTTTTCCAATAATTCCTACAATGTATCTAAAAACATTGTAGATTTTATCGTTAACTACGTAAACATCTGAAAATTCTAAAATAGCTTGGAATTCATTTGGAAATCGCATATCGTCAATAGTTATCTTAGTAATTCCCTGTTTTATAAGAGTTTGAATCATACCAATTGCTTTAGCTACCCAATAATCTGAACGCCATGCTCTAAATACATCTGTACCGATAAATTGCAAAAGTTTTCTAGCAATGCGTTTTCTATCTTCAATATTATCGGAGTGGTAATAATGATAAATACTTGCAGCAATAATTGAAGCTACACTATGAGAAATTGGTAAATTTGGTTCAAAATTTCTTAAACCCGTAATTACATAATCAATTAGTTTTTGCATTGAGAAATCTTTAAGAGCAGGATTTAAAAGTTCACCTTCTTTATTAACTCCAAGACTTGCAACTAAATCTTTTAAAGGTTTGGCAAAAGATACTTTATGAAAACCGTATTTTTCCACTAGATATTGTGCTGCAGTTGTTTTTCCGGATCCTTTTCTTCCTACAAATGCAATTACATAAACAATATCGTTCATTGTTAAGAGTACCTCCTTTTACAGTTTTATTTTTGTTTCTTATTTTTATTTACGCGGATGATTTTGCGAGAAACTGATTCAGACATTGAGAAATTATCTTTCGGTCCAGTTGGAAGTTGTTTGTTTTGCATCATATACAATAAATACTCACGTAGAGATTTGAATTTCATTGGGTATACCTCTTTATAATGTTGATTTTAGAAATTAAAAAGCGATTCAAACTGTAGGTTTTTAATACGATGCACGTTATAACCATATACCATTATATCATATTGTAGTAAAGTTTGTGCAAAGCTTTCAGCATCTTCCGTATGAAAAACCTCTAAAATCCAACCGCGGTAAAAAGGAAGAAAAGGCGATGTTAAAACTACATGTATCCCTGGTTTAAAAAAACTCAAACTCTTTTGTTTTTCTTGTTGTATATAAATTGCAAGAGGTTCTGGGAAATCTTTGGGAAATTTTTCTAGTTGATCCAACCAAAATGCAATTGTACTATATTTGTCAGCATATAAATCAATTAACTCAGGTTCAAAGGGAATTTGAACCAGTTTAAAGTACAAAGCTTTAGGATGTCTCATAAAACGAGAATATTTTTTTAGTAATTCCTCTGGAATTTCCATAGGTTGCATAATAACCCTCCTTTTCCTTAGGCTAACACGGGTGCTCTAATTTTAAGACTATATTCTTTTGTACCGAGTTTTAATGTATGAAGATTTTCATCGGCAATATAATTTAGGCTTCCTCTAATAAATCCAATCCATAGTTTATCATTATCTACAAGTAAATTATTACCAAGGTAAACTTTTGGATCAACGTTTTGAGAAGCAATAAGCGATGTATTAAATACCAAAAAGCATTGATTACCAAGTTTTATAGCAAATGGACCATATGTTTCATGTGTCAAATTTAAGCCAGTTAGCAGTTTTACTCCGTAATATGTATAGCTATTAACTTGATACGTATTGTCAAGATCCACATACAATTGACTATAGGTATTCATAAGGATAGAGGAATCGTAAAATGCCTTGCCATTGGAGTCAATTAAATAAAAACCGAAACCTACGTCAACCAGATAAATAGATTTGTCTTTAAAGGTTTTGTCAGTTAAGTAGGCTTGTTTATTTACTGCAATCCCAAATGGGCCATAAAACTTAGAAACAATTGCATTACTAAAATCAACTTTTGGAATTAAGTAGGATACATCATTCCAACTTTGATCCACATAAACTTGTTTTGTTTCAAAATTGTATATACAAAGTGGAATTGTTCCATTAAATAGTAAACCGTAGGTTTCATTGATTGGTAATACTCGGAAATATGCGTTTTCAAGTGATACCATTTCATATAAATTCCACGGATACAATTTTGGATATGTCGGATTCTTCTCAAGTAAGTATATTGAATTATCCTTGTCGATAACTCCGTAACCTAGTGATTGTAAAACTTTGCGATCATTATGATAATGTACTGCATAAATTCGGAAGGTTAAAATTGGTTTGTCATTAAACCAGGTGATTTTTGAATCATTATAATCGATTGCTAAATTTTCATTAACTTGGATTACTTCAAGATATGGATAAGTTTCAAATATAGATTCATCAAATAACTCAACTTCAGGTTTTGTGATTAAGTTATTTTCGTATAAATATGCTGTTAAAGTACCTACATTTCCATCGGATGCTAAATTTGAAAACATTTCATTTATCTGCGCTATAACGTCTTGGTTACATAATGTAGTAAATAAGCTTAATCCGAGCAATGTAAGTAAACTTGATGATGCATTCGGATTAAATAAAAGAGATGCCAAAAGATAATTTGAAGCAAGTGAATTTAAATATGTCACGAGGATACTTGCTAGATTATCGTAGAATGCTTGAATAAAATCGAGAAGGTTTTGTAAAATTTGTCGGAGTTGTTCTATAACCGTTTGAATTAAATTGTATACATGCTTAAGTAGTACTATAATGGTAAGAATGCTTGAATTTGCATAAAGCTGGGTTAATAGATTATATAAGTCGTCAGTGATTGAAGTTATTTGAGACATTTGTTGACTTGCAAGTAGATATTCTTGATTTGGATATGTTTCAACCCACTGTTTTAATTTATCACGAAGCTGTTTTAAAATTTCGCAATACTCTTGGTAACATTTTAGTTTTGCGGCTAGTTGCGGAAGCATATTTGGATTAATTTTGAGTTTTATTTCCTCTAAAAAACTTGGAGTTGCTTTATAAAAGTCGTAATACGAGCTATAGTTTCGAAGTCTATATAAGAAATCTCGATTACCTTGTATAAATTCCACAAATAATTTACATGAATATGATTCTGTAAACTTTATGATGTCTTGCAAATACGTAAGATACTCCTGAATATCTTGCAATATGGTTTCTAAGTCGGATCCAATTTCATTTAATCCGTAATTTACAACTTGACTTAGGATATAAGTATTAGTACCAAGTAATTCATCGCTTACTTCCGATTCATTTAGATAGATAATACCAAATGCAGAGTCGTGATAATCATACATTGGATTTACTTCATATAAAACAATATCGCTTAACGCAAAGTCATACTCAAACTCTACATTCAATACATTATTTGCAAAAAGTTGGATAAAGGCTTCATAATGATACTTTGCTTTATCGAAAAATAGATGCCACCACTCCTTATCAAGCATTTCAAATAGTGAGATAATATATTGCTTTAAAGCATTATAGTTGACATTAGGAATCTCATTGGTATCAAGTTCTAAAGTATCTGGCAAATTACTTGTATTACAGAATTTAAATAACGCTTCAAATTTTTTCTCGATATCGCACAGTCTTTTAAAGAGAGCGAGAGCATTTGCAAACTTACTTTCATTGTATCCAAGTGTAGGGCATACCTCATACAGTTCAGATAATGATTTAACTGATCCAACAATAATATCTACGTAAGTATCATTTAAACCAAGCGCATGTACAAAGTATTTTGCAAGAGTTCTCTTTAGGTTTGTAATAATTATGTGGATTGGGTAAAATTGCTTGATGTCATAGTGATTTTGATTGTAACTTTGAACAAGAGTCTCCAATACTTTAGGAGAAATGAAGCTTAATTTAGATACCGTACGTACAATTTGCTTTAGAGTTAGGTATAAATTTTCGGGAGATGAATTTATTTCACTATATGGCAATACATGTTTTAAAAAGGATAGAGCATACATTTGGTTTAAAATTAGATTCCACTCGTTATACGAAAATGGTTCAAGGGTTAACTCCTTAAGTTTTTCATAGTTATCAGTAATCAAATTGACATCTATACTTGAAAGGTTTCTTGCATAAGTATAAAGCTCTGAAATAGTCTTATCAATCTTATTGATATCGAAGAATTGTAAAATTTGCTCTAGCTTTTCTAATGCTTCAAAATTTAGGTAAGAAAGTGGTAAAATACACTCGTGGAAATTTGAAAGTTGATGTATTGTATTGCAGTATTCGTCAAGATGGAGTGTAAGCGTATGGTTTCGGAAATAATTGTAACTTTCCTTCCAGAAGTTATTTAAGAATTCAGCTTTTTGTACATCAAATGCTTCTTGTGTTTGAATTAACTTGACGGTATCAAAAAATCCGCTTGAATTACGATATAAATTTTTTAAAGCCTCCTCAAGAGTAAGCCACTTATCCAAATAACTCTTTAAATCAACAAGAGAAAATAAAATGTCTTTAAATGAAATTTGAAAGCTTGCTACATTTGCTCCAGTTTCAAGAAAACTGATAAACTCGGGATTAAAATACATTGAAGTATAATTGAGAAAGTTATTTACTAAACGACTATAATTTGCATAAGGATATAATGCATGAATATACGTATGCAGCGTATCTATAAGTTGATTGAGGGATTTTTCAAGTACGCTATATATTTGTGGAAATTCAGAAAGATGACTCTCGTTAAAATTATCGAGATACATTTTGAAGACAGGAGCAAATTGAGTAACCGTTGGAGTTTGGAAGTATGGAGCATTAAGTGATTGTAGCAAATCTAATTTTTCCAACACTTGCTCAATATTTGAAATTGCAATGTCAAATGTTTCGTAGGAAATCTGATACTCAAATGGAAGGAATAAAAATGCTAAAATTTGAGCCTGAAATAGTTGATATAAATCATTATGAGCAATATCGAGATTGAAATTTACTATCGTTGCAATTTCATTTAAAAGCTGTAAGTCAATAGTATTTAAATTGCTTTGTTTTAGTTTATTGATTTCTGCAAGAAATTCGGCATATAATTCATTTTGTAGTCCGAGACGTAATTCATTGTATAAAACTGTTGCATCCTCTAGATATTTACGTAAATCATTGATAGCACTGGCAACTTCATAATACAATTGTAAATAATCTACGACATTTTTTGGAAAAGCCTCACGTAATACTAAAATGTATTGGTAAATTGGTAAAAGCGCTTTATAAATTGTCAAAAATGGATACCATATAACTGGAATATCAAATTTAGTGAGCGAGTAGATATATGCTTGTAAATCTTTATTCTCAGAGTAAAATTGCTGCAATTTTGGAATAAGCGTTTTTAATTTATTGTATGCACTTTTAAGTTCTAAAGTTGATAATTTTGGAATATAGATGTTTGCGAATGCATTTTTAAGACGATTGCATAAACCAAAGAATGCTGCAACAACTGTATAGGATTTGTTACTTGCTATATGCTCATCAAGTACTAGCGCTTTGTTGTATAAAGTCTCTAGAACTTTTTTGAATTCAGCAATGTAATCAAAAGGTTTATTAGCATTGTAAAAGTATTTTCGTAAAAATGCTAGATAATTGGATTTCGAAGTATATAGAAAATCTCGGAATTTAATTAGTTGTAGGTAGGAGTTGTAAGACAATGTTTCGGCATCGCTTGGAAAAAATGTATAGAAGTCGTCTGATGTTATTTTCAATTCATCATTTTCTAAAATTTCTAAAGCTTTACTGTGGGCTTCCTGAAAAAGAGTTTTTAACGAGTCGAATTCCTGAGATTCATAATATTTGATTAAAACTTCAAGCAGTGGCTTGATAGCATATACTTTTTCGAGCAAGGTTATTATTTCATTTAGTTTTTCAAGATCCTGTGAGATTGCTTGACCTGATAAAAAAGCTTCAATACTTTTTAATTTAGCTTGAATTGGAATTAATCTATTGGCAATCATTGTCAAAATCGGATCTGGGAATAAAACACTATACAATCCGAGCTTGGATTGTAATGTTTCGAGTATATTACATAACTCATCTAAACTTTTTTGGACATTCTGACTCAAACTAAGAATATCATCATTTTCAATTAAGTTTAAATCCCGAGCAACTTTAAGATACAAATCTAATGTAGCCATGATACAAATACCTTCCTGCTTTTTTATTTTCTGTTGGAAAGACTGTAAAAGCAATATTTTTGCAAAGGACATCTATGGCATTGAGGGTTTCTTGCTGTGCAGATATATCTTCCGAAGAGTATAAGAAGCAAGCATAGTGGAATCCAGATTTCTTTAGGACAACATTTTTCAATACGAGATTCAACATAAATTGGATCCTCAACATTATTTACAAAACGTAGTCGATTTAATACGCGTATAACATGTCGATCAACGATAATTGATGGAATTTCATGAATAATTGCGCGAATTGTTGCAGCAGATTTTCGAGAAACACCTGGTAACTTATACAAATCTTCATACGTATGAGGAATATTTCCATTGAATTCATTGTACAAAATTTTTGCAGCATTTATAATCATTACCGCTTTTTTCCTGTAAAATGGAATTGGTTTGATAATTCTTTCTACGTCTTCGATTTTTGCATTTGCCAATTTTTCAAGCGTTGGATATTTTTGGAATAATACTTTTGCAACTTGGTTAACTGTCTTATCTTTACTTTGTGCAGATAAGATAACTTTGATAACAAACATCCATGGTTCTTCGTTTTGATTGTATAGTTCATGCAATTTACGATTAGGAATAAATACCCGATTTTTCCTAAAGAAATCTACAAGTTCTTTATAAATAAGCTTACAAAAGGTTTTACATGATAATTTTGGATACATGTTATTTTGAGTAGATTTCATCGAGGTTTCTCCTCCATTCATCTAAATCCATTCCGTAACCGTAAAGCCATTTATCATCTGTATATTCAAATCCATAGAAATCAACTTTGTCTTTTCCAGTTTTGGTTACAATAAGAGCACATGTGTAAATTTCCACTGGTTGTAAACCAAATATTTCCTGCAATGTAGTTTTAAGATAATTGATTGTAGTTCCAGTGTCGCAAATTTCATCAGCAATAATTATTATGTCAGGTTCAATTTTATTAAGTACGTCTTTTAGATATTTTTCGTCGTAAAGTTTAGGTTCCCCTTGGTTACCGTCGCTAACGTAGCTCTTTAAATGAATGGTACAATAGGTGAAATTTTCAGGAAGCTGACGCATTAAATCAGCGAGAAAAAATAAAGCTCCCTCCATTATTCCAACTACTAAAACTTTTTTGGTTTCAAAATGTTTACTTAAAACTTTTGCAAGACATGCAATGGTTTTTTGAATTTCTTCTTTAGTAAATACTGGCTTCATTTTAATACCTCCTTTTTTTTATTTTATCCGCCAGAGTCAACATTTGGAGATGCAGTAATTGCCCAATCAATACCTGGACAAAAGTTAAATGCTAAATCAAATAGCCTATGAACTTTTCGCCTATTTGCATATACAGTATCAGAACCAGTAATCATTATTCCAGGGTGAGGACCGCATACACAAAATGCTATTTCTAAATCAAGTAAACGCATTTGCATTTTACGATTGGTTCGTACATTATGGGATCCAAGTATTGAAATACCAATACATGGAGCTCCACATCCAAAACCAAACCTCAAATCCATTACCCGATGGTTTCTACGCGGCATGAAAGTTACTCCTTTTACCTACAATAGTATTCTGCATTTTAAATTTAAAGGATTCAGATAGCGATAATAAGACATACCGTCTTTGATTGATGGAATTTCACTGGGATTGTTGATATAAACTTTTTCATTGTTTGCAAGGTAATAAAGTCCATTTTCATCGTATAGTAAAAACATGTCGTCCCAGGTATCGGATAGTATTAGTCTTGATAATGCATCAAATTGTATAATACCGCTACGTCCTTTTGCAATACATGAATGTAATGTTTTCAAATATTTTTCATTTAAAAATGGTAAACGAATATCAATTGACTCGTCGGTAATTTTTAGCTGTTTATTATACTCCGCCAGATTTTGAATAAAGTAGTAGATTTTCCGATGTTTTAATTTATACGGAATTGGAAAAGAAATTGAAGTTATAAACAGCGGTTTATCAAATACAATTTCATCAAGGTAAATACGCATGCATTTTCCAGAAAAACCATTTTGTAAATTTGTACGTATTAACAAGTACCAAAAATTTTGTAGGCTTTCAATGAAGTTTGTGTAGATAGATTGATTTTGTTTAACGAGCAATCCAAATAGTTTTGTCATAAAGTATTTTTGAAGCTTTCTGTTTTTAATTTGCTTTAATGTTGAAAGTAATAGTTCATCAGATAAAGAAAGTAGTCCATTTTGTTGCAAATACTCAATGTATGTAAATCCTGCATTTGAAATATCGTACTCGTATCCGTAGATAAATTCAAATTGGCTTTTTCGTAGTGGAATATTTGGATTATGCTTGAATTTAACTGGTTTAAAATGAATGAGTTTAACTTGAATAAGTCTTCGTTCAAGCTCTAGATACATGTTGTATAGGTTATCGAAATTTGAAGGAGCAGTATATGTTGAGAAGAAATGATATAAGAAATACTCCTTGGAATACATGATTAAACTCCATTTTTATTTAATTTAAACAGATGTCAATGCGTTGAAGACCATATCTGCTGTACTTAGCTTTTTGACGAGTTCTTGTTCAACCTTTAGGGAATTTCCTTTAAATACGTCGTTTAAATTTATTGTTGTGACAGATAAAATCATAGATAAAACGGAGTCTTTTAAACCGAGTTGCATATAAAGTGCTTTTATATAACCAACCAATGCATTTATAAATGCTCTAAGAGAAATTTCTAAAATTGCATTGATAATTGTACTTTCGGTGACGGTAACTTTGTAATTGCTAAAGCTAATGCTTGAAAGTATATTTACCCCAATGTACCAAGCCTTTAAATAACCAATATATTTCTTTGTATCTAAGATTTTAACGCAGAAGTATCCAAAGAGTGCATATGCGATAAAATCATCGCTAGTCATTGAATTAATTTGCTCATAAGAATTTAAATAAACGTAAAGAATTTTTGTAGATTTATCGTATACTGACGCATTTACGTTTGCTTCAAATATATACACTAAATGAATATCGTCTGAAAAGTTTTCCACAACATAATTGACAAATGCATGTATGACGTTTTGAATGTATTTATTGGAAATAGGCAATTCAAAACGTTTTGAATTAATATTGATACGAATTACGCGTTTAACTTTGATGTTTTTGCCAAAGACGTTTTGTAAAATTAAACTGTAATAAGTTTGCAGTCTATCATCTGGTAAATGAATATTGGGAAAGAATTTTTTAACCAAACGATTGATTTGTGATTGTGAAACTTGTTTTCCTTTCAAAAATAATGCAATTACAATAGCAGTTACGGCTTTCGAGGAAACAAGAGTTTTTAACGAAGCTGCAATTTGCTTAAGTAAATTTTCAAACGGTACTTTTTTGATATACAAATAGTATAAACATGAACCTATAAACCCAATGATAATACCTATGAAATAGGTATAAACTATACGCGCAAATATTTTCTCTAACGCTTTTATTTTAGCGGATGCAAAAATCTCAATAAAATTCTTCGTAAGCCGGTTGATGATTTGTTTTATACTAGGTGTAGTTAAAAGTAGGGATACAAGCTTTGAAATTAGAATCACTAGTATTTTTTTAGTGAGTTTCCTTGCGGAGATTTCCTCAATAACTGGTAGTAAATCCTTATACTGATCTGCAACCTCTATTATTTTTCGGGCCTTTAAACTTTTGATGACATCTAAATTAGGAGAAAGATAATGTTCATCGGATAGTGTAAGTAGCATATAACCAGTTAAAAATCCAGTTAGAAAAGCAAGTAAAATTGCATAAGTACTATCATTGCTTAAAAATAAAACGAGAAGCGATGCAAAGAAAATCATGTAGAAGATTACAATTTCCACACGAGGTTTAAAATCCTGTTTATCATATTTATCCAGGATATAGGCAGTTATAACTTCAGTTGTTTTAACTATAACGGTTTGTATCATTGAAGCTCCCTGTTTTACTTATTTTTTTCTATGATTCAACTAGTTTTTCCAACATAGGTAAATCAGTAGAAATCCCAAATTTTGAAAGCAATGTTTGTATTTTTGTCAGTGGATACTTTTGAGTTGCAAAAATACTATCAATTTCATCTAATATTGAAACTGGTAGATTTTTTTCAATTTCAGAAAAAGCAATCAATTTGTAGTTACGTCTAATTATCGACTCGTTTGCAATTAGTTTTTTATATGCATTTAAAATACGCTTATTGGTAGTATTTGGTGCTTTTTGAAAGAAATCGTTTAAATTTTCGGGTTGAAGTATATCTATAAGATGCGTTAACGTTTTAGGCCCAATTCCTTTAACACCAGGAATGCCATCGCTACTATCTCCGAGAATAGATAAAATTTCAGCAATTAAGTTTGTTTTATCATAGGTAACGTCAGGTAAAAGTTCTTTATGAGCATCTTGAATACGAGTAATAAATTTTGATGAAACTTTACGATAAACCCAAGTGTTTTCATTTACACATTGTAGCAAATCTTTATCGTTTGATAAGATAAGTGCATTACATGTGTTTTGTTTATTTACGATAAAATGCGGAATAAAATCTGCTTCAAAATACCGAAGCATAAATGCGTAAGTGTTTGGTATACGATTCAAAAACTTTACGAGTGCTTCGAAAATATTTTGTAATACCTTTAGATAACTTTGTTTTTCGTTTTCTTTTAGAAGAACCCATGATTGATACCGATTAGATTTATACGTCTTTAAATATTTTTTATGGTAAACACTTTGTCCGGTTTCGCAAAAAAATATCAGTGAACCAAATTTGATGTGCGAGCGTAAATAAAACATAGCATTCAAAATAGTTGCTAGAAATTCACTAAATGCATACATGGGATTTTCAAGAATATGCATGGCAATTTTTTCATCAAATATCATAGGCAAAGCATTTTTTAAGTCAATAAATACGTAATCAAAAGTTTTACCCTCAATCGTTTCAAGCTCTTTTTGTTTGGGAAGCAGTATGAATTTAATCATTTAGTTCTCCTTTCTGATACTGAATTTAAAGTACGAGCAAAAATAGATACGGGAGCATAATGCTCCCGTATCCTTAGTCTTTTTTCTTCTTATTGCTAACTGCAACTAATTTCTTAACAGGTTTTTCAATTTTAAGTGTACCATCTGGTTCCGCAATAGCATCTCTACTTTTATCTTTGTATATAACAAGTACGTGGCTATAAAGTTCTTGATCAAATTTTGCAGTAATTATGCATGGAATTTCAATATCTGGATTTTTGATGCTTTTTTTATCCTTGGTAAATTCAAATGTATAAACTGGGAGTTCTTGTTCATTTGCTGGTTCAGTATTTTCAGATGCTTTTGTATCTTCATTTGCATCCGGAGTTTGTTTAGGTTTTTCTATATTATCTTGCTTAACTGGTTTTAAAAAGATTTTGACAACGCCTGTAGATGCATTGAATTGAATATCAACATGATCCCCAAACAATGCTTGTGCCTGTTTTAAGGAATACAAATCCAATGCTCCTAAATCAGAAAATTGTATTTCTATTCCATTTCCCAAAAATACTACTTTTTTAATGTAGCCATCTCTAGAAACTACATGACGGATAATCTTGTTTAAAATAGAGCGAATCGTTGGATTAGATACAGATGAACGAGCTCCAGTTGTTACGTGATGAAAGGCACCATTTAGATATATGTACATCTTTAAACCACCTCGTCCTTTTTATACTAGGTTGTATTACAGAGATTCAAATACCTGCTGTATATCATCTGCAGCCACTGTTTTATTTGGAGTAAATGGAGCAGTATTTGAAGCTCGATTTACATTGTTGTTGTTTCTAGATGCTTTACCATTGCTATTACTTTGTGATTTTTGACGTTTGAATACTTCAGAAACCATTGTTAATGTTGGAGCTTGATTTAAGATTCTAACAAGAGTATGCACTTTAAAATATGAAAGCGCAAGGTTTAATGAAAATAGCTTTTGTTTATTTGCAAATAAACTATAGCCTAGGTAGATGTGATTTGAATGAATAAAAAATGTTAATGCGCTCATTTTTCCTTCCGGGAAATGTACTATGGATAATTGTTTACCATCGCATTTAATATGATTTTCTTCAAATTGTGGAAATTCTCTAGTTTGTAAATACTTTTCAAGTGTATAAGCTATTACTGTAGCTTCATATAAATCTGTTGCAAAGAAGTACGAATTGTCATAATTGTATACTTTCATTCCTTTTTGAATTTGATTTGGAGCAACTGGATTTAAAACTGGAATAAATTGCCATGAAAGTTTTCCGTAACCATTAGCATAAAGACAGATTTTTCCTTTGGTTGAATTTTGAATTTCAAAAATGTTTACCATCGCTAGAAACCTCCTAGGATTTTATTTAGAATTTTTTGAGATGCATCATTCCGTAAACTCTTTGAGTTAAACCGTAGTCCTCTCTGAAGACTCCAGTTTTTGCTTGAGTTATGAAACGCGCATGTTCATCGTTTACTCCTCTAACACCCATGCATAGATGTCTACATTCTAAAACTACAAGTACACCCTTTGGATTGATGAGTTCTTGAATATAATCTGCAATTTGCTTTGTCAGATTTTCTTGTAATTGTGGCCTTCTTGCAAACCATTCAACGATACGTGCATATTTTGAAAGTCCCATTAATTTATCGCCAGTAATTACAGCAATATGTGCATATCCATAAAATGGTACAAAATGATGACTACATAATGATTTTACTTTGATAGGACTTACGATAAGTAATTCGTCTGGATTATCATTTGGAAATACAGTTATTTTTGGCGGTTCAGTATAGCAACCTGAAAGTAATTCTTCAACATACATTTTGGCAATTCTTCTGGGAGTACCTTGTAAATTGGGATCGTTTTGCCAATCAAAACCTAGAATTTCTAAAATTTTTGCAAATTCTTTTTCGAGTTTCTTTTTGATTTTAGCTTTTTCTTTTTCGCTGAGAAGTTTATTTTCGTGGGCAAACATTGTTTAAAAACCTCCTTCTTTTATTTTACTTCTATCTTTTATTTACTCAGATAAGTTGAGATTGCCGAGTGATCCAAATGAAGACATTAATTCGTTAAGTATTGCAAGTTCATTTGGAGCATCAGATTCTAGTATCAATTTTGCAATTTGATATTGAAGATACATTGTGATTTTTGGTAATGGATGCGCATAAGTTTCTTTAAATGTAACGACTTCATATAATGTAAAGTATTTATAACGACCATCTCCTAATGGAATCTTTCTAACGCCGGAATTTACAGTTATTATTTGGCTCTTTGGAATTGCTACAAAGTTTGGATGCTCTTTTTCAGTATTTCTTACGCCTATAACTAAATCAGAATATGCTCTATAAAGCATTGTGTAGTATTTTCTGTATGGAAAGATTACAACTAAATCCTTTTCGATGATAAAACCAGAACGTGCAAGTGCTTTTCGTAATAATGTAGAGTCAATCCAAAGAAGTTTTACTTCGCTTGATTCGCTTAGTGGATGCTCAATTAACTTTGCAATAGGTTTACCGTTACAAATTACTTGATCGTCTTTGATTGTGTAGTTTACGTAGTCCTCCTTTAAAAGAAATTTACATAAGTTGGGTAAGAGTTTTTCAAGTTCGTGGGCGTAACCGGGACGTAACAATACCTTCATGGGTAAACTCCTCCTTTATATGATTTTTTGGATTTATTCAAATTTAATTTAGACAGATTTTAAAAAATCAATTAACGCGTATACCCTCCGTTTACTATCGTGAGGATCTACAAGTAACCAGTCTTTTAAAGTAGATTTACGCGTATAAGTTTCTAAAACTTCACGTAAAGCATTTAAAAATTCAATATGAATAGTTGCTACAAATGCATCAGCCTCTTGTTCTTGACGACGCATAATTTGCATTACTTGTATCCAAAATATGCAACCGTTAACAAATGCAATTTCCGATTTATGATTTATATAGGTTCCAATTAGGGCGATACTTAGTAAAGCAGTCATTGAAAGCTGAATTAAATGTAAATTGAATACGTGTCCTAGTTCATGAAGGATTACGGCAACTAAATGTTTTAACCTTGCATTCTTATAATACAAATTGGATACAAACTCATAGCCTATATACAGCGTCATATGTCCTGTAAAGGATGCCTTTACAGCAGCTCCTTCAAACTGTTTTACAATAGCAAGCTCAATATCATACTTTGTTTTGTAACGTTTTAAAACAAGGTAATATGCTATTAAAAAAGCATATTTAACGATTTCAGCAATTGATAGTTTGAAGGCAGCAAGAGGTTGCTCCAAAATTAACCAAATATCTTTATTTACAAATTGTTTGAATTCGGATTTATCAGGTTTTACACGAAGTGTTGGTTTTGTAGTAGACGCGTATTTCAGAGAATCTAGTTTAGATGTAAATCTAGCACCTGTAACCAATAAAACACTATTTGAATAAATTTGGTTTACTTGACGAATTGGAAGTCTTCGTAGTTCCTTAGACAGTACTTTTTCAACAGTTTCTACGAATTCATCAGATACATGTGAACGTCTATAGAGAGCGACTCCCAAATAGTAAAAAACTACAAAGAAAGCCATTAAATTGGTTTCTTTATATAGCTGTTTTATAATACGTTTGTAATCTAATTTAAGTGTAAATGTTAAAACTACGCATCCTAATGCACCGATAAAAAATCCTGCAAAAAAGTATACATCGGAAGGTGCAACTGTTTCTACATTTGCTTTAATAACTTTTCCGCTTGTTTTTCGAGACAGTAGCTTTGCTAAGACAGAGGCAATTAGTAATCCAACTGCTACAAGTCCAATTCGTTTTAAATACTCATAATATAGAGTCCTTTCGTCACTTACTTCTTTATTTTTTTGCCCAAGGTATTGTATAAGAATATCAGTTAAACTGGTATCTAGATAGGTTGCGTAAATTCCAAATGCAGTTGTGAATCCTTGAACAAATGCCTGTATCTTTGATTTAAAAAACTTGTTGAAAAATAAACTTGCAATATTTAGTAGTGTTAAAAATACTGCAATCGAACTTGTAGTTTCAATCTCTTTTAAAAATCTCGGATCGGTTATTATCTTTTTAAGTTTCGCTAAACTAGTATATGTAAGCATAGTTTATATCTTCCTTCTTTTGCCGTAAGTCATTTTATAACTAAAACTATGTTAGGTTTAGAAAAAGGAGTGTATTTCAATGCTTCGTTATCAACATATTGATATAATTCGTAGTATTTGGCTTGGACCTGAACCTCCAAGTAATCCTTATGAATATCCAATTTGGATTGATACTGATGATTCGGTACCTTATGCCTACGTTTTCCAGCTTAAAAAATGGGTACCTCTCGATGAAATTTTAGGTAGAAAAGCAGTAATCTATCGGTTCTCAACAACTGTAACGTGGAGTACTCTTATTCAAGATGCTACAGATTATACCTTAGCATTCCGATTTCCTGATTTAGTTATTCCTGAATCCATTTTGTACTACTTTCCGCATTTAGATAAAAGCAACATTGTTGAAGCAAGTTTAGTTGTATCGAATTTAGCAACAACACAAGGTTTTGTCAAAATCAATTACATTCCGACGAACTTAAGTACAATTGAATACAGTATTAATGGACAAACTACTGCAATTTTTCAGCTTGTAAATATAGATGCCCTTGAAATTTATGCAAAAGGTGAAAAATTACAACTTGACTTAAGAATTACATATGGTTTAACTGAATCTGCAACTCCGGATTACTCAAGTTATTTCTAATGATGTAGTTATAAACTAATGTAAAGGAGGCTTATCTTCAATGATTCCAGTGGTAAATGGTTACGATAGATATGAGACTAATGTAGGTGTAAAGGTATTAGAAGGCCCAGATATTATGGTACTTAAAAATATGGTTTTAGATAAATTACCTTTAACTCAGCAGTATTTAGGTTATCTTAAAATGGCCGCTGGGGGATTTGAATTACAAACAGCAATTGCTGTACACTTAGGAGGAGATAGACATCCTTTACATCCTTGCCATTATCAATATGAGGCAAAATATCTTACAAATAAATTTTCTCTAATTCAGGATAATTTGGATCCAAATGTTTACTGGCATCTTGCAGGATATATTACTCGAATTTCTCGTCAAGGTACTAGATATTCATATGAATACTTAGCAGATCCGTATGGCACGATCGTTACTGAAACGTACATAACTGATTCTCATATTTATTTTATTTCCGTTGATATTAATGGAAATGCTCATGTTTACGAATACATAAAAGGCGGCGAATTAACACTTTTAGGTTACGGAGGTGCATTAGGAAAAGTTCAATTTTTAAGAAACCTATGTCAAGAGGATTCAGTAGTATATTTTTGGATGTGGCATGTACGTTTTAATGAGTATAATTTACGTTTCGGAACATATCAGAGAGTTCCCGGAAATACTACAAATACAATAACATTACAAACTTATACAGTAAACTCAACATCAAGTTATTACTGGGAAACATCACCTGGTGCCTTCAGGGAAACCGAAAACGGATTTGAAGCATATGTTGCAGTTCCTTCAATTTCTGATTCCGGAAACTGCGGAATAGAAATTCTTTATGTAACTTACGATCATCTAACTCAACAACTACAAATTGAGCCTTGTAACATAAATCCAAAAACTAATTTTATTGCTGAAATGGGCGGAGCTCTCCCAACAAATATCCGTTTTAATTTAGTAACTGCATTTACATCAGATGGAAAACTTCTATTGACTGCAGACTCTTCAACAACTACCCGTCCGCAAATTGCTCCATTTGCAATCGTAATGAGTATAGATGCAACAGATCCTAAAAGTTTAAGTATTGAAAGCGTAACTAACTTTACAGATATTGGTAGCTCATTCTTTGAGTATGCGCTACCGTCAATAAAAGGAGACAAACTATTTTTTATATCTTCTGGCGGTTATTATGAGTTTCAATATAATCCTACAACATCTGGTTATACTTACGTAACACAACAAACTTTCCCAGATTTACAAGAACTTGGATTCGATGAATTTGGAAGAATATGGGCTCTTACAAATGACAAGCAAATTTACTTAATTGCACCAAACATTCCTACAACTCTAGAAATTAGATTTGCAAACAATCAATACATTTGGGAAGGTACACCTATTGATACAAATATTTACGTAAACGTTTGGGATGGAGAAGGAAATCGTCTTGCAAAACCCGTTGAACTTACAATTTTATCAGATAATGCATACTTTATAGATTCTTCTGGTAATAAAGTAACCTCAATTACAGTAAATACTAACACTGATAATGACACTAGTGTATCTCTAACAATAACTGGCCCAGGTAGAGTATCAATTGATGGAAAAATTGTAGTATAACGAGACATAAAGGTTCCCGACCCAATAAAAGGGTCGGGAACCTTTTTTACTCGCTCGCTTGTAGTAATTTAATTGCATTTATTTTCTTTTGGAGTTCAGAAAAGGTATTCATAGTTTTAATAAGTTGTAGATTCTGAAATGAACCCAAATATAACTCTGAATACGAGTCATCATCATAATAAACATTGGTTTCCAGATACTGTCCTATAGGATTTGAAAAAGTAGCCAGAATAAGATTTATTTTGTTTCGGAAAAATAACTTGAATTTATCGAAGTCTACAATTAGATTTGTAGCAACTAATTCTCCATCAATATACACGTAAGGACCTTCTGTATCAATTTTAAAATTGGAGGTATTTTGTATATATTGCGCAATCTGATCAATAAGTGAAATATCCGAGTACGTTGTTTGTAACGTTTCGAGCTGTTCTGATAACTTAGTTTGTAAAGCCTTAATTAAAGCATTTATACTCATTTTCGTAACTCCAATTAAACGTCAATTTCAAGACGTTTTACTTGATAAGTTTCACGAGGACGTTCTACAGATGCGTTATAATCTGGCTTATGTTTACGATAGGTTGCTATAATACGATTTTTTTCTTCTCCAAACACTTTTGCAACTGCTAAAATATAAACGTCTTTATTTTCAACAACTACATATTCTAGATAATCGCCCAATTCAAAATTTTGATAACTGCCTTTATCACATGCATCCTTATAAACTCCAAGATTGTAGAGAATAAATGGATGCGGAATTTCGTGCCATAAGCTAGATGCTTGAATTTGTATTAAGTCTTCCTGAGGAATATCGGAATTTGCAAATAAAATAAATTTACCAGTGCGGATAATTTTGCTATACGTTACAGGAATTTCAATAGAATCATTTGATGTCGAAATAGTTATGCTATTTCCCGTAAATGTAAATTTAACCAGTGAATTCTCTGAATAAGATATTGAATATGTATTTGAATCAATTTGACATGTTATTGACGTAGAATCTGCACTTATTGTATAGCTTGAACTTGAATCTACAATTACAGTATAAAGTGAACCTGGTTTTATTAATGCAACATCCGTGTGAGTAAACGCAGTAATTTCAGTGTCCGTAAACGAGTAAGCAATGTTTCCTAGATGATTATAATTTGAATCAAAAACTTTTGATCCGTTATCATAAGTTAAACCGGATTCTCTGATAGAATCCGGTATGTTTGAAATCATAAAACTTGGATAAATTCGAATATTACATGTTTTTATATTTACACGAAAACGCGCTTTTGGTTTTATATCGGGAGTCCATAAAAACCAATAAATTGCTTCATCGTATGCATAAACACATGAAGATCTATCTAGCAGAATAAAAAAGGAACCATCCCATGTTTTAAAGTCATCTAGATTAAAACGAGCTCCAAGTGTATACGTATCTCTCATAGTAGTTAAAGCATTATGAAGACGATGAACGTCGCATACTCTAAACGCTAAAATTCCATTGTATACATCAACAACCATTTGCACGCGAATGTTATCATCATATCCACAAGTACCGCCGCCAATTAACTTATTACCATCGGGATCATAGAAAGCCCAGCCTGCACGTGGATTCAAATGTAACTGATAATTATTAAAATGAATTCCATAGGTTATCCAGGTACCCCAAAGTTCTCCATAAAAGTATACCAGTAGATATGAGAAATACTTTCTAAGCGTAGAAAGCGGAGGACATACACCTTCCTGAGGAACTGTTGTAACTCCACATAATTTTGCAGGTATATAACCTGCTTGATAGGCCGTAGTATACAAAACATGGTAATCATATGTAGGAATCCAAGGACCAATGTAAGACATTTGATAACCCGTGTCATAAATATTAGGAATCATAGTATAAGATAGACGCGTAATATGCGCATTGATTCGATATGGATAGTTTGCTGTAGAGCGTATTTCTAATTCGTATTCAGTATTTGTCTCAAAATCACGGGTTGTTATTAATACATTTGAATGACGATACGCCCCAAAAAATACGCGCTTTAATGTTTTATTGTAGATAAATGTATATGGACTGCTATAAAGCTGCTTTCGTAATTTTGTTGAAAAATATGAGGGAGGCACGTAAAACATAAAGTTTTCTATTTTAATATTTGAGTCAAATTCAAATGTTACGTAATCTTGTACATCGAGTGCATATACTCTTAAGTTATCTAAATAATCGAAATTTTCGAGTTCGTGATTACATCTATCTAGAATACCAGATTTTGGAATGTAAATGGATACATTTTCTGAAAAGTGCGTAGTATATTTTGTCGTTACATCTTGAATGTCACCTGTAATTCGATCGGGATACTCTACTGAAATACTATTTGTATCAATATAAGTCTTATTGGGATTTAAAATGTATTCACCATTAGAATCGAAAAATGTATATGCAAACTGCTTTTCACTTTCTATCGAAACAAGTTCATATCCGTTAGAATCTTTATAGAGAAATGATAGCTTTCTAATCATGAAATTTGAACTCCAAAATATGGTATCACTTTGACATAAAATGGGTTATTGTAATCATCGTAAACTTGATCTACAATAAATCCTTTGGAAATTAGCGCTTGTATATCAACTATATATTCTCGGTTATATTTTGTAAAAGTACAAACTGAAATCTTATAGTTTAAATTCTTTGTAATTGGCACTAGGATTGTTAAATACTCAGATGAATAGCCTTGAAAACAAAGCCCTATTAAAGTTTTAAGCAAGTCGCATTTTATATGATAAACAATTGCTGATGTATCATCTCCTTCAAAAATTCTATAGGGATAGAATACAAAGGCACTTGCCGTTTTATCTTGATATACCCGTGAATCGATTATAGTATTATAAGCCAGAGAAAAGAGTTGAGTTAAAGCATTTGATGAAAATTGATATGAAGTATTTACTACATTTGGTTTTGGATATGATAACACTTGAACTCCTACAGTTGCATTTGAGTCAAGATAATAAGTACGTCTTGATGTTACGTAGGCAATTGCAATATCATCTTTATACTCAAGAGAAATATTTGACGTTTCATGAGAAGCATTTTGAATGAAAACGTTCGTGCTTTTTGATTTATAATCAACAATGTTTGACTGATAATCAAGGGAGACTACAGTTACACTTACTCTAGTTTCTAATAAACTCATAACGAAAAAAGACTTATGTATTGTCTAGTATATAATCTCCATGCACTGTAACTTTTCCAGGCCCTAAAATTCTAAATGGAACCTGAATAGGACCGTTTGAATCCGTTGTAACAATATATTCTAAAACTTCATTACCATTTGAATCAATAAATGCACCGTCTCCTGTTTGAACGGTTAATTTTATTTTAGCGGAAACATAGTTACCTTCATAGTCCTTTGCAGCAACTTTGACGTAGGTATCAATTGGATTACCATCGTAGGTGTAAGTAACATTTGGAAAGTGTATATCTAAAGTATGAGCAAGTCCCGGTTTAAGTAAGTAGCATTTATAAGTATCTGGCCAATCACAAACTGCATGACAGTTTACGATAAAAGTTTCATCATCAATTCGACTTATCGCGTAGGGTACATAATCAAACGCTTCGATATGTTGCACTTCAATTTTGCCTGTATTAAAATCGTTTCTAAGGAAAAATAAACTGTATGCTGATGCATGTCCATAAAATAGTGTACCGGATTTATTTGCAGCAAGTGCGTAACTTTCACTTAAATTGATATCAAGTAACTTGTAGATTTCCTCGCCGATTTCAAATTGTACGGTAAATACGTCATTTGTTTCATCATAAACTGGTTTAATTACATGGTAATCAGTTGTAAGTTGATTACCGTAACGATACACATTACGAGCGTAAAGTGTATTTGTATTAGCATCATAGAATAAGCGCGTACAAGTTACACCGTTTCCAGTACCTGCAACCGCTCTTACGTGATTAAAATATTCTGAATCAATTGGAAATCTTACAACGTAAACTTTTTCAGTTTGTTTATCTATAATTGATAGACCACCAAATGCCCCAAGTTTAACTAAAAACGATCCGTATATGTAAATGTATCTATCAGTTTCAATAATTCCGTAACCAATATTGTTTGCGGTAGTAGATCCGGTGCCCCAATCGAGACCGTATGTATTCTCAGTTTCTGTACGATTGTCGTTTATTTGATCGTAGTAAATACGAGTTATGCCGCGTGGATTGCCGTTTTCATCAACTATAACCCATAAATGATATTCATGTCCTATATATTGATACGACTGGGCACTAACGGTTGCAGTTCCATACCATAATAGATAATTTGTTGTAGTTGTAAGTTCGCTATTTAGAAAATAGGATTGATAACCGTTACATGATAAATCCCAAATTTTAGGCCATTTGAGTATCCGTTTGCTTACTCGATCGTAAGTTTCTACATACCCATCGCCATTTGTATACAATCCTACCATAATATAAGCATTTTTCGTAGCATATATTGGACCGCGGTAGAAAACACCGCTAGAAACTGCATCGAAAGTTTCATATCTAGCATTATATTCTGTAAATGTTTGATTAGTACGTATTATAGAACTTTTAACCCTGTCCCAAATAGAGCCGCTGAAAAAATCCTTATAAATAATAGAATTGCAGTTGCCAAGTGTAGTTTGAGAACAGGTTTGATTATCAGTTGTATACCATCTATCCGACATTCCACAAATTGGAGAAGCCATAAAATCATACATTCCTGCAAAGTTATGATTGTATGAATGAATAACCGCATTTGTTGGAATTAACTCGGGATATTTCCAAATTGAGTTGTTAACTGAATATAAATAAGGTTTATCCTGACCAACGCGAAATAATACCAAGTTATCTCCTATCTTTATCTTAACCATTTTATCTACTACCCCTCAGCATTATAGTCAGTTTTTAAAGACCTACGCTTTTTATCAGAACGAATTATTGCAAGTCTAACTGCAAATTCGTTTTTACATTTCTGACATTTAAAACGAAATCCCATTAAAGGAACTCTACCTAAAAATATTATATCAGGACAGCCGCATATTGGACATGCTATTCCTGAAAAACACGTCTTTTCAAAATTTTTGCCATAGAAATACTGTAAAGCTCCATAATTTGTAAGCATTTTTTAAAGCCTCAAAAAGAATTTAATTATCAATCAAAAGGAGTAAAATAAGATGATAACCCCAAAGGTTTCATTGAAAAATAGATATTTTTCAATTTTGCAGGATTGGTTACCTGATGGATATCTGAATACATTCAAAAATGTACTTAAGCAAAAGTTTGACTCAGTAGTTTTCTTTCTCGAAACTATGACTCGTACTGAATTCCCAAAACTTATAAAAACTCTAGTGTATCCCAATGCATTTCATTTCGATTTAATGTTTCTTTTTAATTTTCTACAACAATTTGCATTTCCAAGCGATTTACAAAGTCATTTTAAAACAGTTGAGCTTATATTAAAAAATTATTACCTATCTACCTTGAAAAAAATTGATTATATTCCAGTAAATGCAAATTTTGGAAAACTTGAGGAAATAAATGCAAAGTTATATCCTTACCAACTTGAAGCTCTCAAAAAATATGTAACCATTCGTAAAGTTACAAATCTACGCGGAATGATTTTAGCATTCGATCAAGGATTAGGTAAAACGCTAACTGCAATAGCATTATCAAAAGTTATTAATGCGCATCAAGTTTTAATAGTATGTCCGAACTCATTAAAACCAAATTGGAAAGAGGAAATTTTAAAATTTGATATGAAAGTCAATTCTGATATGATTACAGTTATCCCAGATAGTATTGTTGAGAATCCAAAATACATAATTGTAAATTTTGAGAGTTTAAACAAGGTTCATAAGTTTTTAAGAAAAAGCCCTATGCTAATTGTTGATGAATCTCATTATATTCGAAACATACATACAAAACGTGTTACATTACTTTCACAGTTACAAGAAGAATATAAAATCCATGAGATTCTTTTGATGTCAGGTACACCTATTGCTGGAAAATTTACTGAGTTTGCTCCATACTTAAAACTACTTGATCCATTTATGACTGATGAATTTATCAAGAGATTTATTGAGATTTACAAATATAATTCCGAGTTGACTTCATTTATTCTCAAGAATAAACTCAAGATTTTTATGGTAAGAAAGCTTAAAACACAAGTACTCAAACTGCCGCCAAAATACGAAATAACTTTACGTTGTAAACTTGATGAAGAAACTCTCAAAAAATCCAAAATTCTTTTAAAAGCAATTAGACAGACAATCATTGATGAATTTAAAGCATTACTTCCAAAATATCGTAAATTGCAAAAAGAAGCGCTTAAAAAACTTTATGAAATCTATCAAAAACATTTTCGCAATAACAAACGTTTCGAAAAACTGCTTATGCTTATTTTAAAATGTCAAGATAAATCCTACTACAAAATTCCAAAGGAGATTCGTAATGCAATTGTAAATTTACGTACTGAGATTTTAAAGGAAATAAAGGATCCGAAATTTAGAGATACACTTAAAAATTACATAACAATTGCTTATGCTGCAGATTTAGTATTACTCACCAAACTTGTAAATAAGCATTATAATGAAGCGTTAAGAAATTTAGTGCTTGTAGTTTTAACCAAATGTACCGAGTACTGTAAATATATTGCAAAATCAATCAAAACTATTTTCTTTACAAATTCAGCGCAAATTCTAAATCAAGTTGCTCAGATTATAGAAAAAACATGTGGATTTAAATGTATGGTAATTTCTCGTGAGGATAAAGATAGACTTGCTAAAATCAAAGAATTTGTAAAGTCAAATGCAAAAGTTTTAGTAACTACATATGCGCTACTTGGTGTTGGATTTACAATTACGGAAGCAGATACGGTGATACTCGTTGACTTACCATTTAGAGATATCTATTTAAAACAGGCTGTAGATAGAATTTATCGAATTGGACAAACCAAACCAGTTAAAATTATTACCATCAAAGTAGATACTCCTGAAAAGACAATACAAATGCGTAGAGAAGAAATTCTCAATTACTTTAAGTCTTTAGTTAAATCAGTGCTAAGTTAACGTAGGCCGCATAATTGCATAAATTGAATAACCTAAAGCAAGTTGTTTTGATGGTATAGAAGGTAAAGTTAAAATAATTTGAATTTGCTTTTTTGCAACATCTTTATTAATCACGATCCCATCTAATTGATTTAAACCTGTTGCAAGAATTTGCTCTAGCATGTAATTTACAAGTTCATAACCGTCTACAGTTACACTTGCATCAATGGTATATGTTGCAGTATAATAAACAGTTCCTGAAGATGTATCTGTAATTTCAGTTACAGATGAAGAATCCACAATAATTGTAGCATCTTTAACATGTATAACTTTGTCTCCTAATGTATGAGTAGCATCAGCAACTAAATATTTTTCAACTTCAGCTAAATCTAAACTAATTCCGGTATCTGTATAAATAAGAGGAGATTCTACATTTAAGAGTACTTTACCATTTGTATCCGTAGTAAAGATTGCACTAAAATTGTTTATAAAATTAGGATAGTTGAAGCTTGATGCATTTAAATTTGTAACTGTTATTGTTTGTGTGTCAATATCTGTAGCATCTATATTATCGATTGTAGCATTAGCAGCACTTAATGTAGTAATTGAACTCTGTTTAATTTGCGCGTTAGTTGAAACTTGTAAAGTATCCACAGTTGCATCTTGAATTGAAGCACTTGTAGATACAGTTAGTGTATCTGTTTCTATATCATTTGATACATGTACAGTATCCGCATTTAAATTTGTCGCAGATAAGGATTTAAATGTAGCATTTGAATCAACACTTAATGAATGTATATTAATTGCATTTGCGAGTATATTTCCGGTTTCAATTTTAGTAGAGTTTATCGCGTTGAATTGAGAATTTGAGTCCACTTTTAAAGAGGTAGTATGAAGAGTATTTACGGATGCATTATTAGCATTAAGTGACGTAGTATTTACTACGTTAAACTGAGAGTTTGAATCAACAGTTAATGAATGAATACTTGCTATGTTTGCTATTATGTTATCTGCATCAAGAGCTGTAGCATCTATTGCATCAAATTGCGCATTTAAATCTACATTTAGCGAATGAGTAGAAAGGGTATTTGCAAGTATGTTACTAGCATTAATTGTTGTTGAATTTATAGTATCTATTTGAGCATTTGTTGTAATAGTTAAATTTTTAGCTTCAATACTTGTACCACTTAAGCTTGCAATAGTTGCGTTTGATTCAACAGTTAATGTTTGAGTAGTTAAGCTATCAATTACAGCGGAATCGGCAGTAAGAGTTTCTCCCGCAATAATGCCTGAGGAAATATTATCAGTTGTAATTGCAGGACCATTAAAAGTTTCAGTAACGTTTAAAACGCGAAACGTTCCAGTATCGTAAGTACACTCAGTTCCTTGAATTTGAGAAATATTTGCATTCTCAATAGATGCCAGTTGAATTGTAGCATTAGAATCTACTTGTAATGTAGAGGTATGAAGAGATTTACAATTTGCATTAGAGTCCACATTTAAGGATTGGGTAGAGAGGGTATTTGTCTCTGGATTTTCTAAAGTACAATTGATAAGTGTAGTATTATTAATTGTTGAGTTTGCTATTGATGAGTTATCTAGAGATGCATTTGTAAGCGTACAATCTTTGAGAGTTCCTGAGGATACATTTATATCATGAATTTGAGCCTTTAGCGTTTCGAGAGTAGGAATTACGCATTTATGATTTGGTAAAACTTGTACTGAATTTGAATCAATGATATTTGCAAGAACAACTTCTTGTTTTGCTCTTGATTGAAAACCACCAATATAAAACGTATTACATTTTAGCTTTTGAGTGCTCCAAAAATAGGTATTCTTAGGAATTTTAGTTAGATCGAGACTCTTAAATAAATTCCATGCTCCTCCTTGATAAATGTAAAACTGAACGTTTTTAATTTCTTGTCCAGTTTCATCTTCAATATAATTAACGGAATCAATATTGTTTGCTAAACAAAGTGTATTTTCAGGAATTGTAAAATTAACGTCTGCGCTTGGAAAACGAGTATAGTCAGTTCCACTTGGATCATAAAAGAACGTCAAGTGATTTAAGAAATTTTGGTATAAATCCTGAATTGGACGATTAGTAATATCTGCAAATACTGGTTCACCTGGATTAATCCATCTAGGTTGAGTTAGTTTATATCCCATTGTACTACGCTCCTTTTAAAAAACTTGGAGGTTGAAATATGCGACTATATTATTCAAATTCTGAGGCTGATTTTAGATTTCTTAAGAGTAATATCCTCAAAGACTATCGCTTTACAGAAGATGAATTTATGTATATCATTGCTCATCGAAAAGTTGCAATAATTGAATTCCCAAAATTTAAAATGAATTTGATTCCCTATCCAAAATCAGTTAAACCAACAGCACTATATGCAATATCTGGTGAAATCCAAAAAGACAAAATAAAACACTGGTATATAATTTTTCCTGATTATAAGGCGTTTTACTATATATGGACTACAAATAACTTTCCAATTAAGGGAACTCTTGTAAAATCAGATGTTACACAAAAAAGATTGTTTCTTGCAACAATTGATGACATTTTAAAGCGTATACAAAGAACCTCCGCAATCAAATCCTATAACAAAGAAATCCTAGAGTTATTTTCAAATCCCGTAACTAGACATACTTTGAAATAACTCGGAGTAAATAGAAATATGCAAAATATATAGGTGGAATATTAAGAAGTTGTTGATAAAATTTAAAAATAGTTGATGCCAAATTATAGGAAAATATACATAGAATACGCGAGTCAATAGCATATGACTCGCTCAATTTCTTTACATATGCAATTTGACTTGGAAAAGAAATTGCTCCACTAAAACATACTTCTTTAAGTGCTTCAAATACGGATACTATTTTGGATGCTTTTTGTTTATCCCGAAGTAAACGCGTCAAGATACTAAGTAAATGTGGATTTTTGTATGCTTTTGCAATTTTTAACGCATGCATATAGTAAATTGCAAAAATCATGTTTAAAATTTGAATACGTTTAAAATACAGGATATTAAGAATCTCAAAGTTTTCAAATTCGGGCAGATTCACATTAAATTGAAATTCATGAGTAATTCTATCAACAATTAGTTTTGCGAGTGCTTTTTTCTCAACATAAGCAAACTTATCTTCATTCTGAATAAAGTGAAGAAAAGCTGAAATAGTAGAAAGCGATGTATAAAAATCGAGATAATCTGCTCTAGAATACTCCTGATATTTATCCTCAAACTTATCCTCAGGTATAAATAAATCAGGTAAAAATGCCGCATCATCTTGAAACTGAATATCTAAGATATTTTTATCTTTAAGTGCTTTTCTTTCGTAATATTTTTTATCAAGTCCTAAATCAATCTTTGGTAGTAGAAACGTTCTATTTAAAACTACATTGCTCAAATCAATTTGCATATCCGTAGACACCTTTTTAAATAGAAATTTTCGACTATAGGTAGTAGATGGCTAAATTTGGAATGATTTCGAAAATACATGTTAATTTTGCACCATTTGTAAATTGTACAACTAGTTCATCTGAACCTTGATTAACAGTTGCATGATAATAAACGATATTATTCTCAATGCTAATTCTATCGCTTGATTTGGAAAGTAGGGTATATTGTGGTAATTTTAATAATGCACATTTATGACTAAAGGGTACTTTGAATTTTAAAGTTACGTCGTTTTGTAATTTTACATCAGAAACGTGTCCTACAAATAATAATTGCGCATAATCTAAGATTTGTAGATAGCAGTCTGCATATACGCTAGTAAATAAACCTTGTAAACGCCCGTCGTTTACAATTGTTTCATAAGTTGCAAGGTGAGTAAAAACACAAGGATTTATATTTTTATGCGATTCTTTCACGATAGTTTCAATATAGTTGCTGGAAACCTGATAATTTGCAAAATTATGAGTCCAAACGAATGCCTCAGGTATTTTATGCGTAATAATTGAAATTGAACCGTAAAACTTATCCATTTGATATGTTACAATTGCTTCCTCACACTTTTTACGTATATTGTAATTCATACGACTTATTTCAATAAGTGAACCGGCACCTGTATAATTTACTTGAACTCGAGGATCGATATATACCTGTTGTTTATTTACAACATAAGTTTCAATGTAATCACTTTTATTTTCAGTGGAAAAATCATGGAAAGATACATTGGCTGAAACAACTACTTCAAATAGCATTTATCGCTTTAGTTTATGGAATTCGTCAAGGGCAAGTTTAAAGAATTTTTTGTAAACTGGATTTTTAATTAATTGAAATGCTTCAGAAACAGGTTTCATCTCAACTTTTATTATATTTTCTTCATATTGTGGTTTAGGAATATAGCGAATAACCTGCGCTAGAAAAAAGTACACTGTCTTTGATTTAAATTGATGCGATCCCAGAGGCTTTAGTATTTTGATTGTACAATTAGTTTCTTCTTTAACCTCGCGAATAAAAGCATCTTCTGGAGATTCGCCTTCTTCTATCGTTCCGCCGGGTAAAGACCAATAAGTAGTTCCATTTACCGACACTAGAATCATTAATATCTTATCACCGGTTTTGTTAAAGCAAAATCCCGCGGCTCTAGCCATTAAATTCAACCTCCATTTTAAAATCGTCTTCATCCTCACATATAAAGTAGGAATACCCACATTCGTTACAAATCATTACATTATCCTTTAGATTAAAAAATGCAATTGTATAACGTCTACAGTTTGGACAATACATATGAACTCTTACAAATTCTTGCATGATTTACTGCCTCCTATTGGATTTATGAAGTTCCATAGGTTTCAATTAAATCAGCATTATACTGTGATACACTTTGGCATAACTCTGTAAAGTAACTTGGAAGATAAATATAGTCGCGATCAGTAATGTAAAAGTAGGTTATTGTATTTGATACAAGCTCTGATAAAGTGCTATTATAATCAGAACATGAGTGAATAATTACACATGTATTTGGTTTTAATTGTACTTTATCAATACTAAAATTATCGCATGAATTTTCGAATGCAACTAGATAATCGAAAAACACCCAATAAATACTATCAATAGGACTTACACCAAAATTCCCAATTGACTCCATTTGCAGTTTATGAGCATAATCCGTCATCTCTTTGTAATACGATATAATTGCCATATCAGGACTTGAATAGCATTCATCGAAAAATATTCCCTCAAAGTCTAAAGCTTTATACAAATCAATTTGGTGTCTAATTTCATCAAGTCTTCCAAGATCTTTTGCATAACCTGTAGGTATGTACCCAAATAGCTTGGCATATTTTCTGAGTTCTTTTAATCTTTCTTGAATTACGGGATTTGTTTTGTATGTTTCAAATAAATCATCAGTAATTCCCGAATTTGGATTGATGATGATAAATGCTGATAAATAAGGATTTTGTAACCCAGTAAGCAAAGTGTTATACTGAGCATCATCTAAAATGGAAAAATACATAGGAATCAGTAGGACGTAAAGCGGAGGAAAATCTGATGATAGCACAATATGATTATTAAAGGAAAAAGTAAGAATATTGTGATATGGTGCAGCATCAATGGATATAAAACGAGTATCAAAGTTATACGATTTTAGATACACAACTTCCTGTTTATAAGAACCAGTTTCCAGTAGAGTTCCCAACGTTAAATCTTGTGCTCGTATCCATTGATACGTATTGGTATTACGATCAATGGTGAGTACCTTTGAATAGGGATGAATATAAAAATAGCCTCCTCCATTTACCTCAAGATACAAAACTCGGTTATCTCTAAATTGAGTGATTTTTTGAATACTACCTGCAATTGCATATCCTGAAATATATTCATGTACGTAATGCAAATGAGTGTAATCGTAGCTTTCAACAAAAAAATCGGAGTACCTTAATTGATGCGCAAACTTAAATTTATTACGAGTTTGTATTAAAGCATTGTATTTAAGCATTTGCAAAATGCCCCAGTTAAATTAATTTGAATAATGTAAATATTTAGCAATTGGATATACTAGTTTTTTAAATTCATATTGACTTGCATCTTTAAGACGAGTTTCAAGTAGTTTATACCAATGTTCTTTCAAGCCATTTACAAAGATTACGGTTGGGGTACCCATTGGTGCAACATATCTAGCATATTCTTTTCTTATTCCAGAATTAAGTAGAGTTCTATAAATTGACAAACTTTCTTGCATAAGTTGAATAAGCTCTAGATTTAAAAATGGATTGTCGGAAATTAAATCGTCGAGATATCTGAAGATTTCTTTTTCAATTGTAGTATACCTATTGGAAACCTGCATAAAGTTAAAAATTGTATGTCTTACAAGTTGATGAGTAAATACTCTAGAAACTCCTACAAACAAAACCGAAAGCTGTATTTCATCTTCGTAAACTACATACACATGTCTGGAAAGCTTTGTAAAATCAAGATTAAAATCAATGTCGGAAAATGTAGAGAGGGAGAATCCGTTAGGATTCTCTTCAAGAATATGACGCAAAGTTATTGCATATAAATTGTTGTTGAGCTTAAAACATTTGTATTTTCCAAAGTATTTAGGATTTTCCGTTGTGTAATAAAGCGTTCCAAAAATTGAGTAATGTTTTCTTTTAACAAGTGTATCAAGATACATATTGATATCTGATATACTATTTACGCTGGATATTAGATTTGAGAGATAGTTTTCTTCGGGATAAACAAGTTTTGTTACGCAAATTTTTGCAACAAGTGCGTAATACTTTTTTGGAATATAATTTGACTCAATTGGGAGCATCATTATTTTTCCTCCTCCTCTTGTATAAATTCTGTAAGTGCTTCTTCTGTAAGTAACTCTGTTAAATTTTCATCTGGACTTAACATTTCCTCAATATCTGTAAGATTTTGATAAAGTTCTGAAAAATCTAATCCGTATAATGCATGGGTTTTTGAAGTTTCTTTTACTTTCATTCCTAGTGTACGAATATTCTGTAAAATTCTATCGTCTAATTTTGTAATGAGTTGATGTGCAAAAAATTCTGCTAAAAATTTTGCTAGATTTTCTGCAGTAGGCGTAACTGGAATTATTATCAAGGATCCTTTTATAATAGAGTCATCAATTACTTTTGCAAGCCATAAATTACAGCAACCTTCTTTTTCAGGAATTTCACTAAATTTACAGGATTCTTTAGTATATGGCGTACAAATTTCAATTGTAGTATCCTCTTTGATAGCTAGCTCGGAGAGTAATTCAGCATCATTTATATCAACAACAAAACGATGATCGAAATACTCATCTAAAAACTTTTTGAAGTCGGAAAAGTAATAGTAATCTAAAACCATTTGGGTTTTTGTATCAATATCTCCTATTAAAATAGGGACAATTGTGTAATTATGTCCATGAATTCTTTTGCATTTACCTAAAGGATGATCCTGAGTTCTTACACGGTGTGCAAAACATACCTCAAATTCTTTTCCAATTTCGTAAAACATCTTGTAATACCTCCTTTTTATTTTAAAATCATGCTTTTATTTACACAGATCTGTTCGAGACAAAAAATGTAGGCGGCCATTAACACAACCGCCTACATTCTCAGTATTACTTTTTGCGGGATTTATTTTCGTCGTCCATTTTCTTAAGTGCAACTTTTAATGTCTTAAGATCATCTAAAATAAATGCAATGGTTCTCAATACGTATACAAATGCTGCAAAAGTTGCATCAATTCCAAGCGTTGATTGCATTCTCGGTTTCAATCTTCCAACGACAGATTTTGCCATGTCAATGATAATCTCAAATGCAATACCTTCTCTGTCTTTTTTAAGGTTTTCCTTAATAGTTTTGAATACTTTGTAGAAATCAGAGTACGTTCTTACACCATATTTTCTTGCAAATTTAGTATACGATCCATCATGTTTAAATAGGGCGAGGGTTAAAAATGCTCTAATCTTACGATACTCTGCGTTAGTCCAGTTTCCTACTGCTTTTGTAGCCATTATTACACTCCTTTTAATTCAATATATTTTTTTCGTTTTAACGTTCTAAGACGTCCATATCCTGGAATTTCAAATTCTACATTATGCGAAGATAATTCAAGCAATTTTTCGAAAAATCGATCAATTACAAATCGTACCTGATTTGAGCTAGTATTTAATTCGTTTGCAATTTCTTCACATATCTCCTTGTATAACACATCAGTACCTCCAGTTATGAGCGTAATTGTTTAAAAAACCTATTAAACAGATTAATATCCGAACGATGATTGTAGAAAATTTTCTTATGAACTTTTCGCGTATGAAACTTATGATAAAACATAAACATTGCAGGTAAATAGCTATTTATAGTTGCAGTATTGTTTTTAAATAAACACTGACATGATTCATTTGCAATAAATCCTTGTAAATTTTGAAAGTCAAATAGAAACACGAAGTTATTTTGGATCAAGTATTCTAAAAACGCGTGGAGCGTATATTTGTCAAGGTAATATAAAAATAGTCGAATGTATTTAGGAAGCGTAGTTCGATTAATGGAATTTAAATCAGAATCTAAGCTAATAACGTTATCATACCATTTAATCCATAATGTTGATCCAATAATTGCACAATAAATATTATCATTTGTTGTTAGCTTTTCAAATGGATACCTGATATCATACATCCTCCATAACCACCTTCTTTTAATTTAGTGAAAATCTAAAATAATCGTTTTGTTTTTTAAATTACATAAACTCAACGTGGGAGGAAGCTACCATGTATTCAGTACTACTTGAAGTTAGAACCGATATTATTCCTGCAAGTTTACAACAAAAAGTGCATACTAGAACTTGGAGAAAGCAATTACTTAAAAAATGTGGTAAAAAAGCCTTTTTAAGACCTGAAGATTTAGCATTTCCAGTTATGACTGATGACTGTAAATATCATTGTGGATTATTATTTGCAGCATACTTAAGAGCTAGCGAATATCACTACTTTGATATCGCAAAGAAAGCTGCGGAATTATATCGTAAAAATAACTGCGAAAAGAAACTCGGAATTAGAATCAGAAAAGAATTTTAAATGCAATGCAAGACGTTAGGTAAGCATCTAATTCATTATCTGATTTATCATATTTGTAAAAATTCAGGATTTTGTGTAGTTAAAACTGAACCAAAACTCAACGACGAAGAATTTAAAGCAGCCATATCCAGTTTTCGTAAAAATTGTAAATTCGAATATAATTTATACAACATCGTTGAGTTGCTGTACAAAATACATCGTAAGCAAATATATGACAAAGAAACAATCATACAACTAATTCACTTGTTAAAAACGTATAAGTTAACATATAGCGAAAAGTTTCCGAAACCTGATGTTATAAAACGACTACAAAAACAATTATACTCAATTGCCCAAAAAATAGACTCATCAAGTAAAGAGGGTGAAGTTGATATTCAGAAACTGGCTCAACATAAACTAAAACCTGAGTATATGCAATTAAAACAGGATCTCGTTAAAAAATTGAAATACGCAATTCAATACCTGTTTCATAAGTATAAGTGGAAGTATATTTCTATTCAGACGCTCAATAGGGAACTTAGAAAACTGGGTTATCCTCCAGTTTTAGTTGATACCAATTTAATTTGTATCGACGCGCAGTTAAAACTATATGTATGTAAAACCAAAAAGGAACTCGACTGTAATATTCCTTTAATTCACGTTGAAATTGAAATAAACAAAGACTACAATCCTGAAAAAGACGATAGCTACGTTTTAAAATTTAGACCTATCGGTGGTAAATCCTGGCAATTCTGTTATACAAAAGATTACAAGAAACGCGTTGTCAAAGGATACACTGAAAAACTAAAGTACCTACTTAAAAACATCGAAAAATATAGAAGGCGCTGGTTAAAGGATCTAGAATCAAAAGATCCGATAATTAAGCAAATGGCTCTTGCAACAGAGCTACTTTATCAAACTGCTGCACGTATTGGTACTGAAACAAAGGATACATTCGGTTTAGTTACAATATTACGCAAGCATATAAAATGTGACAATAAAAAATGTGTAATTCGTTATCCTGGTAAAAAAGGAATTATACAAACTCATATCATTGACGATCCAAAACTTGTAAAATACCTAAAAGAGCTTATTAAAAACAAAAAGCCAAGTGAAAGAGTATTTACATTCAAAGCCCAGAAATTAAATGATTATTTACGTAAAAGAATTGGGCTACCAATTACTGCACATAAATTCAGACATCTAAAGGGTTCAGCTATAGCATACAAATATCTTTTTGAAGAAAATCCATATAAAAATATAGACGATCCAAAAGTGCATCTAAAATACTTTAAACAGGTTATGCTTGATGTAGGAAAAACTTTAGGACATATTAACAATGAAAAACCTACTTGGACGACGGCTGTTAAATACTACGTAGATCCGCATCTTATTTTAGACTACTTTGAAAAGTATAATATTCCACTTCCAAAATCAATGCAAAAACTTTTGATGTTCAAAGAATGCATTGAGGTAAGAGAATATGAGCGAAGCATTATTAAAACTTAATCGTTTTTGTTTTACATCTAGTAAAGTTATTGCCAAAGCGTTAAGAGATAAAAAATTGGCAGGTTGGACATCTAAAGAAATCAGAAAATTGATGACTACAGAAGAAGGTTTACAAAAACTACAAAAGAAAATCGAAAAACTTGGACGTCTAGATAAAGCCCTCATCGTTGCCTCATATTTGGCAGATCTAAATATCATTGAAAAATTCGTTATCATTGTATGTCTCCTTCTTCTAGCAGTAAGTAAAAAAATTGAAGACTTTTATCGTACATACTTAAAACTACTTGCAAAACTCGTTGATAAAATACCTCCAATCAAAAATCGTCTACTTAATCGCTATAAAACAACTGATATCGAGCTTGCAGTAAAATATGCTTACCTTGATATTGCATTTAGAGATTTAGCTTTAGCTATAATTGCTCCTTTTGCATGGGTTCCTACTATAACTGAACATGTAATTCTACATACATTACGTATGCTAAAACTTGAACTTGCATATTTCTTGCAATATATTGGACGTAAAATTTTTAATACGTTGCTTGAGTACTACAAACGTAGTGTGTTACAGAAATCGGCTCAGGCTGAACTAGGAAAATATGCTATACTTTATAGTGCAGTTGCAGAATACGTTTTAAAATTTGGAAGAAATATTTTTACTGAACCAAATCCAAAACAATCGCCACTTTATGCATACACTGCAGTAGAAGGATTAGATATTCTCATCGAACTAATAATCTATCTGCTACAAAAAGCTAAACTAAATTTAGTTGCAATTATTATAAATGTTGCTTGGAAAACTTTTGGAGCCGTTATCTCTAAAATGCTGATAGAACCTCTATTCCTCCCAAAAAAATTAAAGGACGAGGAAGACGTTGTTATGAAAATGTTAGACCAATGGTTGTCTAAATTTGAGGAAGGTATTAAAAAAGCAGCACAGGAAGGAGGGACATGAATTTCGAAAACCAACCAAGTATTTATCGTCTAATTGAATCTCAAAATGACTTACTTGCGCAGATTCATAGTACTTTAAAACATGTTGAAACTAGTACAGATACTTTACACCACGAAATTTCGGATTTAAAACAAGCATTAGCATTATTAAGAAAAATCACTGAAAAGAACACTAAAACCTTACAAGACGCAAGTTTTAACAGTATGATTCGTTTTCAAAAACTGCTTACAAAACTAAAACTTGCACTTACATTAATCTCTATACAAATTTTGCTTCTCACAATTGCACTTGTTTATCCAAATTCATTTACATACTTTGCAGCGCTTGTTGGAAATACTATTTTCTGTATTTTGAGTTTACTTACGCTATTTTAGCAAGACAAAAAGGATCCTCCCCTTTTCGGGGAGGATCCTTTTTTACTCGTTGACTTAGGAGATAGAAGAGAGTTCTTCAACAATACTTTCAACGTCTTTTTTACTTACTCTGTATCTGGTTCTAAAATCTTCAATTCTACCGTCAAGCCAGAATTTAAAGCGAGCATCAGATAAGTCTGCAGATATTTCTTTTCTTAATACTGGTCTAAAATATCCAATTGGCCTAGAGTAGAGCGTAACATCTGTTCCTCTACAATTTGGGCATACATGATGTAATCCTACAGCTTTATGTCCACATTCGTTGCATACAGTTAAAAATGGAGTTTTAGTCATATATTGCACTGGGAAGTTTTCAAATATTCTGAAGATTAAATCCTCTTGTTCTTTCTCGCTTAAATTTTCAACTGTAAAAAGATGCAAAATTGCTCCACCTGTTGCGTAAGATTGAAAATGTGCTGCAACATCTATTTGCTCAAATAATGGAGCTGAAGATGGCGCTTGAAATCCAGAGGTTAAGAATACTCTTTGTCCATCAACAGAACCTGATACAAACATTTTTGGCTTTACCATTTCTGCGTTTCCTCCTTGATTTTCTTAAAGTTTTTCTGGTTCATAAAACTGATTAACCTGATATTCATATGGAAATTCAAGTTCGGTAATATTCTGATATATCCAATCTAGAATATGTGGGGTATATTGGGGGTATTTTACAGTTCTCAATAGAATTCTTCGTTTTAGCAAGTTTTTTGCTAGCCTAAGATATTCAAAGGTTTGCTTAAGATTTATTGTATATTCGATTACTTCACTAAATTTCTTTTTACCTGAAAATAAAACTTGATCCCATAATTCTAAATTTTCATGCCATCGACTATTTTCTACATCCAGTGGAATCTTTACATCAATTGCAAAATGAGTTACAAGCGCTTTTTCAAGTAAATACTTTACTGCATCAGGTTTTGTACCATTTGTATCAATTCTGATAAATTTAAAACCGAAATCCTTTATAAACTCCAGAAGTTCAATTAAAGGAGAGAGGAGGAGAGTTGGCTCTCCTCCTGAAATTATAATAGACTCAATTTGCATAAGTTTTGCTTTCTTTAAAATATCCTTGAGTTCATTGTAAGTGTAATAAGGTTTTTTGTTTTGCTTTGAAAAATATTTGTTGTGACATTTATAGCAATCTAGATTGCAAATTAAACCAGGAATGTGAAATAGAAGCGATGCAGTATTTGGTTCGTCTTTATAAGTTACAATGTAATCGGCAACTAAAATCGTTTCTTTATCCAAATACATAGCTATAATACTCCCTTTTTCTATTTATTTTTTGCGTGAAAATAAAATCTGCGAAAGTGCAAATAGTGTACCTACTATAACTCCCAATACAAATAGAATTTTGCTTATCATTCTAGCACTACTCCCTCTGGTATGTCAAATATTTTTTCACCATGGATTTCTATTGCTCTATTTACAAAGTCATTGAGTTTTTCATCATGAAATAGAGTACACTTTTGATTGTTGTTTATAAGTTGAGCAATTTGATATGCAAATTGTAAATCTTTTTGTGCAAGTTTTACTGCGGCATTTTCTGAAGGAGCATATTCAAGTGAATATAAAACCTTATCTCTTTCCATGAATTCATTAAGTTTTTCATGAATGAATTGTAAGATTTTGTGAGCGTATTCTTTTGCCTGAGGATTTGCAAGCCCTCCTTTGAATCCTGCATTAACCATACCTTCATGTCCACCTACAATTGAAAAGATATTGAAGAGGGATTTATCTGTTCTTTGATAAAATGAAAGATATGGATATAAGTCTTCATAGTGTTGCATAATCCATTTTCTTTTTCTCTGTAATGCTTTTGCTCCAATTTCCATTAAATAGGAAAGCATCTCCTTCAAAAGCTCGAAATTGTCTTTTGCAAGAAATAGGAGTCTGTTTAAGTTTATTGCATATACACCTATTCCACCAACTCCTGCTCCAGAGTGAAAAGGATTACTTCCTGTAACTGCTTCAACTGTGGAGACATTAAATAGCATTCTACAACAATTACTATATATCATGTCTTCATCAAACGGTCTCATATTTGGATTGTATTTTTTATATTCAGATTCAAGAAATGGCTTTTTGAGATAGTTTTGCACATAAAATCCACCGAAGTACTCTGATTCTCTAAGTAGCTTTTTCCAAATTGGATTATTTCTATCAAAATCTTCTGTGATATTTACTGTAATTAGTGGAAATGTAAACGGATTTCCATTTCCATCACCAATTTTCATTGCCTCAATAAATGCATCGTTAATTCTATCAAAATACTCACTTGGAATTTCAGAATAAGTCTTATCAAGTAATTTTCCAGCGTAAATTACATTGTGTTTTGCGAGAATTTTATTTGGTTTTCCAAACTCAAGAGTTATATTACTAAATGGAGAGTTGCCTGAGCGAAATGGAAGATTTATGTTGAAAAGAAATTCTTGCCAGATATTAATCAACTCGTAATCTGTGTACGTTTTAATTCCATTTGTTTCAAGATACCATAAATACCCTGCAGCAACTGTACTAATGTCATTTAATGAAGTTGCACCTGATACTTCTTGTGCAATCAAACAAATTAAATTTGCACATTGCATAAAAAGAGTTTCGAGACGTTTTGGAGGTTTACCATTTCTAGCATTTTTAGCATTAGATTTCAAACCATAAAATGCAACATCTTTTGCAGAGAGTCCAATACAGTAAGGTGATAATTTAAATGCTTGATGATGGTAAGTCCAACCAGTTTCGTGATGCTCTCTAACTGGTAACCCTTTGTAAATTTGATTAAAGAGATAGTCTTTCATAACCTCGCCGACAACTACATGTTCAAGAGCTGGGAGAGATCTGATGAAATTTGCATTATTTCTTGCAATATCTGTGTTTTTAATAAACTCGTGGATAATCTGGTGATACTTATTCATTTTCTTAATCCTCCTTGCTATTCAAAGGTTTAGCAATACATCTTAGCTCTCAGTGATGCATTATTATGTTATGCAAATTGACTAATCTGAGATAAAGCCCATTTCGTAGTCTGGTAATAAAGTATACTCCAGAAATTCTATTACTTTATTTATGTCAGTAGTGCTGAATAACTCCTTGTTGTTATAATCGAGGACAAATTCAAAAGGTTCTTCAGAAATGCAACGAATAGTGATTTTGAAATTAGGATGGTAAATTGTAAATTCGGATTGCGATATGCCGTAGTAGATTTTAGAAAAAGGTTTCAGATATTCCTCTAAAAGCTGAAAAATGTCTACAAGTTTAGGATTACATGTAGTATTACAAAGGTTTTCGAGGATTTCACAGTGAATAGACTCCATAATAACGCCTCCTTCTTTTAGTATTTTTGAATCACTATGACATCCGGTTTTTATTTTGAAATATTCGAAAACATTCGAAAATTAAATTATCGGGAAACCGCATGATGAAACCCGCATAAAATCATACGTTTATGTCGAAAGTATCTAGCAAGAAACTCAGTTGGTAGAACATCTACCAACTGTACCAGTAATTTAGACAATGTCATAAAATCAAAATACTTTTCAAGGATTGACAAAATACTTCTAGAGGTCATCGGTTTTGCTCTGAATTCTTTAGTATCCTTTGTTTGAGTATGAAGTTTTTTGCAAATTTCTTTATGTTTGATTCTTAGTAAAAGATTTACACTAGCAATTCTATCAGCATCATATTGGAAACCGCATTTTTCGCATACAAACTCAGATTGACTTTTTCGATTCTTTTTAGAAATGTGTCCGCAACAAGGACACATTTGTGAAGTATATGCGGAGTGTGTTAAATGTACTCTAATTCCTCGGTTATGAGCTATACGAATGAATTTTTCCTTTAATCCAGTTAGTCTGAGAAATCTTACAAATCTATTGAGTTTCATTTTGTATCCAAAGAGATTAACATAAAATTTTCCATTGTTAAATAAATCTAAATCTTCAAGTACTATATCTGTATATCCAAGTTGTTTGAGTTTGTTTATAACATTTGCAATGAGAAACTCAATATACCACTCAATTCTTTTTGTATATTTTCTCAGTTTTCTCTTTTCATCTTTAGTCAGATTACGATATCCTTTTCTATCGATTTCTTCTAAAAACGAGAGGTATTCTTTGAGAAATCTTTTATCAAATTCAACGGAAAATCCGTTGGAGAATGTAAGAAACTTTTCAGATGTTAGATTTACATCGCATCCAACAAATTTTCCAAATTCATGAAATGTCAAATTTTCTTCGCTTACTACTACAAAAAAGAGTTTCTTACTATTTGTAGAATTTCTTCGGTCAATCAAAAAGATTTGCTTTTTTAAATTTCCAGTAAGTATTCTTTGAAAGTACTTTTTGCTTCTTTTGTTTTTAGGATTATCTTCTAAAAGCAGTGGAAGATAGATAGATTTAGATTTGAAAGCTAGTTTTAAAAAGTATTTGAAAAGTGAATTATCTTCATCTTTCACAATTTCGTAAGAGTAACCAGAAGCGGTTAATCTGAAGCTTCCAGAGGTAAATTGAATACGTTTGATTCTTTTTAGTATTCTCTGAATTTTGCTATTGACAATATTTATAACAAGCATCTTCTTTTTGAAAGAGAGATTTTGCCAAAATTCTTGCAACTCTTTGCTTATAAGTTTGGCTTCTACATGTGAAAAAGAAGTGTATTCTTGTAAGTTGGATAGTGATAATAAATACGATATTAATCTGCATAAAGGAGATTTCTTAAATTCAATAGAGATACGTTGACTTCTTTTTGAAATATTTAGTTTAGATTGAATGCGAATTTTCTTTTTCGCATTATTAATAAGTTGCTTGATGTGATTCAAATAGCAAGTCATAACATCGGAAAATAAAGTTTGAATAGTATGCGCTGGAAGAACTGAGTGTTTCCATTGTTTGTAATTACCAATAAATTGACTTTTCTTCTTTTTATTTTCCAAACATTCAACTAATTCATGAATTCGATTATACATAAATTCAGACATTTGGTTTTTCATACGTTTGACATCATCAAGTATTTGAAAAATGAATTGTTTTTTGTCTTTATTTGCATACTTTGAGGTTAACCTCAATGCTTTATGTACTTTTATCACATTTGAGCTCATGCTTTAGCTCCTCTTCGCAATATTGTAATTTCAGTCTCTTTTTTCTATTGCTATAAAGTCTCATTGCAAAAGAGTGAATAATTGAAATTAATTCTTGAAAGATTTCTTTTTCAGCAAGTTTTTCATCATCATACTTAGACTCGTTGATGACTACTATTTTAGTACCGTATGATTCAAAAACTTTTCTTAAAAATTCAAATCCAATACGAGATAGGCGATCTTTGTATGTAACAATTACTTTATCAACTTTGAATTGCTTGATTAACTCAAACATTTGCATAAACTGTTTTCGCTTTTCAAAGTCAATACCAGATCCGATATCTTTAAAAACTTTATGTACAGTTAACCCATTAGCTCTACAGTATTCCTCGCATTGCTTAACTTGACTCTCTAAACTGGTTTTTTGGCTATGAGTAGAAACTCTTGCATAAATCACATTCATTCTTTCCTTACATTTACCAGCAAGTTTCCAGACATCTTCATCATTATAATCGTATCTACCATTGTGCAACTTTCTGACTCTGATTTTTCCTTGTTTCACATAAAGCCAGAGAGTTGATCGACTAATCTGCAAAATTCTCATTACATCTGCAGCTTTCACAATTAGATACCTCCATTTTTATATGTTTTAAAATATTCATGTGTAATTAACGCAAATTCTTTTATTTGGAAATTCAAATATTTTAAAACTTGTTAAGTTAAAATCCGATTTATACTTTGCATGGAAGATAAAGCAAATTTCGGAAGGATTCTTGAAATTTGGTAGATTCTGGGGATTATTTACTCAGAAAATCAACACGTAGATGCCCTGTCTCCTTCTCGGTTCTCTTCTTTGCGAAGAGAACCTGCTACCGGACCGGGCTGCACTGTTTTTAAATTTATACGCCGTCTCTGAAATGTCAAGCGTTTTAAGCCACAATTTTTGCAACGTTTTTCGCTGGATTTCACGAAATCGAAACGTCTGGTTAACGGAAAACCTCACGTTACTCAGACAACCTTAGGTTAACAGATTGCAAGACCAATAAATTCAACGAGTTTTCCCAGATGTCTAACATGACGTGCCGAATAACATATTATGATCGCGATCCGGCTAAATATATTTAGGAACCGGACCGGGCTGCACTAGATAATACTCGTTGCACCTGCGTTTTTAAAAACGAGTGCAGCCTGACGTCAAAAAATCATTGGAGGTGTTTGCAAATGTTGGAGTTCTCACAAATCCCAACCAGATGTGAAAACCAATGCAAGCAATTGGATTACAAGTGCGAAAACGTGATCTGCGTAAATAAGAATAGCTTATTCTATAGCTTTATCTATCAAACTTACGATTCCTTTAGCAAATTAAGCAATAATAGAAGATTCTCTCATTTGAGATATCTAAAGATATCTCAAACAAGAGAATCATACGTTCTATTGTTGATTATCTGCTTACTAATGATGCTTATGGGAATAAGTAATAACATCGATAGTTCATCGGAATTTGCAAATATTCGCATAAATGCAAATATTCGCAAATTCCTGGTTGATTTATCGTTTGATATCACTTGTGATTCTTATGTGAGAATTAAAAGAGATTTTGTTGATTTCATATCTAAAGATTACCTAACTATCGAAAATAGACAATTAGGTAATAAAGAATATAACTAATCAAAATTTGAGATAGAAATATCTTAAGTAAAAATAGAAAATATAGCGGATAGGACTACGTTATCCGCTATAACGAGTCATTACATATCCGATTTTGATTTCTCAAATTTTGATTAACCTATTGTAAACTCAAAAAGCAATGAGATTAACAAATCATCTTATCAAAACACAAAATGTGGTGAGTATATCTCTTTCTAGTATCGTTGCAATTTACTATCCTTATTGCAAATTAGCTTTCTTTTAAAATCACATAAAGAGAAAACACGTATTGCAGAAACACTAGTGAGTAATCGATGGTTAATCGATCTTGTAATCAAATCAATTGTTGCAATCAGAAAATTCACATAAAGTGAACAACACAAAGTATGATGCAATACTCGATGGATATCCTCGTACTCAAATCTGATTCTTTTTCGCTTTGCAATCGATCAGCTACATAAAAGCTTTTCGTTTAACGCATAAAGTGAAAGACACCAGATGTAGAAATTCGATTATCTTACATTTACGAAGAATTTGCTGATTTTGCATTTCGAGTTTAGGAAAACAGGTAGCGCATATTTGATTATCTTGCTAGATTAATCATACAATCAATCAAACGTGAGGGATTAATGAGTACGTTTGAATATCAGTCTGTTTGCAATATCGATTTGTATTCCGATGAACTGATTAAGGAATTGCAACAAACCTTACGAGAACAGTTTCCTCACATCAACTTTGAGTTGATTCAACGATTTGAGATTGTACGTAATCCCATCGGAATCAGTGTAAATATATATGGAATTGTAGATTCAAATACGCTAGAAGAAATTCAGGATACGATTAAACAAATTGTAGCAAAATATGAGGGGGCATAAAAAGCCCCCTCATATTTTTACTCGCACTGTATCAAGCAAATTAAGGAGGTATTTCGTTATGTTTTATGAGACTTTGGGGTTTTCGTTTAATATCAGAGGGTATCGATTACATGTTGGTGTAACTGATTCTACACGTAAGTCGATTTATGAGTATGCATGCGATGAATACGGAATAAATTATCCTTACGAGACTTTACAAGATGTAACCGTTCAATTAGAGCAAAAAATCACTCGGAAATTTCGTCCGTATATTTTAAGCGATTTGGATGATTTTTTCGAGAAGTTTCCTGATTTTGCAAAGCAATTTCTCTACTCATATTACCTATATTTAAACTCTTGGATTGACGAAATTACTTTCTCTGACATTTTATTTGCAGGGTTTAATTTCCTAAAGCAATATCTCGAAACTTATTATTTACCAAATGTGAAACTAAAAATTCGTACTAATACTCGTGCAAAAGTTAAGATAAATGAGGAAGATAGTCTTTTATTGATTCAATATGCCTGGATGATGAAGTTATATGGTTTAATTTTTTACACTTCCAAAAAATTTTCACCAGGATTGCATACTAAAATAACAGAAACTTTACTAGAACCCTTACGAAAACATGGAGTTTTTGATAAACTTTTTGTGATCGTAAAACAAAGAGTATACGGTTCTAAGAAAAATAGAGAAAACATCTGGAAATTTTTATCCGAAGTAATGCTTAAAGACGAAGATTACGTAGTTTCCGAATTTTTCTACAACATTCTTTTTTACATTCTTCCTATTATGCATAAAAGTTATAATCCCATTGGTTTTGTAATTGACTTCTTGAGTCGTCAGCTGTATTACCTATACACTGACGTATATCAAGTTTCGCTAACTTATTTAGAACTTGATGATTTTTATAAGGCAAATATTGACTATTGCCTAAAGGTTGCTTTCGATAAATATTTGATGTATATGATGCAGTATTTAGAAAAGACATATGGTATGAAAACCTCTGTATTTTACGAGCAATATAACTTTAACAAACCGTTTTTTGATACATTTGTAGCGCCATTAATAACTTATACGGTTGGTGAAACTGTTTCATTGCCGTTTACTAAAAAAGAAAGTGCAATTTTAGTACTTTATTACAGCGATTTTCTTAAACGCTTTGCCAAATTACAATTAATTCCACGATTATTGACATCAAATGTAAAGCAGCAGTTGAAAAATCGTGTTAAATTAACCGGAATCAAAAATGTTTTAGATGAATTGTATGAGCATCCAAATAACCTATTTAAACGCTATACAAAAGAAACTCAGTATTGGCATAAATTTATCACAAATGTATGTAGATATACATACTTGGATCTCTTGAATCAAAAGTTAATTACAGTACGTGCTGAAGCTTTAGCCTACGAGCTTAAAATTTTCTATGATTTTCTACCTAGAGCAAAGCATTTATTGCCTCAAATTCGAAAGCAACTATTTAACATGAAACAAATTCAAAAACATCTCGTATAAAAGGAGGAATTCTTTTGCAAAATAAAAAACTAGATGAATATATGCAAGATTTGGATAATAGATTATCCGATATTGATGAAATGCTTTCAACAATTAAAAGTAATCTACAAACTTTGCAAAAACAGATTTTGTCAGATAAACGCGACACCAGCTATTATGCATATAAAAGTAAGAATGTAATGAATCAAAATGAAATGTACGTTGAGTTATTGAGAATTTTTGGACAGTTACAATCCACAGCAATATCAACACGTTTACAACAAATCAAGCTTTTATCGAAATTAGATACATCTGAGGATCAAGTCAAACTTGATCCTCGTATTTTAACTCAACTACAAAAAACGATTACAGTAATTGGAGGTGATGATGGCGAAGACTAGAAAACAATCTGAAGATTTATACGATGAAATAGTTGACTTATTACAATCCAAATCTTTGCCAGTTCGAAAAAAAGCTGAGGACGACGATATTTTAATTCCGACAAATTTGACAATATTTGACATTTACAGCGGAGGTGGTATAACTTTAGGGAAATTCCATTTGTTTTTAGCAAATCCTGGTGCAGGTAAATCTACTTTAGCATTACAATGCGTATCAGCAATTCAAAGAAAATATGAAGACGCAATAATTCTTATAATTGACACCGAAGCTGCAATGTCCCGTAAAAGATTTCAACAACTTGGTGTAAAACTTGATAAAGTATTATATTGCGATGCAGGTATTACACTCGAAAAGGTAATGGAATCTATTGAGGGAATCATTGCAATTAAACGTGAAAAAATTAAAAAGGATCCTTCTTATCTTAAAGTCCCAACTATTATCGTATGGGATTCTATTGCTCAAACACCAAGTGAAAAAGAATTAAAGACAAATGATATAAATCAAACACTAGGTTTGAATGCTAGAATTTTATCAGCTTTCTTTAGAACTATCACTGGTTATCTTGCACAATACAATATTACACTACTTGCAGTGAATCAGCTTAGAGAGAAACCAAAGCTTGGGCCTTTTGATGGTATAAACGAGATTAATTTACCTGGGCTTGAAAACAAATCAATACCTGGTGGTAAAGCACAAATATTTGCAGCATTCTCAGTTTTACTTATGAAACCGTATACTCAATTAAAACCTGATAAATCCGGAAGTTTTGGATTTCAAGGAGCAATTACCGAATGTAAATTTCTGAAGAACAAATACGTTGCACCATTTCATCCATTTTACATGGTTTTAGATTATGCAAATGGGTTTAGTGAATTTTGGACAAATTTCCTCTATTTGAGAGATGTATTAAAGGTAGTAGGAGCATCGGGTGGCTATTATTCTATGGAAGGGTATCCTAAAAAATTCCATTTGAAAAAAGCATATGAGTACTATCAAAACGATCCAAAATTCAAGGAAGTTTTTGATGAACATGTCGAAACGTTAAAAGAAGTATTACGTAAACAAATTGAAACTTCGAAAAATCTAGAAACTCAATTGCTTGAGGAGAATATTGATGACCGCGATACGAATAATTCGGAGACTACTTGAGTATATTGATTCAAGTCAAAAATTTGCAAAGCTACGATTAAAACTTGCTAAAAAAATTGCTGAGCATTGCGATATTGAAACATATGAAGATGTCAATCAACTTTTATCTGAAATGAAAACTCTTGTTAAAAAACATAAACATAAAGTTGCCGAAAAACTAGCAACTGTTTTAAGTAAAGATGATGCTTTAATGCATTTAATTGAGACTTCAAATAGCAGGAAAATTCAGCTCTGTTCAGGTAAATTATGTGAAAAACTTACAAAGGCATATATTGCATATTTAGCATTTAAGCAGTTAAGTGAGCAAAAAAATCCAAAAATCTTTAAAACATTTCGTAAATATGCATACTACACTGAGTTACAAAAATAGGTTAGGCTGGGTTGCAACCCAGCCTAACTTTTCTTTTTCGTAAGTTTAGTTGGGAGTATACTGCAATGAATTTAGAAAATTTGCTGGATTATATTCAAGCGGGAATTCTGAAAAAAGAAACGCAAAAATCTAGTATACAGCCGAATATAAATGTCGATATTTCGCATCAGTCAAATGTCGCCAAATTATTAGATGAAGAAAACATTTTAAATGCTCTCAAGGAGTATTCTCAACTTACGCAAAAGAATTCAATGTTTTATAAAGACTATATATACGTATCCTCATTAACTTCCAAATGTATTCGTCAAATTTTATTTGAGTACTTTAATTACGATAAGTGTAATGTATCCGTTTATCCATACTTGGGACTTATTACCGCAGTTGGAGAGTTTGTTCATCAGTTTTTACAACAACTGCTTGGATTTGATTACGTTGAGCATGAAATTTATTCAGAGCAACTTAAAGTAAAAGGTAGAATTGATGCAATTAATATTCTTGATGACAATTCTTATAACGTCATTGAAATCAAAACAATCAAGGCTGATGAATTGAAATCCGAGTCTTTTACTGGACGGATTGAACATATTCGTCAGCTCAAATTCTATATGTATTTACTTGCAACTGAACAACAAAAACCTGTAAAATACGGACAGCTTTTATATATATCGCGAAATCTAGATGCTATCAAAGTATTTACATTTGAGTATAATCCTAATGATTCCGATGTAGAATATTGTATAAATAAAGCTAATGAAATTCAAAAAGCAATAGCTACAAAACAAATTCCAAATCTCGATCATCCATTTATTGAAAAAACCAAATGTTATTTCTGTCCTTATAAAGAAATATGTCTGCTGAAAAAAGAGGAGTTTAGTTCAGATTTGCTATACTCCGAGCAAGATTTTGTAATCCTATAAATAAGAAATGGATTAGGAGGGTCTCATGTCTATCTTTGCTCAAATCGATAAATTCCTATTTGAAGATGGCGATTTAACACCTGAATTACTAGAAAATGAATTTATGGTAAAACAAATAATTCCGCGTTACATTGGACATCCTGAATACTTATCTGTTTTCAGTCAAGTTTTAAATAACTATCAGACATTAAATGCTCCAGCAATTTCATATTTGAAGCTAGCAAAAAAGTTAGTGCGTCAATACAATTTAACAAAAAAAGACAAAATCTTTTATGGTAAAAACGAAAAGAGTCCAAAAAAGGAACTAAAGGAAATCGTACAAAAGGTTCGAAGATATATTAAACCTGACGCATCCGAATCGGAAGCTTATTTCATATGGACTTGCATCTTAACTCCGGAAGAACGAAAAGTATTGAAACAAGATGAAGGTTTTAAGAAACGTAGGCGTCGAAAAACGAAATAATCAAGTAAGAAAAAGGAGGGTATGCTGATGAAAGTATGCGCTAAATGTTTTGAGATTTTTCACGACTCTATATGGACTGATAAAAAATGTCCCAAATGTAGTAACTCAAAATTGATAGATGTTGATGAAAAAATCTACCCTATTCAAAGAATCTTAAATCAACTCGGCTGTAAAGTTGTGACATTTATTCACGATCCTGCTTACACTGTTTTAGAAAACATATGTATTTCCTTTGTAATTGAAGATAAGAAAAACGTATTAGAACCTGCAATCAAACTAATGTCAAAAAAACTTGAAAACTTTACTCATTCAAGACAAGGAAGCAATCATTTTATTACTTTTTCAATTAAGCCAGTAAAATCATATTACAAAACGTATTTACGCTTGATTAAAGCAATTTACGACTTCTACTTCTGTATTTATAAGGCTTGTAAAGATTTAATAAAAACTTCCGGGGAGTAGTTTTATAATGAAACCTGAAACAGAGATTTTTAAAATATTTGAACGTCTCGAAAAAGAAACAAAACAAAAAGTTAAAATAGAAATCATTCGCGAACTATATGAACTATATCCCGCAATCTTTATGAAAATCGTAAAACTTGTATTTGATAAAAACTTGAAGTTCAACGTTTCTTACGAAACCCTTCAAAAAATCCCATGCGGTAAAAAATATACAACCTCATTTGAAGAATTCTGGAACATTGCGACTGCAATTGCTCTCAGAAAATTATCAGGCAATGTACTGCTTAAAACACTTCAAGAATTTTTTAAGAAATGCGATGAATTTCATTGCAAATGGTACAAAAGGATACTTGCAAAAGATTTGCGTATAGGAGTAGGTTTACAACTTATCAAAAAAGCAATTAAAGGAGATGTAGATACCGAAACTAAGTTTTACCCAATGCTTGCTCAATCGTTTGAAAAAGTACCTGAAAGTAAATTAGAGTACTTTTTAGAAACTCAACCTTGCTTTTGGGAAGTTAAAATTGACGGTTTACGTTGCGTAACTTTCGTAACCAGAGACTACTTCATGTGCTATAGTAGAAATGGTAAACGTATGACGTATTTTGAAGAAGTAATTGCTCCTCATATTAAAAAATACCAATCCGTAGTTCCAAAAGGAGAAACTTATATCCTCGACGGTGAAATTTATGCAAAAAATTGGAATATCTCAATGGCCTTTTCCAGCTCTAGAAAATACAAATTAAGTCCAAGTCAAGAAAAACTTGTTAAATATTACCTCTATGACTTTTTAATTGGCAATCCAAATGAACTTGCAAACTCTGTTTACACTCGTCCTTATATCAAACGTAAAGAAGACTTGAAAAAATTTTTATCGCATTACGATGATGAAAAACTTATATACGTGCCACATCATAAAGTAGAAAAACCAAGTATTGCATATCTTCTACAACTAACCGATAAGCTTGTTGCAAAAGGCTGGGAAGGTTTAATGCTTAAATTAGGTAATGCACCTTACGAACCTGGTAAACGAACGTACTATTGGATAAAATTCAAAAAGTTTTACACCTTAGATTTACTTGTTGTTGATGTAGTACCTTCTACAAAACGTCCAAATGAAATTCAAGCACTACTGGTTAAGTATAAGGATCAATATGTAAAAGTTTCAGGTTTACCATACGAATATAGGAGAAGATGGTTCGAACATCCTGAAGAAATTATTGGTAAAATAGTTGAAGTTAAATTTCTAGAAGTTACAAAAGATGGAAAACTTAGACATCCTACATTTATTCGGGTTAGAGAAGATAAAGATAAACCCGATGCTTAAGTTTTTAACATGCTTAACAAAATTAAAGAAACTCAAATCTAAACAGGAGGAATTGTAATATGAACTTACTTACTGAAGCAGAAATTTTGGCATTGGATATTTTAACTGAGGCTGAAAACGCTGAAGCTCCTGCTAGCATAGGTAGTGTTTCCAATTTAGCAGATTTAGTAAACAAAGTAGCTGATTATCTTGATGAACAAGCTAGACGTCTTGTAGCTTCATTTGCAGCAAACATTGATGCATCTGCGTTAAATTTAGAAACTTTCAGCCACGTAAAATCCGCAATATCTAAGACAAAAGAAACCGTAAGAAATAGTGCAGCTGTATGTAAAGATGCATGTGAATATGTTATTGAAAGATATGCAAGAGTAAAGTATAAAGATGATGAGGAAAGAAAAAGAAAAGAAATAAAAGCAATTAGAGACGCAATTGAAGATAAAGTAGAAGCGTTTAACAAACTTGTAGATGAAGAAATTAAGAAACTTGAAAGAGCAGTTTCCGATTTAAGAGAAGCTGGTTTTGGAAAAGCATTAAAAGAGCTTAGATACAATGATGAAGAAGAATTTGAAAAAGCATTAAAACGATACAAACATCCTCAGGAAATTTACAGAAAAGTGATATCCGTATACAATCAAATAATGGATGCTTACAAGAAAATTTATGCAGAAACTTTAGGTGTTCTTGTATGGCTTGGTAAGAAATTCCAAGGTGTAGTAGAAAAAGCACTTGGACTTGATGATGAGAAATTTAAAGATGTATTCAATTGTGCTAAAAAAGACGTAAAGAAAGTACTTAAGAAATTAGAGGCATTTACTAAAGAAGCTAGCGCAACTATAGCTGCTGTTAAATCTGGAGGAGTTTTAGGTAAAATTAAAGAACTCTTCCAAAAAGCGTATAAAACTCTTAAAGGTGAATATGGAGTTAAAGGTGTTGCAGTATTATTAGCTGTAGGTATTGCATTGTATTTGGCAGTATGGGCTATCGGAAAGAAAATTGCAGGTTTAACTACTGCTCACCTTACAAAACCTATTACTTTATTCAAGAAGTATTTTGCAGCATGTAAAACTCTCGGTTTAAAAGGACTTCCACTTGCAATAATTGGAGCAGCTGCAATTTTAACATTGGTAGCAGCATTTGGATCTGCAATCAAAGTATTAATCGACGTAATAAAAGAAAAATTTGCTAAATAATGTTGTATACAAGGCTCTCCAGCAGTATGCTGGAGAGTCTATTTTTTATTTGTTAAAATCTGTATAAATAATTCTCAAAAATTTCCTAAAAAACAAAAAAAGGAGGTGTCTCATGAAGTTGGAATTTCCTGTCTATACTTCAGAAGGAAGACGTGTAGCGTATCTTGATGTAGATAAACCCGTACGTGAAGCGTTTTACGAAATGCTGGAGCAAATTTTTCAAGGAAATCCTGCATATGAAATTAGAGATCCGGGTTTTAAATTGTTAATATGTAGGTTTGGATATGAGACGACTAAAGATTTATGCGAGGATGTAGGATATCCTTATAAAGAACGAAATGTAAGAATTATTGTTGCTGACAAAGAAAATAAAAATAAAAATGAGGAGGAATAATGAATCTCCTTACTGAAGCTGAAATTCTAATGCTTGACATTTTAACTGAGGCTTCCGAAGACGAAAATCAAGATCCATTTAAGTCTCTATGCGGATTTATAGAACAGCTTGCAAATGCAGTTGATGATTTAACACGTACTGCAATTAAAGGTTTAATTCCAGAGTTTGATACAAAATCTGGATCGATTGCTTACAAATTTTACATTTCACATACTGGAAATACCG